AGTGCCATCGTCGGCGTTCAAGAAGAACGCCGGCACGGAAGTGACGACGGACATCCTGTTCTTCAAGAAGCGCGCCGAGGGTGCGGAGCCTGGGTCGCTCGAATGGACTGGCGTGGTCAAGCGGACGCTGCCGGATGCGAAGGGCGGCACGACCGAGGGCAACGTCAGCCGTTATTTCTCCGACCATCCGGAACAGGTGCTGGGGCAGGAAGGGTTTTTCGACAAGCTCTACGAGGGCCGGTACGGGGTTCGGCCGATCGAGGGCCAAGACCTAGAGGCGGACCTGCGCGCGGCGGTCGATCGCCTGCCGAAGGACGTCATGGATCACCTGCCGACCCCGGAAGACCGGGCGGCGCTGGACTTCGCGTCGGGGCAGAAGAAGGACGGCAGTTTCTACACGCAGAACGGCCGCCTGATGCAGTACCGGAACGGCGTTGGTCGCCCGGTGGAGCAGCGCGGCGCCGGGGTCACCGGCGGCATGACTGCCGCCGAGATGGAGCGCGTGCAGACCATGATCCCGGTCCGCGACGCGTTGCGCGAGGTGTTCCGCGCCGACCTGGCGGAGGATACCGAGGCGGCGGCAAAGGCGCGGGAAGACCTCAACCGCCACTATGACCGGTTCGTGCGGAAGTACGGGCCCATCAACAAGACAGACTACCAGTACCGGCGCCCGAACATCATCCAGGCCGAGAACGCGCGCGCCGAGGCGCGCGAGATGGCGCGCGACCGCGGCGAGTATTTCGACGAGGGCGAATTCGACCCGACGCCGATGATCGAGCGTAAGGCGAAGACGCAGGAAATCGCACGCGCCCGCAAAGATGCCATGGACCGCGCCGAGCGCGAGGGTCGGAAGTTCGATCACGGCTCGTTCGATCCCGACGACATGCCGGACATCGTGATCGAGAAGCGGCCGAACATCGATCCGTTCATGGACGACCAGGAGAGCTATCGGCTCCGGTCGGTCGAGTATTACGACGACGCAACGGGGAAAGCGACCAAGCGCCGCATCTTCGACGAGAACATCCTGACGAAGGAGCAGGAGCCGGAGATCAAGAGCGCCAACGATGGCGTGCTGTGGTCTCTCAACAAGCACGGCCGCCTCGACCTCGATGCGATCGCCGCGAAGATGGGTACGGACCGTCAGGGCGTCATCAACGAGCTCGGCGACAGCATTTTCAAGGTGCCGGGCACGGACGACACCTACCAGACCAAGGACGAGTATCTGTCCGGCGACGTCGTCGACAAGCTGGCTGTAGCGCGCGCTCACGCGGCCAGCGACCCTGACGTGCGCCGGAACGTCTCGGCGCTCGATGCGGCACAGCCAGCGCCGCTGGCGCCATCCGAGATCACCATGACGCTCGGCATGCCGTGGATCCCGCCGGAGACGATCGCGGAGTTCGCCCGCGACCGCCTGGGCATTGGCGAGCCGCGCGTGCGGCACTCCGACGTGACGGGCGGCTGGATTGTCGACGGCTCGCGTGCTGGAGACGGGCCTGGCCGAGCGGAGTGGGGCACGCAGGACCGCGGCGCATTCGACCTGCTGGCGGACTCGCTCAACCGGACGCCGCCGAGGATTTACCGGACCGAGAAGGTCAACGGGAGCACGACGCGCACGTTCGATGCGGTCGCCACGCAGGCAGCGCAGGACAAGTACGATGCGATGCGCCAGGCGTTCGACGACTGGGCCGGCGGCGATCCGGCGCGAGCGGACAGCCTTGCCACGCTCTACAACGACAAGCTCAACCGCGTGGTCCTGCGGCAGTTCGATGGCTCGTATCTGACGACGCCCGGCGTCTCGACGGACTGGTCATGGCGCCCGCACCAGAAGCGCGTGGTGGCGCGCATCATCCAGGACGGCAGCACCTACATGGCGCACGCGGTCGGCGCCGGCAAGACCTCGGCGATGATCGGGGCGGGAATGGAAATGCGCCGTCTTGGGCTTGTCCGCAAGCCTATGTACGTGGTGCCAAACCACATGCTGGGCCAGTTCGCGAAGGAGTTCTACGAGCAGTATCCGACCGCGCGCATCGCCGTGGCCGACGAGCGGCGGTTTCACACCGACCGCCGCAAGCAGTTCGTCGCCGATGTGTCTCAGAACGACCTCGACGCCATCATCATCACGCATTCCGGGTTCGGGAAAATCCCGATCAGCGACGAGTTCCAGGCGCATCTCATCAGCGAGCAGATCGACATGATCGACGCCGCGCTGAGCGAGTTGGACGCGAAGGACGATCGGATCACGGTCAAGCGGCTGGAAAAGCAGAAGGAGAAGCTTGAGCAGAAGCTGTCCGGCCGCGGTGCCGGCAAGCAGGATGCGGTCAACACGTTCGAGGAGATGGGAGTCGACTTCGCCTTTGTCGATGAGGCGCACGGATTCCGCAAACTTTCTTTCGGGACAAAGCAGAGCGGCTTGAAGGGCATCACGCCGGAAGGCTCGAACGCGGCGTGGGACCTCTACACGAAGCTGCGCTACCTCGACAGCAAGAGCCCGGGCCGCTCGGCGGTGCTGGCGTCTGGTACGCCGGTCACGAACACGATGGGCGAGCTCTACACGATCAGCCGGTATCTCCAGCCGGAGGAGTTGGAGAGGCGCGGGCTGTCGCATTTCGACTCCTGGGCGTCGACGTTCGGCGATGTGAAGAACGAACTCGAGCAGACCGCCGACGGCAGTTACGCGCCGGTCACGCGGTTCTCGCGGTTCGTGAATATCCCGGAGCTCTACAAGATGGTCGGCGGCGTCATGGACGTCGTCACGCCGAGCCAGCTTGAGCAGTACGTCGTGCGGCCGAAGATGGCCGGCGGACAGCGCCAGTTCCACCTTGCGCCGCTGACCGACACGCTGAGGGATTACCAGCAGGTTCTGGCGGACCGCATCAAAGCGATCAGGGAGCGCAAGGGGCCGCCGCAGAAGGGCGACGACATCCTGCTGTCCGTCATCAACGACGGGCGACACGCGGCGATCGACCCACGGTTCGTGGCAGGCGCAGCATCGCCGAACGATCCGTCGTCGAAACTCAACGCGATGATCGACAACGTCCACCGCATCTGGAAGGACACGAAGAACCAGCAATTCTATGACCCGAAGACCAACTACGAAAAGCCGCTGTTCAAGGGGCCGGCAGCGCAGATGGTCTTTGCCAATCTTGGCATCGGCGAGGGCGGCACGCGCGATTTCTCGGGCTACCAGTGGATGAAAAGCGACTTGATCCGCCGCGGCGTGCCGGCGAACGAGATCGCGTTCATCAAGGACTACAAGTCGCACGTCGCCCGGCAGAAGCTTTTCAATGACGTGAACGAGGGCAAGGTCCGCATCCTGATCGGCTCGACGCAGAAGATGGGCACCGGCGTCAACGCGCAGCGCCGGCTCGTCGCGCTGCACAATCAAGACCCGCTGTGGTTCCCGGCGGATGACGAGCAGCGCGTCGGCCGAGCGATCCGGCAGGGCAACCTCAACCCGGAAGTGCAGATTCACGATTATTCGACCAAGGGCACATACGACTCGACGATGTGGCAGATGATGGGCCGCAAGGGGCGGTTCATCGAGCAGTTCTTCCGCGGTGACCCGGAACTCCGCGATATGGAAGACCTGGGCGAGGCCAGCATGTACGAGCAGGCGTCGGCCATGGCGACGTCCGACGAGCGGCTTATCACGCTGACCGACCTGCGCCAGCAGTTGGACAAGGCGCAGCGCCGGTTGCAGGCTTACGACCGCGAGCAGTACGGCATGAAGGCGCGGGCACGCGATGCGCAGAGCAGGATCGCGCATTTCGACAAGCGCATTCCGGCGGTGCAGCAGGACCTCGCCCAGCGCAAGGACACGCGCGGCGAGTTGTTCAATATGCGGGTAGGCAGCAAGCCGTTCGCGGTCAGGAAGGATGCGGCGATCGCGCTGTCGGACGCGCACGCTAAGGTGTTCCCGGGACTGCCGCGCGGCGGCGAGGCCGAGATTGGCTCGATCGGCGGATTCCCGCTGATCGTCGCCAAGGACGGCCGCGACAACCCGGAATATTACCTGCGCCGGAACGGTGACGAGCTCGACCAGTTGAAGGGCGAGGGGCACAGCGCGTCGAGCGTCATCGGATCGGCAGAACACCGCATCCGGAACATGGAAGGCGACCTGCGCTATAGCCAGGAGCAGCGAGCGGAAGCGCAGCGGTATCTTGATTCGCTGCGCCCGCAGATCGGGAAGCCATTCGAGGGCTATGACGAGATCGAACGACTGCGCCGTGCGGTGAGCGATCTCGAGACCGAGTTGAAGCCGGTCGAGAAGCCGAAGGAGTTGCCTGTTGGTGAGGCGGCGCCGGAAGATGAGGCGGCGCAACAGCACGGCGCTGTCGAGGCGCTGCCCGGCAACGTCGGCGAAGGCCAGCGCCGCCGCCTCGCCAGCAACCTGACCGGCACGTTCAAGCCCGAGTCCGAGTTCACGCCGGCCGAGCGGGCGCTGTCCGACCGTGTAAATGAAATCGCGCGTAAAATGGCGCCGGGGACCAAGACTCAGGCGGCGACCTCGTTGCGCGGCGAGGACGCGGGCGGCCAGCGGTTCGGCACGTTCGGCGCCACGCATGTCGACCCGGAAAGCCTCGCGCATATCGTCTCGTGGTCGCTCAAGTCGCCCGATGCCGAGCAGACCATGCGCCATGAGGTTATCCATCAACTCCGCCGGTCCGGCCTGCTGGGTGCTGACGAGTGGGCCGCGCTGACGAAGGGTGCGGCCGATGATGGTTGGTCGCAGAAATACGACGTGGCGAACCGCTGGCCGGGCCTGTCGGCAGACGGGCACCTCGAGGAGGCGATCGCCGAGCGGTTCTCCGACTGGCGGCGCGACGGCGGGTTGATCTCTCGGCTCCCCGAGTGGCTGCAGCCGATTTTCTACAAGCTTGACCTGTTCCGGCGCCGGGTTGCTGCGGCGGCGCGCTCCGTGCTGGGCAAGAACGTGACGCCAGACGACGTGTTCACCCGCATCGAGAGCGGCGCTGTGGGTCGGCGCGCTGGCGAGTCAACCGGCGTGCCGGAGATGGCTGCGGCCGCCCAGCGCGGGTCTGCGCAGCGAGCGTCTATACTAGCGGACCTGAAAGATGCTCTCTTGGCGCGCGGCTGGCGCATCGATCACGTTTCAAAGAAAGGCGACAGCGCGTCCTCCTACTACCTAAGCCGCTCCGGCGAACTCAACGGCGAGCAAATCCGGATCTCCGATCACGCGCTTGGGATGAAGAACGGGGAACGGCAAGGCGGCTCCTGGAAAACCAATGTCGCGATCGAGCCGGGGCTATCTCTCGGCGATCACATCGCGGCGATAGAAAACGAGGACTACCGACATGCCGGCGACGGGTTTGGCGGAGGTTACTCGTTCAGAGAATGGCAGGATGATAATGAAGGCGCCGCCAATGGCAGCTCTCGCTCGGGGGAAATTTCAGGTCGGGGGCCGCAGCCCTCAACTATATCCCCGCGCCAGGAGTCGCTAACCAAGGGCGGCGAGCAAGATAACCACGCGCCCGGCGCGAGTGTCAAGCGAGCCGCCCAGCGGCCGACCATCGACCAGACCGATCAAGGCCCGCAGCGGGTCATCCCCGGCGCCGAGCGGGTGACGCCGCGGGAGGCCGCGCGCGTCGAGGACGATCGCCGCGCGCAGCAGGAGGCGAAACTGCTCCAACGGCAGAGCAAACTACGCAGCGGGAAACCCCAGGAGGAGCCGGGCGGCCTGTTCGGCGACCAGCAACCGAAGCAGGGTGCGTTGTTCCAGCGTCCGGCCAACCCAGAGGTGCCGGAGATCGCGCCAGGCGGCCACGATCCAATGGATAACGTGGCGGATGCCATGGCAGAGGCGAACGGCGGCAAGGGTGCCGGCACCTACGCGCGCACGCTGGCGAGGATGCTGCCGTCGGCGAAGGGCGCCCCGACCAAGTTCCTCGGCGCGCTCGAGAAGTTTGTCATCCTGCCGCGCTCGCTGGCAACCATGGACTGGCGCTCGTCGCGCGTCTGGGACGAGTGGCGGCGGAAGGATGCGACGGCGAACGGGCTGCATCACGATTGGGCGGAGAAGTCGAAGGGCTATGTCGACCTGTCGCCGGCGCAGCGGACGCGGCTGCACGCGGTCGAGGAGTTGGACCGGCTCAACGGCAGGGTGCGGCCGAACGATGGCCGGCAGATCGTCGCCCGGAACGAGGGACAGGAAGAAGCCGAGCACAGCAAGCCCGGTCAGGCGATCGCGCTCGACCCGGCCACGTCGGCTGTCTACCACGAGCGGCGCGCGCTGTTCCGCGACGTGTGGAACACGCTGACCGAGTCGGCTGCTCGGAAACTCGGATGGGATGGCGCGGTCGATCCGGCGGCAATTCGCGCGGCCGCCGATCGGCCGATGCTGGCGGCCGGCGAGGCGAAGCGGCTGCGCGGCATCGCCGACCTCGTCGAGAACATGCAGGGGCAGGCGCGGTCGGGATACGTGCCGCTGATGCGGTTCGGCGACTATTACATCGCCGTGAAGGAAAAAGCAGGGAAGGCGCCCGATTCGTTGGGCGGCCATCCCGACGTTGTTCGCTTCGAACTCGTCGACAGCAAGGGGGCGTTCGACAAGCTTTTCGGCAAGGCCGATAACGGTCGCGTTCCGAAGACGGCGGACGCGCGCATCAAAGAGTTGCGGGCGAAATACCCGGGGAATTGGCGCCGCGGAGAACAGGGATGGGAATCCGATACGCACCGGATTGAGGATGGCTATCTGGCGCGCAACGCCGAGGCGCTGCGGAAACTCGACATCCCGGCGGTCGAGAAGCTGTTCATGGCGCTGCAGCAGAAGGACAGCGAGTTGTACGGCCCGATGGTCGAGAAGATGCGCGACCAGATGTATGAGGAGATGAAGGCTGGATTTAAACGGCGGTCGAGGACCGTGCCAGGCTACAGCCCGGACTTCGAACGCGCGACTGGCTCATACCTCGGCTGGACGTCCGGCCACGCGGCCGACATGCTGCACCGCGACGCGATCCGGCAGGCGCAGGAAGCCTATATCGACACGCACCCCGACCCGGGCGTTCGCCAATACTGGCAGAAATGGTCCGAGTATCAGAACAGCCCGAAGACCGAGATGCAGGCGCTGCGGCAGTTCGGGTTCTATTGGGCGCTGGCTGCCAATCCCTCGAGCACGGCGCTGATCGCGACCCACGGTCCGATGGTCGCCCACGCGACGCTCGGCGCCGGCGTCGGATACGGTGCGGCCGGTCGCCACCTCTACGGCGCGCTCGGCGAGGCGGTGCGCGCGATCCGCGTCAACGGCGAGCGTGGCCTGCACGTCGATATGGACCGCATGGGGCGGACGCCGGCGGAGAAGGCGTTGATCGCCGAGGCTCTGCGGACCGGCCTCATCCACGCCGTGGCCGCCGACGACATCCGCGGGCTCGGCCAGGGGCACAGCGAGGCATTGCGGCCGCACGCCAAGATGTGGGGCCGCATGCTCGACATCGCGGCATCGAATATCAGCACGGCCGATCAGGTGAACCGCGTCGGCGCCCTGCTGGCCGGATACCGGCTCTACAGCCAGCCCGGCATGCTGGAGAAGGGCGCCAAGGCGTGGGGCAATAATCAGGTGTTCCAGCGCATGGCCGCCCGGGACGGCCTGACGCCGGCCTCGATGGCGAAATTCCTGGTCGACGAGGGGCTGTTCGTCTGGGGCAAGACGAACCGGGCGCCGATGGCACGCGGCGCCGCCGGCACGATGCTGTTCCAGTTCCGGAACTTTGAGATGAACTACCTCTCGTCCGTGTGGAAGATGATGCACCGCATGGGACCGGAGGGTAAGGGCGCGGCCCTGTTCATGATGGCTGGTCTCGGTATGCTCGGCGGCGCGCTGGGGCTGCCGTTCGCCGGCGATGCCGAGAAGGCCTACGACGAGATGCACAAGATGCTGACCGGCATAGACCCACAGGCAGAGGCGCGGATTTACCAGCTCATGGAGGACGTCGGGTTCTCGAAGCTCGCCGCCGAGATGATGCTGCGCGGTCCGGCGCGGTCCGTGCTGGGGATCGACCTCTCGAGCCGGCTGGGGTTCGGCGATGCCGGGTCGAAGAACCTGACGCCGACCTCCGCGCTCGGCGTGGTGCCATCGATGCTTTACCAGCGGTTGTCGGCGGCGCACACAAGGTACACGCACGGCGGTCAGCCGATCGCCGCGGCAGCAGAACTGCTGCCGTCGGCGGCGCGGAACCTCGTGCGCGGCGCCGAGGCGTTCCCGACGGAAGGCGTCCGGACGCAGAAGGGCGATGTGATCGTTCCGGCGAAGGACGTCACGACCGCCGATCAGGTGGCGGCGGGGCTCGGTTTCACCGGCGCCAGGCTGGCGCGCGACTACGAATACCGCGACTACGAATACCGGACGGATCACGCCAAACAGGAATTGCAGGCGGAGAAGCTCGGCCAGGCGACCGCGATCGAGGAACAGGCCATGGCGGCGTCTGCCCGCGGCGACGCGGCAGAAGCCGGCCGGCTGCAGGACGAGTTGCATGATCTGCTCGCCAAGAATCCGGATGTCGCGGTGACGGCGAAGGCGATCAAACAGCGGCTGGCGCAGCGGATCAGCCCGGACACGACCGCCATGAAACGCGGACCGCGAGGGCAGCGCGAGGCAAAGATGAACTCGCCGTTTGCGGCGCCGTAAGGGTTGCTGCGGGCCGGGGCGTGCGAGCCTGCCGCCGCGCGTCCGACGTCCCAGTCTTGCCCGCGCGCCCCTAACCGAGTAAACTGCGCGCCATTCAGCCCGGCGCGCCGCCGGTCTCACCGATTTCCTGCCATCCCGCACGCCGCGAGACCGGCCGGTCGGAGTGACCGATGCGGCGCCTTATTGCCCCCTCGCTAGTGATCCTGCTGCTCTCGGCGGCGATCACCTGGGCGACCACCTATACCAACAGCACCACTGGCCAGCAATCGCCTGGCGCGGTCATCGAGTGCGGCGCCACGAATGCGCCCGGCACGCCATGCGGCAACGCCACGACGCCGCTGGTCACGTCGAACAGCGGCGGCGTTGCTCCGCTGAACGGCACCTTCACCAACCGGTCGGGCACGATCGCGACCGGGGGCACCTCGCAGGCCCTCGCCGCCGTCAATGCCTCGCGCAAGCGCATCCTCATCCAGAACCCCTGCTCGGCGACGAGCCAGAACATCGCCGCGGCGGAAAACCTCGTCATCAACTTCACCTCGGCGGCGTCGATCGCGGGCGGCACCTCGATCGAGCTCTTGCCCTGCGGCTCCTATGACAGCGGCGGGGGGCCGGTCTCGACCGAGGCGATCACGGTCAACGCGACGACGAGCGGCCACCAATACGTCGCGAAGGAGATGTGAGCATGCGCCGTCTTGCGCTTCTCCTCGCCGCTTTCGTCCTCGCCGCGCTGCCGGCGCGGGCGCAGCAATCGAGCATCAACAACCCGGACTGCTCGCCGGGCGCGCCGTGCGTGGCCGGGAGCTTCTTTCCGACCACCAACACGGCGGGTTATGGTGTTCGCGGCAATGGGGTGACGAGCGCCGGCGGCGCGATCGACATCGCGATCAACAACAGCTCGCAGTTCAGTGTTAGGAACGCTGCGATCCTAACGGGCCAGGGTGCCGGCGGCGCCTCCACACGAAACGGCAGCTATTTCACCCTGGATGGAAGCACCAACCAGAACAACTCGCTTAGCGTGGTCAACAAGAGCACTGGAATTGCGGCTCAGGCCGGCTACTACATAGGCAACAACACCGCGGACGGCTATTCGTCGCTTCTGCTCAATGGCAGCGGCAATTCCACCGGAAACGGCGCGAACTCGCTGACGCTGAACACTACTGGCGGTCTGTTCGTCCAGACCAACGCGACGAACGCGCTCACCATCGACACGAGCCAGCATGTGTTTCTGACCAACACGACGACCGGCACCAACGCCGACGTGGTGTGTCTCTCCGCGAGCGGCCAGATCCTCATCCAGGCGGCCGGCAGCTGCACGATTTCATCGCTGCGCTTCAAGCCCGACTGGAAGCCGCTCGAGGCGGGCGCCCTCGCCGAGGTGATGCGCCTCGCCCCCGGCAGCTTCCACATGGCGCTCGGCGGCAGCAACGCCGACCCCAACGGCGCCGCCCTGCAGATCGGCCTCAACGCCGAGAACGTCGCCGCGGTCGAGCCGCGCGCCGCGCTCTACGAGGACGACATGGCGACGCCGAAATCCTACCGCCCAGAGGCGATCATCGCGCTCCTCGTCAAGGGCATGCAGGAACAGCAGGCCGAGATCGCCGCGCTGCGGGACGAGGCCCATGCCAGCCTGTGGTCCCGGCTGGTGCGCGCCGTCATCCCGTGACCGCGATGTCGGATGTGCTGACCGAGAACGCCAATGGACGGCTGATATCGCCGGCCGTCATCAACGTCAAGGAATACGGCGTCAAGGGCGACGGCGCGACCGACGACACGGCGGCGCTCCAGAGCATCATCACCCAGGCGCGCGACGCCGGGATCAACTGCTACATCCCCAAGGGCACCTACCGCATCACGGCGCCGCTCGTCATCGGCTCGACGATGGGTGGCGGCAACAACCGCGCCGGCTGGCGGCTCTACGGCGACGGCTGCAAGATCGATGACGGCGGCGGCCCCGGCGGCACGCTCATCCGCCTCGACGGCGCCGGCCCGTTCAACGCGATCATGCAGGTCGGCAGCTCGCTGTGGCGCAACTGCAAGTTCGACAATTTCGGGCTCAACTGCTCGACGGCGAAGAGCGCCGCCTACGGTCTTCTCTTCAACTCGACGGAGTTCTCGAACCATGCCGTCGAGCGTGTCCATGTCTCGGGTGCCGCGATCTCCTTCGCCATCCTGGTGGGCACCGGGGCCAACGGCGAGAACATCCGCTTTGAGGGCTGCTACGGCGCCGGCTGCGATACCTGGTTCTATTCGGATGCCGGGCAGGCTTATGTCCAGTCCTTCGATCATTGCGCCGGTCTCCTCAACGCCGGCGGGACGTGGTTCTACCTCAACCACACCAACGGTGGCGGGGGTTTGCACGTCACGGATTTCAACGGCACGGCCAGCAAGTATGCCGGCTCGACCGTCTCCGACACGACGCTCTTCCGCGACAACGGAAACACATCGATCGCCAATTTCTTCGGTGGCCGGGTCGAGCACCTCTCGCAGGTCTACGGGAACGCGCTCGCCGGCTCGAACGCGAAAAGCACCGTGCTCGTCACCGGTATGCAGTTCGGCTGCGATGCGCTCCAGAGCGATGCCAACCTGACCAAGGCCAATTTCGTCGACTCCGCTGGACCCTGGGGCGGCATCGTCACGCTGCAATCCTGCATGATCGCGGCCGACAACAAGACCGAAACGCTCAATCTGCGGACGAACAATTCTAGCCAGCCTGGGGCGAAATTCATCTTCCGCGGCTGCGTCTTGCAAGGGTTCCCGGTCGATCCGCAGCTTCTGGCGGTCGATAACGGGCCGGCCGATGCGAGCGGGCAGATCATCTTCGAGCATTGCGTGACGACGCCGTGATCGAGGATCGCCACAAGGCGCCCCTATCGGCGGGGCCACCGGGCGTCTCACCGCCCGACAGCGACAGAGGAGAACACTCTGACATGACCACGCGCAGTCACCACCGCCGGCCCACAGGGCGGTTCATGCTAGCCACAAATTCCTCAACGAGTCTTGCCCGATCGGGTGCCTGACGATGTTCGATCACAACGGCAGCCCGCCAAGCCTCGTCGAGAAGATCGGCAAGAGCGACAAGGCGGCCGGGTGGGCGCGGCTGATGACTGTCGTCGTCTCGCTCCTCGCGCCGGTCATCATCGGCGCCGCGAGCTGGGCCTTTCACCGAGCGTCCGACGCTTTCGACAATCTGCAAATCTCCGTCGCGAGGATCGAAACATCGCTGGCGGTCGGCGAGTACCGGGACAAGACGCGCGATGGCCGGCTCGACACGCTGGAGCTCGCCGACCGTGACGAGGCTCGAGTGATGGCGGATCATGAGAAGCGCATCGGGGCGCTGGAGACGCAGAGCTTCTATTACCGGGATAAGGTGCTTGGGCCGGGCGGCAAGCCCTATCCGATGCCGGGGTCGCCGTGAGCGACGCCATTTTCGACGCCGCCGTGACGGCGCTGCTCGCCAACGAAGGCGGCTACAAGCCGGCGAGCGCGGACGATCCCGGAGGCGAGACGAAATTCGGCATCTCGAAACGGTCCTACCCGAACGAGGACATTCCGAACCTCACCGCCGAACGGGCGCGCGCCATCTACTTCACCGATTTCTGGCTCCGCTTCCGCATCAGCCAGCTTCCCGGCGCCTCAATCCCGGTGAAACTGCTCGACGCCGCGGTGCCGATGGGCGGTCCCTCTGCCATCCGCTGCCTGCAACGGGCGCTCAGGGCCGCCGGCGTGCCTGCAGACGAGGATGGGGTGATCGGCCCCGCCACGGCGAAGGCGTGCTCTGCGGCGCTCGGCGGCGGCCTGCGGGCCGCGTTGCGGAGCGAGATCGCCGCGCATTACCGGCTCGTCGCGCAGAGCAAGCCGGCGGAAGCGCCGAATCTGCCCGGCTGGCTCAATCGCGCGTATCAGTGATTTCAACGCGGCCGCTCCGTCGTGGGGCGGCCCCTTCCATGCTCGAAAGGAGCACCCCACCAGTGACCGCACTTCCTCCCGCTCCCGTGATCGGCGTCAACAAGGCCGTTGGCGCCGTTCTCGCCGGCGCCCTGACGACCATCGTCGTCTACCTGCTCAACCGCTACATCCAGCCGCCGTTGCCGTCCGAGATCGGGCAGGCGATCCAGACCATCCTGACGACCGTCGTCGTCTATTTCGTCCCTCATGGAGGCAACCAATGAAACAGTATCGCTTGACCATCCTCGTCGGCGCGGCGTTCCTCGCCCTCTCTGCCTGCACCGCCTCGCAGCTCCAGACCGCGCAAACCGATATCGCCGCCGGCATCCAGGCGGCCTGCACCGATGTCATGGCGGCGCAGAAGCTCAATCCGGCGTCGGCTGTCAGCCCGTGGGCCACAAGCTCGTGCGGCACGGCGACGGCGGTTGCGGGGCTGGTGCAGACCTCGGCTACGCTGCAATGGCTTGGCACGCTCCAGGGGCAGCTTGCCGCGCCCGTTGCAGCCGCAGCCCCGGCGGCGTGATGCCTGCTGCGCTGGCCCGCGTCGTCCTCGTCATGGGGGTCGTCGCGGGCCTCGCCGGGTGCAGCGGAACCGCTGACCTGGCAAAGGCGCTGGCGAGCGATCCCAACGCCGTGTGCGTGAAGCTCTCGACCCCATGGGGATCATCGATGCTAGATCGCAACTGGGGCTGCGAGGCGGCGCCGGCGAAGGTGGTGGTGACGCCGTGAGACTCACTGATCTCGATCCACGCTGGTACGTCTTCAAAGAGGGTGGTCCGCGCGTCGGCTTCACCTTCGACTGCCCGCATTGTCCCGCCGGCGACAGGCATCGGCTCGGGGTCGCGGTGCACCAGGACGGCTTAATCGATCCAGAACCCGATAACCCCCGTTGTTGGCCTCCCGGTCACGTCTGGAACATGACCGGCGGCGAGGACTGGAACACGCTTTCGCTCACGCCGAGCGTCGATGCCAGCAAGTTCGGCCACTGGCACGGCTTCATCACGAACGGTGCTATCGCGTGAACGTCCTCCGCCGCATGCCCGGCTCTGTCGCGTGGGCCTTCGATTGCCTCGTCTCGGCGCTGTCGGGTGGTGCGGCCGGCCAGACGATCAGCGCCCGTCTCGGCGAGGCTGTACGGCAGGGCAACACGCGAGCGGTCCCGTATGCAAGGGCGGTCGATTGGCTGGCGATGCGCTGGCCGCTCTACGAGACGGATCACTGCGCCACGAGGTTATCACCGTGTTTCGCCGCAGCACTCCACAATCTACGCCCGGCGATCAACCCGGACGGCCCCTGGTGGGGTCTTAAAGCTGCGGGCCGGACTCGAAACCGGCTCAGGATGACCTTGCCGTCCAGGCGCCGGCCGCCGCTTCCTGTCCTGCTCTGTGGCGAGCGAGCGTTTCCATCAACGCCGCCGCAGCAAAATCATCCTATCAGATTCTCGCCTCCGCCGGAAGCACGCTTCACGCCTCGCCGAGCCTCTTCTTCCTCTCCCGAGACCCCGCCAGTGTCAGCCGCCACTTCCCCCGCGGCGTCTTCACGACCAAGCCAAGGTCGACACATTCCTCCGCGAGCCAGTCCGGCACGCCGGCAAGCTCCCAGGTGTCCGGGTGCGCGGTGAAGAGGGCGAGGATTTGATTGCGGGTCAGGGTCACCGCCGCCTCACGCCAGCGCGCGCCTCAACCGCCCGCCGATCTCCCCGGCCTCTCTCATGATGTCGCCAAGCTGCCGAGCGGTCGGCTTCAACTCATCCCGCACCTTCCCCATCTGCGCCTTCCAGTCCGCCGATCGCTGCAATGCCGGGAAGGCTATCGTCATCCCGTGCATGGCGGCGAGGCGCTTGCGCAAGGGGAGGGATTCCAGCCAGGCGAGGATTTCAGGGGTGCGGGGGTCGCACATCGATTTTAGGTGTCGATCTGAGCGTCGGCGGGAGTCTGTTCATACTCGCCGCGCTCGCCGAGCGAGGTAGAGATTCGCCCGGACGCGGCGCAAGCACCCGTCATAGGTCATTCGTCCGATTTCTTCGCGCCAACGTCGGTCGACGCCAGTGCGGGTCGAACGCCCATGCCACGTCATCGCGTACCCGCGCCAGATGCGCGCCTGGAAAAGCCTCGCTGCATGCGACATACCGCCGGCCGGTCGGTTGACGACTAGCCCAGCCGAGAACGGCTTGGGCTTGCGCAGGAGCCATTCGGTCACTTCAAGGGGGCTCAAAACTTGATCTCCTCGACATCCTCACTCGGGTACGCGCCCGGCTTGCCCATTGCGATCTTGGCGTTGAGACTCAGCATATCGCGTCCGTATGTCTCTTTCGCTAGCGCGGCGCGCCCGGCCTCAGTGAGCGCGGCGCGCGGGCCGTTCGTATCGACTAGCGGCGGCTCTGCCATGCCGGCGTCGATCAAGCCCTCGCGTAGATTGCCGGCGAAGCTGTCGATGGGGCGTGGGCCGGCGCTCAACAATTGCAGGGCTCGATATATCCGAGGCGTCATTTCTCGCTTCCTTCTCTCAAATCGAGATCAACACGATCCCGGTCCCCTTGCAATTGACGCACGGCTCGGCCGGAATCTCCGGCTCCATGAAGGCCCAGATTCCAGATCCCTCGCATTCGAAGCACGGAACCTCCCCGGCGCCGCAGCCGAGATCGCGCGGATCGACATCTACCTCAGTGGTCCGGGAGAAGCCGAGATAGGCGATCATGGGAGCAAAAACCGTTTACACCACGCCGAAAATCTGGCGGATATCCTTGGTCGTCGGTGGGTAGTCCAGGTGTAAACGATTGGCTGGAATCCGCCGTTTTTCAGCGATTCGATAACTGTCCCTCCGAGATCGATCCCTATTCTCACCCGCAGAAATCCGCCATTCGTTTACACCGTAACGAGAACCGTTTACACTTTTGTTCCCGGCCTGTCTCGCTCGAGCGCCAAGATCGCCGCTTCCGCCATGCGGAAATTGCGCGGCAAATAGGTCTCCAAAATCTTCTGGCTGGTGTTGATGTCGTGGCCGCTGACCGCGGCGATCTGGATGGCATTTGCACCGGCCTCGCCGAGCCGGACGATGGCGGTGCGCCGGAGATCGCGGAACTGCAGCCCTCTGATCCCGGCGGCGCGCGAGACCATCTTCCAGCGCAGGTTGAAATTCGACGGCTTGAACGCCTTCCCGGTCGGCGTCGTCAGGATCATGATCGAGGATCGCTTGGCGGCGTCGAGAACGGTCTTGAGGTCGGCATGGCACGGCACCTCGATAAGGCGATGGGCGCGACGCTCGGTCTTCATCTGGACGAGCTTGATCGTCTTGCCGTTGTACTGGCCCCAGGTCATCCCGCAGATATCGGCGAGGCGCTGCGCCGTGTAGGCGCCGAGCATGAAGGCGAGCGCCATCGTCGGGTCGGCCGCATCGAGGAAGGCCTTCTCGTCGGCGTGGGACCACATTGCGTGGCGGCGGGCGACATAGATGCGCTTCGGGCGCTGCGCCACGTTGACCGCGAGGATGCCGCGGTCGACGGCCCATGTCAGCATGCCGCGCAGCGCCGAGACGATCTCGTTCGCGGTGTTTGGCTTGGCCGCGAAATGGTCCCGCAGATCATAGACCGCCTCGCGGTCGAGGGCGGCATAGGGGAGATGGCCGAACTTTGGCAGGAGGCGGTTGAGAAAGAAGCGATAATTGACCACGGTGCGCGGCGCCAGCGCGGCGGTGTCGGGACTGGCGAGGTATTTTTCTATCAGCCAGGCGATGGTTTCGGGATCCGGGGCGGCCGGCCCGGCCTCTGCCGCCGCCTCGCGCTCGAACTGATTGAGCTTCGCGAGGAACGCCGGCGCCCGTGGGTCGTTCGGCAGGCGACGCAGCTTGTGACCCTTGCGGCGCCAGTAGTAGAGGACGCGATCGCCTTTCCGGCCGCCGCGCTTACGGATGGCGATGACGTGGGGAATTTTGATCTCCATCGCGCAACGCTCCTCGCCAGGGATTGGGCCGCGAGGATGCTGGATCGTTCGGCCGGTCGCCGTCAAGCGGCGGCAGGATTCCGCTCCGCGCGTCCCACCAGGCATCAAGGGCGCGCTTGTCGACGCGCTCGAGCAGGGGGTCGATGGGCGGGAAGCCGCTCTTGCGCAGCTCGGCGAGCCGTTCGGCGGTCAGCCAATTGCGCGCGTGGCCGAGATAATTCGCGACCTCGTCGAGCGTATAGCCGCGAGGCTCGGATGCCGGGCGCTGGCGCGGAGCGGCCATTAGCCACCCATCTCCTTCCGCGCGTCGGCGATGGCCTGCCCGCGCCGCCACAGTGCCGGAACCTGATCATCCGGGATCCGGTTCTTGCCGCGGGCGAGCGGGTGCTTTGGCGTGCCGTTCTGATTGAGACCGAGGTGGTAGAGATCGATGCCGGCCGCTACGAGCCCGTCGGCGAAGCTGAGCGGCCAGCGATCATCCGGGCTGCCGTTGCCCCATGCTGCGATGAAGAGGTCGGCGGAGAGTGCTTCGCGGATGGCGATGTCGAGCGCGCGCCGGCGATGTTCCTCCCGCTCGCTTGCCGAAAGCGACCACAGCCACCGGTAGAGGTCGGCAGGATCGGTCGCCGTCCTGTCGTAGGTATTGACGACGATCAGCCGGCCGAACTCGAGCCGGCCGGTGAAGCCGATCAGGCGCAGGACGGTCGGATCGTTGACGGAAGGATCGTGCGCCGCCGCCTTGCTCGGGTTCTGCATGCCGACGCAGAGGGTGCGCGTGCCGCCGAGCTCGCGGACCAAGACGCCGCGATATTCTGGCGTGCTCATGGGCCGCCATCCATCAGCGTCGGGCTGACCTTGACCCTGCGCCCGATCACGTCGACAAGCCCATTCGTCTTGAGCCTCGACAGGTACGTCGAGAATGTCCCTCCCGTCGCTGTCATCCGAACGCGATCAGCGAGATTGGCCCGGTCCATCGGCTGCGGATGCGAGGCGATCAGCGCATCGAGCATCCGGCTCGGTCCGTCGCCGAGTGCGCGCTTCCACATGGCGATGACGTCGGCCGCACTCGCTGGCGCCGCCGGGACATGATCGGCCGCACGAAGCCCGGCGCGCGTCACGGCAAAGAGTTTATCGCCGCCTTGCTCGATATGCCCCGCCGTGCGCAGCCGGCTCTTATAGGTGCTCCAGGTGCCGCCGGTGCGCTTCATGCCGGCCAAGGTCGCCCATTGCGCGTCGGATAGCCGAGCCGGATGACGCTGCGCCAGCACCTTGAGAATGCGCAACTCGGCGCCGGAGCCGCGGCGATCGTCCGACTGCGCCGGTGGCGCGGCGGTGGCGCGCGTAGTGTGCGAGATTGCCGGCGGCGCATGCTCGATCATCGGCGGCGCCGCCGGCCGGCGAACATCGATCACCGGCGGCGCCGCCGGCCGGCGAACATCGATCACCGGCGGCGCCGCCGGCCGGCGAACATCGATCACCGGAACGTCGCCGCCTTCGCGCTTGACGAACGGGACGAGGTAGCCGAGCGCGGCATCGATCGCCGCCTGCATCGTGCGCAGCCGTTCCGCGGCATCGGCCTCCGCAGCCCGGCGCCCATCGGCGAGCCCGGCCTGATAGCCTTCCTCGCGCGCCGCCGAGATAGCGGCCGTGTTAATTTTTGCGCCCTCCTTGGTGGTCGAGGAAATTAACACGGGCTTTTCCGCCTCAGCCAAAGCCGCCGTCATCTGCGCGACGAACGCCGAGACATCGATCGCCCTCGCGTGCGTCGGCTCGCCATGCTCGCGCATCGCTCGGCGGTCGGGATGAAACGTGTTCTTCGCCGGCACATGGACGCGCACCGGCTCGTCACTGCCCGATGCCCATGCCCAACAGTCGCCCTGCGGCAGGGTCGGCAGGCTCTTGATGATCCCGCCGGCGCCCTTGGCGTCGGCCACGTCGAGCCACTTGGTCAGCGAGTTGAGCGAGTTCTTGCCCTTCTGGCGGTGTAGGAAGAGATTGTCGCACAACTCGAGGACGGCCTTGTTGACCTCCTCGGCCCGCTGGTTGATGAGCGTGTAGCCGAGGAGCGCGTTGCCGCCCATGCGGGCAAGTTTTTCGATCTCGGCGAAGACGACGCCCTGATCCGGCGCGACCCGCTGCGGGCAGAACTCGGCGGCCTCCTCGATGAAGACGTGGCGCAGGCCGTACCGCTTGTTCTCGTAGAGCAGGACGCGGACGCAGCTCTGAACGATGCGTTTCCAATCGGCCTTGCTCAGATCCATCGAATAGAGGTCGATGACCAGCGAGACACCCTCGCGCATCGCGGCGCGCACGATCTCGGGAGCCGATGCGACGGTCAGCGGCAGATCGCCATGCTCGCCGCCGGCGACGATGACGGGATAGCCGGGATGCTCGCCGACGCCGACCTTGAGCCAGCGCCACAAGCCGATCGGATCGAAGGCGATGAAGGGTATGCCGGCGTCAAGCAATCGCTCGGCGAGCCACGTCGCGGAATAGGACTTGCCGCTGTCCCGGATGCCGAGAAGCGCGCTGCCCTGGCTGGCATAGTCCCGCGCGTCCATGGTGACGGCGCCTATGGTGATGGCTTCCGTCATGCGGCATCCTTGGCATCGATGTTGCGGCGCTCGATCGGGTGCGGTCGATTGGCGATCTCGAGCAGCACGTCCGCATGGCACGGTTCGCCGAGCTTGCACCAGCAAGCGAGGTTTTTGCCGCGAAGTTCCTTCACGATGTCGGCTTTAGATGGCGCCGCGCCAGCTTTGACCGCCGGACCAAGATTCAGACGCTCGCCCTCCGGGCCGCACAAATGCGGCTGCTCTTCCATGCCGAGCGTTCGTCGGCCCCATCGAGGATCAATCCAATCGCGGAATGCCCGGACCGATGCTTCCTGCCGCCCGATTCGATCGCCTCTGCATCCGAACGACAGCGCGGCCCAGCAGAACTCGGATTTCCGAAAGTCGAACGGGTTTCCCCACTTGCTCGGCCGCGACACGACGACGGTGTTTTCGGGGATACGCCAGCCCTTCGTGCGGCGAAGCTGGATGCGCTCAACCACCGGCCTTCTCCCCTGGGGTGAGGGAGTCGAGATTGGCGATCATGTGATTGAGGGCGCCGAGTAGGTCGTAATATTCATCCGCATCTTTCGCGCTCGCGAGCCGCCGATACGCCTCTATCACCGCCTCCCGCGCCTTCTCGACCGATGAGGACGGCGCTTCCGGCAATGGCGAATGCCTCGGCTTGGCAGCTTGCTTGGCGCGGATGACGTCGACCTTCGTCCACACCCTCGCCAGTTCGAGCTCGCCGGCCGCGTGCATATCCAGCCCATGCGCGAGACATAGCGCGGCGAGCGTGTTCATCGCGCCGCCGACTTCCTGGCGCAGATCACCAGTCGGGCGATCGTAGGTGTAGTCGACGAGCTGATGCGCCTCGCTGCGTGTCATGCCGCCGGCCTGAACCGTCTCCGTCGCCTCCTCAAAAAAGCGATGGTTGCGCTCTACCTTGTCGCCGGCGATCTCCGCGCCGAAGCACGCCAGCAACCAAGGCTGCACGCGAGATTGGAAAGAGGCATCGATCAGAGATTGCTCGATCATCTCGATAGTCGTCTTGCGCTCTGCTGAGGTCGCCCGCGCCTCATCCCTCTCCCTGATCGCCTCTACGAGCGCATCCTGAGCGGGAGGGGCGGGGCGTAGGGCGGCCTGCTGCTTGATGTACTCGACGATCACCAAATCGTCGTCGTAGCCGGGACGCGCCGGTATCCCGAGACGAGCGCGCGGCTCTTGCTGGAATGCGCTGTTGATGAGGCGACGGGCGCTCTCGCGGGCTTTCTCATGCGTAATCTCGGGGCCGCGCTCTACCTCTGCATCGTCAGACATTGGTGTCTCCTGTGGGGAGGGGATCGAGGGCGAGGGCGGCGCGGCGATTCCATTTATCTAATGAATCCGCTTCGCTGCTGGAATGCGGACCCTCGGTCTCGCACGCTTGGCAAAACACCGTCCAGACGTTCGGCGCGGCATCGTGCGAAAGCCAGTTAACCACGTCCCGCGATCCGCAGAACGGGCACGGCAACGCTCCCGGCGCGCTCTTGGTCAAATCGATCTCCTGCGCCTTCTCGGATGGCGGGGTCAGATCCTTGGCGAGGGCGAAGAGAACGGTGCGGACAGTCGTAATCTCACCGCCCCAATTATGCGCGATGGCCCCTTGCAGGCTTTCGGCGGCATAGTGCCAGTTCGGCCTAGTGTCCCCCTCGTCGATAGAAGTCATCCGGCGGCGACACATTTCCCGCGCGATAGCCTCCACCATCGCCTCATCCGGGTTCTCTATCCGTGATCGGAGGTCGGAGAGGGCGCGGGTGGCGGTGTCCCGCTGTTCCTCTGCCAGCGTGTGAGCGAACGACATGGAGCTGAGGTCGGCGGTCAGGCGCCCGATCTCCGCCGCACCTGCCTCCACCTGTCCCTTGTAGGCGGCGCAGAGGTCGGTAAGACGGGTTATCTCGGCGCGGAGGCGCGTGATCTCCGCAGCGTCCTCGGCGAATGCGTCCATTGTCACGCTCACCGGTCCCCTCCATCGCTCGCGGCAGATTCTTTTGTGTCGATCTTTGGCGCACCGCTTTTCGTTTCGACCCGCGTTGCTCGCGGCACCGAGCTCGCGGCCCCGCATGTGCAAGGCCCCGTCGGCATGGATGCGAAATGCCAGTGGTTGGCGCGGCACATCGGCGCATGATGGAAGTCGTCGAAAACAATGATGCCGTTCTCGACCGCGGCCGCCTGCAACATGTCGGCGACCTTCTTCTGGTCCGGCGCGTCCGCCCAACAAGGCCGCGCTCCACGCAATGCGTTGATCGCCAAGCCAAGCGCGTACCTTGCGAGGAGTCGCTGCCGTCGATAGGTCGGATCGAACTCGATATCTTCGGGGATCGCCTTGCGCTCGCTCATATCGTCTCCTGTGCATCGCTCGGTGCTGGCGGGGTGTTTGACCGGGAGGCGGCGCGGTCGATGCGTTCGATCTCGGCGAGGATCAGCGCGCCGGCCTTCACGAGGTTGCGCCGCCGGTCTTTTGGCTTCCACCACTTAAGGTCCCAAGGCCAGTAACACGCTCCCAACGGATAGACCGAAGCGTAACAGGTGGCCGCCTTTGCCAAGGCGCCGTCCGTATGCTTATCGTCATGCTCCAGCGCCCAGCCCTCGGCCTCGACCTGACGGCGGCGTTCGGCGACAACCTCCAGCACCGCCTCCTCCATCCCGCTCGCTGGTGAACCCGAGGAGGCGAGGGCGGCGATCATGGCGTCGATCGGCTCCAGCGCGTAATGGATGTCGTCTTCGTCGCCGCACAGGGCTTTGAGCGCCGCGTTGAGGTCGGACACATCGTCGATGATGTGCCGTCCATCGCCGCAATCTTCACCCTCGTCGAGAGCGTGCCAAGCTGCGTGAGCGACCTCGCGCAACTCCCGCAACTGCGGCGGCGCACTCGTGAGCGCCGCGTTCCGGGCGCGCAGAGCAAGAATTTCTTGGTGCGCCCACCACTCCGCTTCGGACTTCGCGACCGAGAGCGCTGATTTGATCTTTGCGCGTCCAAGAATAGCGGCGCTAGATATCTCGTCGAAGAAAGGCGTCCATTGCCCTGAGTCGACATCGTCAACAATGTTACGGCTGATAGTGTGAAAGTATGTATCGGCCTCCTCCAGCGCCTCTCTGAGCCCCGCTGACCGGGCGTCCCCTTCGGCCACGAGCGCGATAAAGTCGCTCAACGTCCCCCGCGTGGCGTCGATGATTCGCAGGAGGCAGTCAACATCCCCGCGCCACGTCGCGCCGTTCTGGATGATGTTGGCGCGTATCTCGTCCTCGCGCTTCCGGTCCTCGCTCATGGCGTGATATCCGCTGGCGTTAGCTTTTGGTCGTAGCGGGGTGGCGACTGGAAGTCCCGAGCGTAGCCAAAATGCCAGTAGGGCGCGTGCTCGCTGATGTGCGAATAGCGTTGCTCCACGCGCCCATTGCTGAAGCAGACCAGGAACCGCTCGACATGATCCCATCGGACGCCGAGCGATTTATAGGCGATCGGGATCGCCTTCGCCGGATCACCACGGCACGGCCCGACCGGCACATCATCGTGCGGGATAGCGCAGTGAATGCAGGGATCGCCAAAATGGTGGAGTGCTTGTGCGCTGGCGGGGGACAGGGGGATAGATTGCTCGGTCATGACGGGGTCCCTTTGGTGTTGTCACTCGTTGCGTGCCGGGCCATCTGTGTCAGGCCCGCTTCGCGGCGCATCCGTCCCTTAGATTGAGACCGCAAAGTCGCGGTGTTTGATCTTCGTGATGATGCGCTGACCGTTGCGGGTTTTCATCTCGACTGCGGGGCGCGCAACGACGCCCTCGGCAGCGAAGTCGCCCCAGGTCGAGATGAATCCGGCGCGGACCATGCCGACCATCTCGGCGAGCGTGCCGGCGCCGATGATCGGAACCACGTCCACGCCGAGCTTGCCGGCCACCTCCTCCACTGCCTCGCGCTGCAGCCACCAGTCGCCGACCTTGACATCGAACAGCACGAAGTCCTGGTCGGTGCGATAGTTGCCGCCGCCCTTCTGAATCTTCGCGCCGTAGCCTTCGCCGTAGAGGCAGCCGCCATCGGGGAAAATCTCGCGGAGCTTCGCCGCCTGAGAAAGGAACCGCTCTTGAAGGCGTTGGACGAGGAATGCCGGAATTTGCGCAGCGTCGGTCTTGCCGCCGAATACTGGGCCGTCGAGATTTGGCGAGACCATCACGCGAATGTTCGTGCCGTCCACTTTCTCGGTAAAGACCCATAGATTGCCGGCAAGATAGGCGAAGGCATCTTCCGAATAATCGCCGTCCAACAAAGTCTTATGGTTCGTCGCCGGGTCGCGTTTAAAAACGGTCTGGATTTTGTGGTACTCTTTCATCTCAATCCTCAATCTAAGGGACGGCTGCCGAGCGCGTCAGCGCACGGGATGATAAAATTCGTCCGGCACGCACGTTTTGACGCCCCGAATAGGTCGCGCGTGCCTTATCCTCGGGAGTGGTCATCACAAAGCCCGCAGCTTGTCGCGCCGTTCGGAGAAGAACAGCCGCAGCAGCTTGGCGGCTTTCTGGTTTGCCTCGGTGAAGGCGTCCCAGTGCGACGAGTTGTCGACGTCGAGCCGGCGCAGGTCGTCCTCGTCGCGTGCGTTGGACGCGTGGGCGCGCATCTCAGTCTCCCATCCCTGCCAGGCGGTCTTGCCGTCCTTCTGCTGCGGCGCGATGGCGAGATCGTCGCGGGTCCAGAAGTCGGCGGCCGGGGTGGGGGGCGGCTCGGGTTGCCGGGTGGTGACCGAGTCAGCGTCGCGGCCGGCGAACGGATCGTCGTCCTGTTTGGTGTCCTGCTCGGCGCGGAGCCGGGTGGCTTCGTCGTCGGCCGTCTTGGCGATCGAGGCGAAGTTGTCGAGGAAGGGACGCAGCGCGTCGCGTTGCTGTTTGACGTCCGTCAGGTTCCACCACTTGCCGAATTCCTTGCTGCCATTCTCCGCGGCTACTTGGCCGGCGCGGCGAAGCTCCTCGAGCGCGTGGTTGACAGGCGAGCCGCCGCCGACCCATGTGGCGATGAATTCTCCGGTAGCGGGGGTGATGTAGCCGTCGCCGGCGAAGGCGGGGAGCAGAGCGGCGGGGCATTTCGTGATCTTGCGGGTGCCGTCGGGGCGTAGCAGGACGGACACGGTGACCTCGTAGATAAAGCCCTTCTCCTGGATTTCCTTCCAGTCCCCGACGATGATTTCCTTCTTGCCGGATTCGGTGATCTCCTCACGAATCGGCTGGCGAGCTCGGCAGCACAGGATCAGGTGCATGCGGGACGACAGCAGGCGACCCATGAATTTCTTGTGCTTGGCCTTCGGCATCGCCCATTTACCGTAGTCCTTGCGGTTGGTCGCTTCGGCCATCTCGACCACCCCGCCGGTGCCCTCCCATTCGTGTGAAATGCTGTCGATGATCAGCGCCTTGATGCCGGTGCGCTCGAATTCCTCGATGGCCTCGATGTAGCGATCGGGCGAGAACGGCGCTGTCAACTCGCCGTATTTGCACGCGCCGGCGATGTCGGAATAGAGGCGCCCGCGACCGGTCTCCGTGTCGAGGAAGCCGATCGGCTCATTCGGGCCGACGAGACCGCGCGCGATCAGGATGCCGGTGTAGGTCTTGCCACTGCCCGATGGTCCGGTCAGCGAGATGATGACGTGGCTGCCGGCACGCTGGATGGGAGCGATGCTGATGATGGACATGGATTAGGGTGCCTCGCCGAAGTCGAAGACATGAAACACAAGACCGGCAGGATGGTGGGCGGTGCCAACGAACACCGCGCCTTCGAGATCGCAGGAACGGCCGGTTGGCACTGCCGCAATGCGTCGCGCCACGTTCTCGCCATGCGGCGCGACCAGTGCCCACACCTGAAGCGCGGTCTCCTGGAAGCCTACGGAGAGAAGCGTCGCGCCCTTCGGCATTTGCGTCGGCATGCCGCCGGGGTGCAGTTCGTATTTGTAGACGATATTGTTCATACCTACTCCGCGGCCTGGGCGGCGGGCGCGATGTCGAACGCGCCGGCCTCGTCGGCGTCGGCAAGCTGGAACTCGGCCCAGCCCGGCACGTCGATGGTGAACACGGTATCCTTGTCGAGGGAGTTCGGCTCGCGATAGCCGTGCCACTGGCCGGTACGCATGCAGTTGGCGAACAGGCTGATTGCCTTGCGGTTCGCCTTGCGGCCCCAGTTGACGGCACGCTGGTTGACGCGCGTGACCGATACCAGATAGGGCGGCTCGACCTCCTGCACGACGAACAGGGAATTGCGCGGGCGGTGGCCTGTGACGGCCTCCACTCCGTCACAGTACCAGGGCACCGTCGAATGCCAGCCCATGTCCCAAAGCGTCTTGGACAGGTCCGGTGGTGCCGCGCCGCGGCCGGTGGTCTTGTAGTGCACGATAGTGTCGTTGTCGGCGTAGAGATAGTCCGGCCGGCATTTGAGCCAGATGCCGAACTCGGGATCGCGCCAGAAGAACGACCGTTCGGCAACGCCGCCCTCGAATGCGTTGCCGGCGATCGGGTGGCGCAGCAGGGCGGCGTGCATCGCCATGACCTCGCTGTGCTCCTCGGCAAGAACCGGGATTTTGTTGGCGGCGAGGGCGGCGTCGCGCTGGTCCTTGGCGCTCTGGCTGCTGTAGCCGGCGGATGGCTTGCCGTCTTTGGTGACGCCGCGCACGATGACGACGCGCGACGCCCATTGGTCGGGCTCGAGCACGAGCGTGTGCGCCGCCGAGCCGAGATTGAAAGCCTTCTTGCTCTCGTCCTCGGGCCGGTTCGGATTGTACGGACTGTCCTCGAAATAGAGCGCCGGGCATGTCTTGATGATGTCGTGCGCGCCGCCATGCGACAGGCTGGGCCCGTCGCAGCAGTCGCCGTGGTAGGTCTCGTTCGGAAACCCGTCGAGGAAGCAGGGGGCCGATATTTTCATTCTGCGGCCTCCTGGTGGGGCGCTTCGGTGCCGACGTCGCTGGCTGGGATGCGGTACATCTCGCCGTCCAGCGCGACCTTGCCGGCGTCGGTCATGCGGCGCAGCGCGGCCTGGACCGACGCGCGCTTCTGGCCGGTGCGCTCGACCAGCCCGTCGAGCTTGATGCCGTCGGGGTAGTTGGCGAGGTGAGCGGCGATCGCCTCCTCGACGGCGCCGGGCTTGGCGCGCGGCGCGCCCGACTCGGGCGGCGCCTCGACGGCATCGCCGGCACCCATGAGGGTGAGCGCGTCGGTGTAGGCGGCGACATGCGCCCGGGCGACGTAACGTTCGCGGTCCAGGGTGAGAATCTGATCGGTCAGATCCTGCACTTTGGTCGTCGCCTCGGCGAGGCTTGCGCGGGTCCGCTGGATCGCGGCTTCCAATGGTGTCGGCTTGGTCATGGGGTCTCCCTCGGGTTAAATTGGCGGCTGAGTGACTTCGATAGCGTGCGTGATGTGCCAGCGGCCGTCCGCCTTCGGCTCGGTCTCTTTGAGGAGCCACGGCACGACCAAGGTTTCCCAGTCACTGAGAGAAACCCAGCCGCCGCTTTCCATGCAGTTGATGTCGAAAATTCCGATATTCGCTGCCGAGCGGACGCATGATCCGACCCAGTGCGTGTGCCGGTAGGCAACGCGCGGAGGAACGCCGGGCTTCGTCCACGGCCCTTCCCATTGGATGCGCGCCAAGCCGTAGCGCGGCCAGTCACGGGACCCTTTCTCAAAAGTCCAGCGCGCGCCCGCCCTGGCGAGACAGTCGAACATCAGCGTCGGGTTCGTGTAGCGCTTCCGCTCGAAATCACCCATGTGCGGCCGCACTTCAGCCAGCGTCATCCCCATGACCCCGGCGAGCGCGCCTGGGCCGCAGTTCGCGCCCCATTCGTCGTAGGCGCGGCCGGCATCGTCGGCTGAGAACCGGACGCGCATGGCTAGATGAGTTGTCCGGCTGGCACGCCGATGGACAGGTCGTGCAGTTCGGCAACCGGCTCTGGCTCTGGCGGTTGCTCGACACCCTGGATATGCCCGTCCTCGAGCACGATCCCGACCTTGTCGCCGCTTGCCACCCTCTCGATCCATATCTGCGTGTCGTGCTCGTCGGCCATCGTCGCCAGCAGCGCGAGTCCGTCCTCGTCGAGCAGCGAACCGTCCTTGATCCGCAGCACGCGGAGTTTCGGGTTCATCGCCATGGCGATCGCGCAGGAGACGCGCAGCTGCTCGGCGGAGCTCGCTTGATCGAACGGCAGGTCGCTGAGCGTCACGATGCCGTCGCCGAAGCCGAGATCGGGGACGGGCATGGCGGCGGCCGCGATGGCTTTGGCCTTGGTAGCGCCGCGGTCGGCCATCGCCTGGGTGAGCGTGTCGGCGGCCGCCTCGCTGGCTACGGCGTCGGCTTCCGCCTTGGCACGGGCGGTGCGCTGGGCGATCTGCTCGTTGGTCGCCGTGGCGGCGGTCAACCTGGCGCGGACCTCGGCGGCGTCGATCGGGTCGGGAAGGGGTTGGGCGGCGTCGATCTTCGCCTGCAGGGCGGTCAACTGCTCGGCCCGCTCGCGAGTCTCGTTGGCGGCCTCGTCGCTGAAGGTGGTCCGCTCCTCGTCGGCGTCGGCGTTGACCTTGACGATGCGGGCCTGCAGCGCCTCGATCTGGGCCTGCAGATCGGCGACGATGGCCGCATAGCGGCGTTCGCTGGCGGCGAGCTTGCCGGGCAGGCTGTCGTTGATCTCCTTGATTTCGGCGGTCAGGCGCTCGACCGAGTCGGCGGCGGTCTTCCGGTTGCCGCGGCGCCGTTCGATGTCGGCGTTATGCTCGCCGGCCCTGGCGATCTCGTCGACCAGCGCCGCAGTGTCGATCGGATCGGGGGGCAAATCGTCTGGCACGGCGGGCATGCCGGCCAGCACGGCGCGGAGGCGCTTGCTCTCCCGGTTGATCTCCGTGCGTTTGGCGAAGTCGGTCGCGTTCTTGGCGTCCAGGTCGTCGATGTCGACGTCGAGTTTCACCAGGGACCGCAGCTGCGCGAACTGCTGCGCCGGCTGCATGCGCGAGAACTCGAGCGGGTCGAAGGCGATCGCGCCGATCAGCCCGTCGAGCATCTTCTGAGGCGACGGGTAGCGCGCGCCGTCGGCGTTCTCGACGGTCAGCGTGGTGCCGCCGGCGGCGGTGAATTTGCGCGTCACCTTGATGTCGCCGAGGTCGAGCGTGATGGCGGCAGTCTCGGCGCCCTTGCGGATCGGCACGCTCTGGATGGCGTCCTTGCCGCCGAGTGCGGCCCAGATCGAATCCAGGACGCTGCTCTTGCCTTGACCATTGCGGCCGGTGATCTGGACGAGGTTGCCGTCCGGCGTGATGCTGACGACGCGGAGACGTTTGAAATTCTCGGCGGTGAGTTGGACGATGCGCATGGGAGTTCCTAATTGGACGGGGCGGTGTGCGTTACACGATGCCGGCGGCGATCGCGGCGAGCAGCGCAAGGAGCGCCGGACGGACGATCCGCCATTGGACGATCACCGGAGCGCGCCGGGGTTTTTAGCGAAGTGCATGTGCACAGCGAGGCAGCGCTGGAACGTCGTCGGCTGCGGGCGGCTGAACAGACGGCCGAGCCAGGATGTGAAGGTCTTCATGGCTTAATCCTCCCAAGGGCGATCATCGGGGTCGTCGCGTTGAGCGTCGCGCTCGCGGTCGGCATCGCGGTAGCCGTGCAGCGGGCAGAACGGGTCGGTGACTGGCTCGGGCGGGTCGATGCTGGCCGAGTTCACGGACTCCATCGTGCAGGTGCAGTCCTGCTCGCGGGCTTCGGCGGTGCACGGGTCTGGAATGTCGCGGCGGGTCATGGCAGCGACCCGCCGAGCTGAATGACTTTCCGGCGTGCGCGCTCGACGGCGTACACGAGTTGCTGCTGGACGACGCCGAAGGGGATCTCGACCTCGATGTCGATCCGCGGCGGGTCTCGATATTGATCGCGTTGCTCGCGCAATGTGAGTCGAGGGCGCCAGCATTGACCGTCTTTCCAGCCGAGCGCTTTACGTTGCTGGTGCAGAAGAGCAAGGCGGTTCTCGGCGTCCGTCAATTCCGCGAGCGCAGCCTTGATATGTCCCGCGCGCCGCCCGGCCGCTTCCATGTCCGCCAATGTCTGAGGCGCACTCATCCCAACCTCGCCAGATACGCGACCCACTCGCCGCGCTGTTTCTCGAACAACGCCGCGTCTTTCCGGTTCCGCTGCGCGCTGGCGACGTCACCGCGCGCATCCCATTCCAGCGCGGCGAGTCGGTGGAACTCGACCTGGCGCGCGAGGAAGCGGATTTCCGCGCTGGCCCGCTGGCGATCGATCGTGCGACCCGCGCGGGCCGGAATAGGTCCGTCGTGAAAGCGCTCGAGTTCGGCTCTCGTCATCGTCGAGCCGGTGACGGCGCTGCTGCGCGAGTCGGTGGCGCGCGGGATGGTGAGCGGGATGGCGGTCATGGCTGTGCGCCGTTTCCACCGCTGGCCTGCATCTCCGCGATCAGGTTCCGCAGCCTCGCAGTCAGACTGCGGTGTCCCTTCAGGTTGAATACGGCGATGTTCTGCGCCGGGTCGACCCGCAGCGGCTTACGCAGCCAATTGTAAGTGGTCTTGAGCGTGGCGAGAGGTTCGGGCGTTGGGGGCTTCGGCATGTTCGGCTCCAACGAGTGGAACCGTCATTCTTCACATTGCGTGAAGCATGTCAATGGTTGAAATTCACAAATCGTGGAGTTAGCAATTAAGCAATCATCACCGAGCATGCACGGCGCGTCATTTTATTGCGATGTATGCACCCCACGTTACCCATTGTCACAACAATGCCACTTATGGGTAAATAGACGTTCCTTATGGAGCGGGGGAAATGGCAGAGCTTGTGAACCTTGAGGTGGCCGACGACACGCAATTTCTTCCGACTGTCGACCTGGAGTTCATCCGGGAATATGTGAACGGCATCCCGGTGCCGCGCTTAGAGGCGGTCGCGATGACGGCCTGGACAGCGGCAAAGATGGGGTTTTCCGCCGATGCGGCACACGATCTCTACGTGGCGGCCTGCATCATGATGCGACTCGCCGACGAGCGGGTATGGGATGTCGGTAAACCTACCCTGCTCTGCGGCCTAGTATCTTAGAGAGGATGCGGCTGCTCAGGGCTTGGGTGTCGCCGCGGTAGATGTAGTCGAGGGAAATGCCGTAGGCGTTGGCGAATCGCACCAGCGCCAACGGGTCGGGGCGTCGCTTCGCCTTTTCCCAATTATTCCACGTCGTTTCGCCTATGCCGATGTTGCGGCATATCTCGACCTGGCTGAGTTCGAGCGCTTCGCGCGCCCGGGCGAGCCGGTCGCCGGTGTCCTTCAATTGCTTGGCCGTGCTACCGTTTCTCATTGTCAGAATGTGGATTAATTTCGCCTAAAACAAAATCAACGTTTCGCGCTGGACAGCATCCACGGAATGTGAATATGCTGCGCGATGCACGCGGAACTCATAGACGCCCTCGGTGGCATCGCAATCGTCGCTGAGCATTGCGGCGTCCGAAACCTCAGCACGGTGGGCAACTGGCGCGTTCGCGGGGTCTCGTGGCCCTACCGCCGTGCCGTGGCCGCCCTCGCCAAGAAAAAGCGCGTCACCCTGCCGGACGGCTTTCTCGGTCAAGAGGCGGCTGCGTGAATTCCCCATCGTCAAGCCCTATCACGCGCCCGGTCAATCCGGAGGTGTGCAAACGGGATAGGGGGATACTCCGTTCGCATCATCGCCGCCGCGATCTCACACCGTTCGGCGTCGCCATCCTCGCCGCGTTCGTCACCTTTGCGTTCGGCGCCTTCGTCGCGCTGGTGGCTCGGTAGGTGGCCGCGATCATGAAAAGCGGCCGCCCCGTCGGCGTCTCGGTAGAGCGCGCGGTCGTCGCTCGTCATAGCGGGGCGGCCAAGCTCTCGCACGATCTCGCCGGCGATGTCGCCTATGCGCTGCCAGCCGGGTCCATGATCTCGATACCACAGCGCGGCCTGCGTCCTGGTGCGCAGCCCGATCTTGCGCAGCGCCTCGCGCAGCCGGGCCTTCACGGTGGCGGGTTCGATGCCGAGCTCGCGGGCGATCGTCTTGTTGCCTCCGCCGTGTTTGGCGAGCAATCGCAGCACGTCGAGTTCTCGGCTGGTCAGCGTTTCCATGCCGCGACCATCGCAGGGCGCGCGGGGCATTGCTGCGGCGCCGGTAGGGCAGAATTGCGGAGGGCCGGGTGAGCGCCGCGGAGTTGATGGCCATCGGCGGCTGGTTGGCCGTGATCCTGATCTGTGCCCTTGCCGGTGCTCAAAGCTACGTGCTGCGAAAGGCGCTTGCTCTCAATGACGAGCTGAACGAAACGGTCGCGGATTTCTGTCAGCTGGTGCAAGAGACCGACGACGGCCTTCGTGGCGCGGAAGCAACGGTCGCCGTTCGGACTGCTCAATTGCAAGACGCGGAGGAGCAGCGAAACGAAGCCTTTGCGCTGCTCGACCGTTATCGCCGCATCGGTTTCTCGCCATGCAAAGACGAAAGTTGCTACCGGGCGACGCTAACCATGATGCAGGAGGCCGATGCCTTCCTGTGCCAGCATGAGGAAGCGGCGAAGGCGAGTGGGGTGCGGGCATGACCGTACTCGCCTCCCGCTTCGCTGCCGCGCTCCGCCGCCGCACCTATCCCAATACCGGCGTCCGGGCAAAGACCCTGGCGCACGCGGCCGGCGTCTCGATCGACACCTTCGACCGCTACGTCGCCGGCTCGACGCGGATCACGGCGGAGGCGGTGTTCAACCTCGCGGCATTCTTTGCCAAGTCAGGTGATCATGGGTTTGTCGGCGAGGTCTACGGGGTCGAGGCACCCGGCGTCTGCGGTCAGCTGCCGGCCGTCAATTCCAACGTCACCCAGCTTCGCCCGCACGCCGATCAAATTTTCTGGTGCGACGATGCCGGCAATCTCCACCACGCCGCGCACGGGAGCCTCGAGTTCATCCGCCGCGCCGTCGGCGAGACGGCAACCGAGCGTTTCGCTCATCGCATGCTGGGCTGGGTATCTCTCACCCTGCGCCCCGATTTCACCGCCGAGCTGCGCTATACCGAAGGGCAGGCCAACCAAGCCGCCGTGTCGCGCGCCTGCGCCTTCCTCATCGATGAGGGCCGCAAGACGCTCCGCACCGTGCGCCGCGTCGTCGACTGCGCGGGGGAATGGGTCGCGGCGGTCCCTGCCTCGCCCGGGGAAGCCGCCAACGCCCTGGCGCTCTCGGCAAAGCTTCCGACGCCCTATCTGGTGGTGCATCAGCTCGGCCTCGAGGTCGCCAATAATGTCCCCGAGTTCCGCGCGATCCTCGCCGAGAGCACCGACGACCCCGGCTCGGCATGGGCGGCATCGCTCCGCAACATGCCGGGGCGCGCGTCCTATCTGAACGTCGTCGGCGAGGACGTGACGCTGCCGATCCTCGCGGGACAGCTCGGCCTCCCCGACGACTGGGCCGGCAAGAACATCATGGCAATTCCGACGCTGCGCTTCGCCGACATGACGCGCCATTGGATGCAGGTCGCCCGGAGCGGCCCGGTCCTGCGCCGCGTCCAGGCGCCGATCGGCAACGATCAGGTCGACTATCTCAGCCTCGCCATGCCGGACGGGCCGCGCGGAAAGAACGGCGGCGTCGTGTCGGCGACGAAGGTGCTGAAGCGCGAGAGGATTGCGGCATGACCCGCATCCTGCTCGCCGAAGGCATCGCCGCGCCCCTGCTGCCGCAGCTCGTCCGCATCGAGGTCGGCAAGCGCCTCATCGCCATCACCGACGCATTGGACGCCGCCGGGCTGCGCGTCTACCTCGCCCACGATCTCGACACCATCGCGCGGATCAAGCGGGACACCGGGCAAATCCTCTTTCAGCCGTTCAATCCCGATTTCTGGCCGAACGTCGGCGGCCCGCATGAGGTTGTCGTCGTCATGGTCGAGCGGGACGGCAAGGTCGTCGCCTGCTGCGCGACCCGGCGCATCGAGCTCGAAAATTCGCTCTACGACAATCTCGTCACCCGCCGGCTGTTCTACGCGAACCCGCACGTCGCCGGCAGAGAGGGCCGCTGCATCGTCACGGCAGAGCTTGCCCATCAGATCGAGGACTGCCCGATCGCGCTGAGCGGGTGCGTCTGGGTCGACGCCAGCGTGATGCAGCACCGCCTCGTCGAGCCGATGATGAGGATCGCGCATACCTGGGCGATCTCGACCTGGTACGTCACCTGGCTGATCGGGTTCGCCGAGGAGCGGGTCACGCGGCTGCTCGGCTTCGACGCCTACGGCTACGACCAGGCGCATCGCCGGGTGGCGATGGACTTCCCGGCGCTCGGCATCAACGTCGACACGTTCCTGCTCGCCAGCACGCGGCGGAAGGCGAGGGGGCTGTACCTGCCGAGCCCGGACGCGATCAGGGATCCATCGGAGGAAGGGCAATGACGCAGGACATTGGCGCGCGCGTCCGCACGATCATCGCTGCCGTCGTGACGCCGGCCGTCGAGGACGCTGCGCGCCTGATCGAAGACCTCGGCGCCGACAGCCTGACATTCGAAGAGATCGGGCTGGCGCTGGAGCAGGAATTCGCCATCGGCCGCATCACGCCGGAAGAGCAGTCGTCCTGGGTCACGGTCGGCGATGTCGTCAAGACGGTCGAGGGGAAGCTCGCGTGATCTCCCTCGCCGCGCACCCGAAATGCCGACCGTCCGCCGCCCTCCCCCCTGTGGCGGACCAGACTGCCGGCGCTCGCGAAGGCGCCGGCACCTTTCTCGATCATGATAACTATTCGGTCATCGTCGGCGACGGTCGCCGGCCGCTGACCCGGACAGAATACGCGCTGCTCTCTCTGCTCGCCAGCCGGCCGGGCCGCATCTTCACCTACGAGAACATCGCCGACGCGCTGACCCCATACGGCGACGCTGGCAACGGCGACAGCGTGCGGTCGCATGTCAAGCGGCTGCGGAAGAAACTCGCTGGCGCGTCGCACAAGATCGAGACGCGGTACGGGTTTGGGTACTGCTTGGAGCAGAGGGTGTGAGCGAGGCCGCCCCACATGCGGACCCCGGACCGAAGCCGGAGATGGGGTGGCTGCCCGTCGCGCGACTTTCGGTCGACGAGCGGTACCAGCGGAATCTCGAAAGCCGGCGTAGCCAAGCGTTGATCGCAAGGCTCGTAGAGCGGTTCAATTGGTCAGCCTTCCAGACGATTATTGCCACTGAAAACGGCGATGGCTGGCTCGTGATCGACGGCGGCCACCGGGTCGAGGCGGCGCGCCGGCGCGGCGAGACGCATGTGCCGGCTGTCATCGTCAGGGCCAGCTCGTTCGCCGAACAGGCGGCAATCTTCGTCGACACCAACCAGAACCGCGTCGCCATGACCACCATGGCGATCCACCACGCCAAACTCGCGGCCGGCGATGAGCGGGCGCTGGCAATCAAGTCGCTTTGCGACGAGCTCGGCCTTTCCATCCCGCGCCATCCCTCGGGGGCGAAGCAGTTGAAGTCCGGCGAGACGATGGCGATCGGCGCGCTCGGCAGGGTGATCGCGGACTATCCGCCGGACGATGTCCGACTCGGCCTGGGCGCGGTCGTCAAAGCCTATCGCGAAAAGCCGCATTTCCTGCGCGCCGCGCTCTTTCTCGCCGCCGTCGCCGTTACCCACAATGCCGACGAGCCCGGGCCCTATGCCAACCGGCTCGCCGCCTTCCTGGGCCGCACAGACGGCGACTGGCTCTTCCCGCGGGCGGTCGCCATCTCGGCCGAGATGAAGATCACCGTCCAGATGGCGATCGAGCGTCTGCTGCGGCAGGGCGTCGCCGGCGCAGCGCCGTCATGGAGTGTGATGAAGCCGGCACCTGCGCTCGTGACGAGGCCTGCGCAGCCAGCGGGGGCGCCCAGAGATGGCGCCACCCTTGCGGCACCGGAATTCCTCGGTGCGATGTCGGAGGATGCCCGCTTCGCCAAGGCGGTGCGGGACGGCGCGCCGATCGCCCGGCTCGCAGCGGTGTTCAAGATCAGCGAGGCCGAGGCAACGGCGCGCGCCGCTGTGGTCGAGGGGCGATGATGATCTGCGCCAATCCGAAATGCGGCGCCGAGTTTGAGCGGCCGGCGAGATCAAAGCGGCGTGCCTGCTCGCGCTCGTGCTCGACCGCGCTATCGTGGACAAACCCAAATACCGCCAAATCCCGCAGGGCGAGCATCAAGGCGGTGAAGCAAACACCGGAGGCGAGGGCCCAGCAATCGGCATCGAGCCGCAAGAGGTGGGCCGATCCGTCAGCGCGCGAGCGTCTGAGCGAGTGGAATAGACGCCGGTGGGCCGACCCGGAAACGGGGCCTAAGTTAGAGGCGGCCCTGGTGGCATCGAGGAAAACGCCGGAGGCCCGCAGGCGCGCGTCGGAGATAAAAAAGGCCCAATGGCAAGATCCGGAGTACCGGGAGAAAACGCTCGCGGCCGTGTCGGCGAGCAAGAAGGTGCAAGCCTACCGTGACCACTTTTCCGAGATACTGAAGGCTCGCTGGCAAGACCCGGTCTGGCGAGAGAAATACATTGCAGCGGTAAGGCGGGGCAAAGACAGGCCGGCCGTCCGCGCTCGGCAATCGAAGATGATGCGTGAGCGGTGGGCCGATCCAGCGTATCGCGAAAAAATGGATGCGTCTCTCGTTGTGTCGAGGAAACGACTGAAGCGGCTTTGGGCCGACCCGGAATTTCGGGCGGCGTTCGCTGCGAAACTCGCCGACGCGCGCCGCACCGCCGCAAGGCGCCGCACCGCCGCCGCAAGGAGCAAAGCCGCACCGCTCGGCATCATCAGCGCCGAGGACGTCGCCGACGCGACGCTCGCCATTCTCTTGGACGAGCACGGAAAGGCGCGGTTCGCATGACGACTATCTGCGTCGCAATCCTGCTCGCCGTGTGGCTGCACTGGGAATTCAACGGGTAACTTGAGGGGAAGGTGATGACGGATGTGGCTGGGGTGGCCGGCGATCGGCTGAAGTCATTTATCGAGCGCATCGAACGGCTCGAAACTGAGAAGGCCGCCATCGGCGACGACATCAAGGAAGTTTTCGCCGAGGCGAAGGGGACGGGGTTCGACACGAAGATCATGCGTCAACTCATCGCCATCCGGAAGCTCGACAAGGACGATCTCGACGAACAGGAATCGCTCCTCGACGTGTACAAACGCGCGATCGGGATGCTGCCGAGCTTCGAGGGCGAGGTGCCGGCATGATCCCATCGAGCTGGACGCCGGAGCTCGACGGCGCGTTGCGGACCCTGTGGGCGGCTGGTTATTCGACCGCCGAGATAGGTCGGCGCCTGGGCGTCACCAAGAACTCCGTCGTAGGCCGCGCTCATCGGCTGGACCTGCCGGCACGCGTCAGCCCGATCAAGCCGACCGCCACCCCAGTTGCTGTTGCGCGGCCTGGCAAGCGCGGCTGCCAGTTCATCGCGGGGTCGCCGAACTGGCTCGCCCTCGGCGATGCCATCTACTGCGGCGCCGAACTGCGGCACGGCTCGCAGTACTGCGAGGAGCATCATGCGCGGTGCTGGCGGCCGGCGGAGAAGGCGTCGCCGCCGGTCGTGCAGGACCGGGCGCAGATGAGGGCGATGGGGTGAGTGTTCGCCTCGAACACGGCGACTGCCGCGAGGTCATCAAGACGATGGCCGATTGCAGCGTCGATTCGTGCGTGACGGACCCGCCGTACAGCCTCCAGACGATCAACAAGCGGTTCGCCAAGGTCGGGCGCAACGATAAAACGTGGTCGAAATCCGGGCCGCACCAGCGCACCGCGCGCGGTTTCATGAATCAGAAATGGGATACCGGCGAGACGGCTTTCGATCCGGCATGGTGGTCGGAAGTCTACCGCGTCCTCAAGCCCGGCGCGCATCTCGTCGCCTTCTCAGGGACGCGGACCTATCACCGGATGGCGTGCGCGATCGAGGATGCCGGGTTTGAGATCAGGGACCAGCTGGGCTGGGCCTTCGCAACAGGATTCCCAAAGTCTCACGATGTCAGCAAAGGAATCGACAAGGCGGCTGGTGCGACGCGCGAGGTCATCGAAGAAGGTCCTACCGTGCGTCGCATCCGGCCCGGCGCCGACCAGGGCAAGGATGGCACCTGGGAGAAGTTGGGCGACCGGACCTATACCCATGCGGTGACGGCGCCGGCCACGGCGGACGCCGCCATCTGGGAAGGGTGGGGCACTGCCATTAAACCGGCTTGGGAGCCGATCTGCCTTGCGCGCAAGCCTCTCTCGGAATCGACCGTCGCGGCTAATGTTCTCAAGTGGGGGACGGGCGCGCTGAACATCGACGGGTGCAGGGTCGAGTTTGCCGGCGACGGGGACGAAGTCGAGAGCAAGGGCAAAAACCAGCACGGCGATTTTGGCACTGGGCCGATGACAAATCGGGTCTATGGCAAGTTCTCGAAGGATCGAGAGAATTACGACCCGACAGGGCGCTGGCCGGCAAATTTGCTGCTTGATGGCAGCGATGATGTGCTGGCGGCTTTCCCGGGTTGCGGTAGCAGTTCCGCCGCCCGCTTCTTCTTCTCCGCCAAGGCCGACGCCGATGATCGCTGCGACAGCAAGCACCCCACAGTCAAGCCCGTGGCGCTCATGCGCTGGCTCGCGCGCCTCGTCACACCGCCAGGCGGCCTAGTTCTCGACCCGTTCTCCGGCAGCGGCACTACCGGCGTCGCCTGCCTTCGCGAGGGGTTCGAGTGCATCCTGATCGAACGCGAGGACCAATACGCGGCCGACATCCGGCATCGCATCGCGAAACTCAGCGGGCTCGACGCTCCGCTGTTCACCGGGGTGGTGGCATGACCCGCGCCCGCCTCGGCCGTGTATTCCCTCTCGCGGCAGCCATCCGCCTTTACGGCGAGGGCAAGACGATGCGCGAGGTCGCGAAGATCCTCGGATACACAAAATCGCCCGTTCGGGCCTATCTCGCGGCGTCCGGCATCCCGCTGCGGTCGCGCGGCGGCGCGCGGGCGATGAAGGGCATTCCTCACCCGAATTATTCGAGGAAAGCGAGATGAGAGAGCGTCCGCCGGATCGGCGCAACAACGCAACTGACAACATTCGGTGGCCGCTCGATGGCGGCAAGCGCATCCATGTCACAGCTGGCTTCGCGCGCGACGGCAGAATCGTCGAAACATTCCTGCGTGGCGGCGGCCAGGTCGGCAGCGAGCGGGATCACCTCCTCGACGACGTGGCCGTTCTCGTCTCTCGTTGCCTGCAGCACGGCGACTCGCTCGCCGATATCGCCGCTGGCGTAGGTCGCGAACCATCGGGCGCGCCGGCCTCCGTCATCGGCGCCGCCGTGGACTGCCTCCGTCGCGTCGAGACAGAAATCCCGTGACCTCCGACCCGATCGCCGCGTCGCCGCGCGCCGTACCCTACGCCGTGCGGTTCTGCCAGCACTGCGGCGAGGCGATTCCCCGGCGGCCGAACGAGCCGGCGAGCAAATACAAGACCCGGCGATTCTGCTCGCCGGCGCATTTCCGGGTGCATGAGCGGGCGGCGGGAAATCCGTACAGCGCGCCGGAGACGCTGACGCCGGCGGATCTGGGGAGAGAGGCGGAACTGTATCGCGGGCTTCGGTATGAGAATGTCCGGCTGAGGGGCGGGTGAGTCGGTGAGTTTCGACCTCCGCGACTACCAGACTTCGTTCGTTACGTCGATCCGAGCAGCCTTCTCTGCCGGCAAGCGGCGCGTGCTGGCCGTGAGCCCTACCGGATCCGGCAAGACGGTGATGTTCGTCTACATCGCCCGTGGTGCGGCGGCGCGTGGCAAGCGTATCTGTATACTCGTCCATCGTCAGGAACTGCTCGACCAAACCAGCCGCGCGCTCGACGAGATGGGCGTCGAACACGGCGTCATAGCCGGCGGTCGGACTGGCCGAAAGGGAGCGGTGCAGGTAGCGTCCGTGCAAACGCTGGTGCGCCGGCTGGATCAGTACCCGGGCTTCGACATGATCGTGGTCGACGAGGCGCACCATGCTGCGGCCGGCTCCTGGGAAAAGATCATGGCCGCGTACCCGAACGCCTTTGTGCTGGGCGTGACCGCCACGCCGGAGCGTCTCGATGGTCGCGGGCTCGGCAACCATTTCAGCGAAATCATCGTCGGGCCGACGGTCGCGGAATTGATTGAGCAAGGCTATCTCTCGCCATATCGGCTGTACGCGCCGACGCGCCCTGACCTCGCCGAGGTGCAAACCCGGATGGGCGACTACGTTGCGGCCGAGCTTGTCGCGGCGATGGATAAACCGACAATTACGGGCGATGCCGTCGACCATTACCGCCGACTCGCCGCCGGCAAGCGCGCCCTGGTGTTCTGCGTCTCGATCAAGCACAGCGAGCACGTCGCGGCGCAATTCGGGGGCGCCGGGTTTTCGTTTCTCCATATCGATGGCAATACCGATCCTGGCACGCGCATGGCCGGCACGCGGGCCTTTGCGAAGGAGCAGGTCCAGGGTCTATCGAACGTCGATCTGTTCGGCGAAGGCTACGACGTGCCGGGCGCGGAGGTGGCTATCCTGCTGCGACCTACCCAGTCGCTCGGGCTGTTCCTGCAGCAGTGTGGCCGCGTGCTGCGCCCGGTCTACGCGCCTGGATTTGATCTGACCACGGTGGGGGGGCGGCGCGCGGCGATCGCGGCGGGTCCGAAACCCTATGCCATCCTGCTCGATCACGCCGGCTGCTGCCACATGCACGGGCTGCCTGACGACGTGCGCGAGTGGAGTCTGGAAGGGCGGAAGAAGCGGCGGAAGTCTGAGGCGAGCGAGGACGGTCCGGCCATCCGTCAGTGCGACCAGTGTTTCGCCGTTTGCGCCGCCACGCTGACCGCCTGCCCGGCATGCGGCAAACCCTTCAAGGTCGTCGGGCGCCCTGGTCCCGAGCAGGTCGACGGCGAGCTCGTCGAGTTCCGGCGCGACCCGGAAGCCGATCGGCTGAAGGCGATGACCTACAAGGAGTCGCTCGCCTGGGCCGGGACCGACATCGAAAAGCTCTACAAAATCGCGAAGGCGAAGAAGTACCGGCGCACTTGGGCGATGCACGTCCTGCGCGGGCAAAGGCGCGCGGGATGACGCGCGAGTCACCGGTCCTGAAATCTGTCCTGCTGGCCGTCGGCAGCCGGCCGGACGTGCGGGCGTTCCGGGTCAACACGGGCATGGGCTGGGCGGGCGATGTCACGCGGCTGCAGGACGGTTCGGTGTTGATCCGCAATCCGCGACCGCTGCGGGCCGGTATGGTCGAGGGCGGCTCGGATATCATCGGGCTGCAGCGCGTGCTGATTACGCCGGCAATGGTCGGGCGGTCGATCGCGCGGTTCGTTGCGGTCGAGACCAAGGGAGATACCGGGCGAGCGTCTGACGCGCAGAAGCGGTTCCTCGCGATGGTGACGGATTTCGGCGGCGTCGCGGTCGTCGCCCGCTCGGTCGCGGACGCGCAGGCGGCGCTCGATGGCGGGCTGTTTGGGTAGCGGGCTGACGGTCGAGCAGTCGCGCGCCCTGGCGGTTCGGCGCGCGATTCGCGGGCTCGTCGACGGTCAGATACGCGAACGAAGCGGCAATCTGCGGTCGTCCATTGCCGTCGAGGCGTGGGAGGCATGGGCGCGACGGAACCGAAAGCGGTTCGCTGAATCGTTTCCACAGCTGCTCGATGCGGCGCTGACGATGGCGCCTGGCGTGCTGTTGCCACCGCACGCGGATATCGTCGATTCCGACTTGGGTTTTGAGGCTGGCGTGCCGTCCTGGTGGCCGTCTGAGCCGGCGCCGATGCCGCTTGGAGCCGTCCGCGCGTCCGTGGGAAGCAAGTATTGGGAGCCGGACCCGGAAGGGCGCTGGCTGGCGACTTTGCCGCTGTACGAAGCTCGGGAGCCGTCGTTGTGGTCGTATGCGGACCGCCTAGCGTGGCTGAATTTAGCACCAACGGACAAGGAAGGGCGCGCCCGGTGGCTCATGGATTTCTGCTATATCGAGCACGTCGAGCCGGCGCTGCTGGCGGCCGATTGTGAGGACTGCCCGGTAGAGATCATTCGCGAGGCGATGCAGCCGGTACTCGATGAGTGGTGCGGCACCACGGTCGCCACGCGGCCGCGCTGGCTGGACGTCGCCGATATCGTCGCCTGGGATCCGAAAGAGCCAGCGAAGTGGTGGGTCAGAGAAGGCGGACTCGACATCGTCGGATGGGCTCATGCGGAACAGCGTCTCGAGGATGGTAAAGCGGTAAGGGTGTATGCGACGCCGGCCGCGTGGAACGAGGCGGGCGCGGCCGGAGCGCCGGGCTGCTGCGTACTCAACTGGAAATCTGGCCGCGCTCGCCGGCTGCTAATTGAGGCGACGGGGCTGACCGGCGATAGCACAGAGCACGGGGAAGCGCTGCAGAAGTTGGCTTACCGGGCGATACCGCGGATATTTGTGGCGGCGGCCGCGCCCGGTTAGGAGCGCGGCCAGCCGATTACATAGCGCCTAGATGGCCGAGGTCGAGCGGCGGAAGTTTCTTGCGCCTCTCGTCGGCGGCTTTGATCGCGCAGAGGAAGTGCGAGTAGATGCGCTGGCCGACGACGCTGATGCCCGACTCCGGGCGGTCGATATAGAACTTCGTCTCGAAGCCGATCGGCTTCTGACAATGCGTGCAGAGGCATTCGGCCTCCTGCTTCGTCGCCTTGCAATCGAGGTGTTTACAATTCCCCTTGCAAGGTCCATCTTTCGCTCCGGGTTTCGGCAACATAATCCAACCCATTTTCATCTCCATCTTGCTTTCGACACTGCCAGCCGTTCCACCGGCTGACAGTGCTATTGTAGCATATCGAGTTTTCGGAAATTGCAGAAACAGGCCAATATCAAGGGTTTTTTGAATCGTGCCCCTTGATTTCATTAGCGAAAAATAATTGAAAAAAGTGCTTGGTGCGGTTTCTCTCGATACTCAGAACAGCGCCGCGACGACAGGCTGGACGGCGGCTGGACGGCGCCGCGTCGGCGCGACCTGATCGGGCACGTAATTCGCCCGGACAAGCGCCTCGGACAGCGGCGGACAGACAGAGTTGCCGCAGCAGCGGACCTGGGATGTCTTCGTCAGGGGCTTTCCGTTGAACATCGGATCGATGATGTACGATTCCGGGAAGCCCTGCGCCCGGAAAAGCTCGCGCGGGGTCAGCATCCGCATCCCAATGTCGACAATCTGGTATTCCTCGCCGGCCACGGTGACGAGGCCGAAGCGGTCGCGCGTCGTGACGGTGTGCATCGGCTCCTCCAGGCGCGGATCCTGGTCGGTGCCGAAATACTTGATGAGGAAGGCGCGGACTTCGCCGATGTGCCATCCGCCGGCGGTGATCGTCGGCGCCGGCTCGTCGACTGGCTGGCCGTCCTTGCAGGTGCCGCGCAGCTTGACGAGGTTGGACGTCACGAGACCCTGCGTCGTTCCGCGTTGGATGATGGTGGAGAGAGGCTTGGTCATCGGGTGGCCTACCATCCCGGTATTGTGCTGCGCCATGAACGCCGCGACTAGCCGGGCGCCGTTCGCGGTCGGAACGATGGTCGGGATCGGCTTGTCGGCGGCGTGGGTGCGCGGCTCCTGGCCCGGGCGCTCGCCGTAGCGCGGGGCGATGAACGGCGTCACCAGGGCGTGTTCGCCTCGGGGTGCCGTGGTCACGGTACGGAGCGGCTCGTCGATGCCGTGGACTCGGCTGTCGCCGTGGTGCGTCACCGGCACGATGAATGGCGTGGCCGCGTCGATCACGTAGCGTTTGATGCCTGCCGCGATACGCCGCATGGTGTTCTCGGCCAGCGGGCGATCGCGCTCGAAGATCGACGGGCAAGGAATAGACCAGTCGATGCAGTCTGCCGCGGTGCGGTACGGCTTGAGGTTTTGGATGTCCTTAAGTGTCAGGCCATGTCCGCGTGCCCACTCCGTAACGATGCCATCCTGGCTTAGCCGAAGAGGGGCGTGCGTAGGCGCCGGCCAAATGATCGGCAGGCCGTCGCGCCGCGCGATGACGAACAGGCGCTTGCGGATGGTCGGCGCACCGTAGTCGCAGGCGCGTAGCTCGCGGTCCTCGACGCGGTATCCGAGCTTCACCAACTCCCGTTTCCAGCGGCGATAGGTCAGCCCCTTGCGGAGCGGGCAGGGAACCATCTTACCGTCGACGCCCTCGATCAGCGGACCCCAATCGCGGAATTCCTCGACGTTCTCCAGCATGATGATGCGCGGCTGCACGAGCTTCGCCCAATGGATCACCACCCAGGCGAGGTCGCGGATGTTGCGCTTGACGGGCTGACTGCCCTTCGCCTTGGAGAAGTGCTTGCAGTTGTGGACGATGATCCCCTCGACGATATAGCTCTCGTCGTCCTCAACGCCGATGTTATAGACCGTGGCTGATTGCCCCGTGTCAGACTGCTCACGGATGGGACACCATTCGATGCCGTTCTCGGTGCGCGTCTGCTCGTGAAGTGCCGAGACTTCATCCCGCCAGCGCAGCTTGTAAATCGGTTGCGCCGAGACAATGCGGCCCTCGATGGTAGTGGTGTTATTGCTGTTGAGATAGATTCCTGCGGTGTGACCCAGGCTATTAGCCAGCGCCTTGATGCCGAAGGCGAGAGCTTTAGAGATTGTGTTGCACTCGACGAAAGCCTTGGCGTGATCGCGGTTGCCGTCGGCGCTGAGGTAGCCTTGCAGCAGAGCGCGGCGCAGGTGGTCGGATAGACCCAAGGCCCATGCTGGCACGGTCTTCGTGCCGGCCCCGTGACCGAAGTGCGAGCGTAGCCACTCGACAAGGCCGCGATGATTGGTTGATCCCTGATAGGCGGTCTCGACCTCGCGCCAATGCCATGCAAGTTCGTTGTGTCCCGCACGGTAACCCTGGCGCGGCCATGCCTCCAGCGTCGCGCGGAGGGTTTGATGCTCATGCTTGCCGCAGATTATGACAAGTTCGGCGCGCGTTTCTGTGATGCGAGACCAGCCATCGCCGAGATAGCGGCCGGCGAGCCACATCAGGCTTTCGTCGACCATCATTCCGCGGCCGCCAACGGCGGGAGCTTCTGACGGGGGAAACTGGCGCGGCGTGCCCCAGTACCATCCGCGATCCAGCATCGATGCTGGCGCCCATCTCGGCTCGTTCAAATTCCACTCGTAAGACCGGCGATCATTGTTCCAAACCGGCGCCGGTCGCTGGCGCGCATAGAACGGATGCTCATGGCTCACGGTCAAGCCTGGATGGCCGTGCCCGCGTAGCGTCAGCACAGGCTTGGTGGTTTGGTGCGTCTCGGTGACTTTTTTCCAGCGCAGCCTGTGCGTGAGCACTTCGTCGCCGGCTTGAATCTCCTCGATCGCGCGGTAGCCGTCGCGCGTCAGAACCATTGTGCCGGCTGGAAAGCAATCGGGCGAGAACCACGCGAGGCCGACGGGGCGCCCGCGCGCCACGTCGCGGGGATCAGCGCGCCACACGGACTGGCACATATGTTCCGTGTCGGGATGATTGGCGGCGTGCATCGCGATGGCTTCTTCGTCGTGGTTCACCGCGATGGCGATCGGGCGCCCTGTCGCCATCTCGATGCCAGTGGACGCGCCGCCGCCGCCCGCGAAGTTGTCGACCTCGATCTCACGCTGCATTTTCATTCCCCCTCGTTAAACGTGCCTCGATCGCCTCACACGCGAGTTCGATCTTCCTCGGGATAATCGCGTCGTCGTGCTCGTAGCTGCGTAGCCGGCGGCTGGAGCAGCCGATGAGCGACGCGGCGTCCTCCTGGCGCAGCGCGAGACGGGTTCTCCACGCGCACATGTCGGCGCCGGTCATTGCGCCGTCGCCTCGTCGTCGGCCGGCTCAACGATATCGCCCTCAATCACGAGCGGGATGGCGAACTTCTCGGCTTTGTCCATCAGGTCGAGTTCGGCGCGCAGGGCAGCGATGTTGTCGCACTGCGGGCCGAGTAGTTTGCGGATTTTCCAGGCGTCGAGTTGCGGGGTGTGGTTGTCGACGGTGCCGTTCCATTCCTGCGGCTCGGCAAATCCCGGCTCCCAGTAGACGAGGCTGGCCGTCCATGTGTAGCGCCCGTCGTCGCCTCGGCAGTAGGTGAGGCCGAGTTCGCGGCAGATGGATTCCAGCGACTCGAACGCGCCGCCGCGTACCTCGTTCGCCATGAGGCGCAGCGGTCCCTTGCTGGTGAACGCGTCGACGATTGCGGCACGCGCGCCGGCGGCGTCGAGATACTCGCCCCAATCGAGTCCGACTCCCTCGCTCTCGATGGCGTCGGCGAGTTCGTCGATCTTGTCGGCGGCAAGTTTCCCGCCGATGTCGATGCTGGCGCTGCTACGGTCTGACATGGCTATTTCCTCCTCGTCTCGATGTGAAATCCGTCCGGTCCCTCGGACACTCGATCGCCGCCGGACATCGGGCGGCCCTGCTCGGCGATAAGCTCGTCGACCTCGCGCCAAGTCGACGCCTCGCCGATCGGCCGGCCGTTGTAGATGACGGGTTTGCGGGTCATGGGGTGGCCTGGGCGACGCGCAGTTTGCGCCACGCCTCTTTTGTCGCCAGGCGATCGAACGGTCTGTCACTCCCGGGCCTCATGACGAAGGCGAACGCTTCCAGTTGTTGCGTGGAAATGCCGGCGCAGGCGTTGACGCAAGCGGCGATGCGGCGCAGATCCGCCTCGGCCCGCATGCCACCTAGCTCGGCTATGAATTGGCTATCCTTGCCGTGAAGCGTGCCGATATCGGTTGCCGTCCACGGCTCGGCGGTGTGCTTGGTCATCGTGTCTCCCCTTCTTCTGGTCTGGTGCACATCGGAGCGGCCGGGTGCGACCCCTGCCGCTCGCAGTGCGTCAGAGCGCGGCGAACAGGTCGGCTGCCGGCGCCGCGACGATCGCGGCTGGCGGGACCGTGACCGTCTCGACGGACTGGCCTGCGCGCATCCTGTCGACTTGCTGCCCCATGCAGCGGCCGGTGACGTGGATCCGGTAGCGCGCGTGCCGCTGGATGACCCGCTCGGCGATTTCGCGGAGTGCCGCCTTGATCGCGGCGCCCTCGGGCGTGCTGTCGTCGGCAAAGGTGATCTTGTAGACGTAGCCGTGATCGCTCGGCTCGAGTACGTCATGGCTCACGAGGTCGACCGGCGACCGCTCGATGTCGATGCCGATGGCGCCGTCCTTCAGCGCGGTGGAGACCTCGAGGCCGGGCAGCCCGCCGCACAGCCGGGCGAATACGCCGCTGGCGATTGCGCTGTTGATCTGGCGGGTGAGTTCGTTCTTCAGTTTCACGTTCGACATGGTAGGTCTCCGGTTGATGACGCTGCCGATTGCAGCAGTGAGCGTCGGCGCGTGGTGCCGGCGCTCTAGCTGCGATCAGGGCGAGGGGAGCTTGGCTATGACGCCACGCAGCGCCATCATGTCGTCGTGGTGGTTGTGGTCGGGGTTCTCGATCGGCATGCCGTAGGCGGCGGGGTCGGCCCACTCTCCCTCAAGGGTGGCGTGCAGGCGGCGCAGGACGGTGATTGCCTCCGCGACCGTGGCGGCGTCGATCCTACGTGCCGCTCCACTGTCCGGCTCGCCATCGGGCGTGTAGGTGCGGCTCTCGGAGAATTGTTCGTCCCCGACGGTGTCGACTAGCGCGGCGGTAATCTCGTCGGCATAGGCGACGTTCTCGTTGAACCGGCTGAAGGTCGCATCGCCATCGAACAGGCGCACAGCCTCGCGCACGGCCGCGCCTTGGTCGGCGGCTTCGACGTCGCACATCTTGACGCGAACGGTCGCGTATAGGTGGACGTGGAATTTGCTCATCTGTCTCTCCGTTCTCGGGGTTGCTGGTTAGGCGGCGTCGATGAAGCGCAGGCGCACGTAGTGGCCATCGCGCTTGAGTGAGAGTTGGAAAGTGTCGGCGTCGACGATCGCGGTGTTGCTGGCGGGCGGAAACGGCGTCCAGCTCGGGCGCGCGTCGGGCGCTTCGTCTGTGTTGCGCCAGCGGATCGCGTTGCCCTGCACCTTCGTGACGATGCGGCGCGTGCCGTTCAGTTCCGGTCGATAGGTGTTCTCGACGCACTCGAGCACGGTGCCGATCTGCAGGCGGCGTTTCACGTCGGCGAACGATTTCATCTGCTTCTCCCTCTGCTGGTCGTCTGGCCTTCATTCCAGCGCGCCCGGTGGTGGGCGAGCGCGCTGGCGAGAGGGTCAGGCTCCCTGCAAGTCGGCGCCGCAGTCGGCGCAAACGTCGTCGCCGTCGTTCCAGTGCTTCGACGGGCAGGATTCCTCGGTATGCGCGAAATGTCGCGTCGCCGGAGCGGACGCCTCTGGCGCGGCCGTGGCGCCCTCAAGCCCACGCGCGTCCCATACCGCCCGAACGGCCCATTGCTGGCCACTCGTGGCATAGGCCGGCGCCGTGGCCGCAAGTTTGAGAAGATCGGCTAATACCGTGCGCGGCACCGCGACGGCTTCCGCGTCGCCCTGCAAATCGAGCGAGGTAATCCAGACGTCGAAATCGCCCTCATCACCCTCGGGGTCGAACGCATAGTCGCTAGCGGTCGCCACTTGGGCGAGCGCGGCATCAAGCGCCGCCTCATCTGCCAACTTGGCGATTTGTGGTAACTCGACAGCCTCGCGGATGATGTTCACAAGCTCCAGCGCGCGCGCCAGTGCACCCACCATCGTCGCGTGGGCGCTGATCGGCCGGCCCGGCACAGCGGGGTGTTCGGCTTGGACGATGTAGATTTTCGGCATGGTCGTTTCTCCTGCTGCTGGTCAGAGTGAAATCGTGGAAATTTTCCGGCGGTTGTAGGCGCGGTTCCGGCGGATATCCTGCTCGGTCTGCCGGCCCGTTCCCCGGCACGAATGGCAGTCGCCTTCGTGGCCGCGCCACTGCCCGTTGACCGTGCGGCCGCCCCAACGGTAGCGCCCGGTGCCGTGGCACTTCGCGCAGTCGCCGGGACGCTCGTTCGCGATGGCGAAGTCGGTCATGGTGCGGCTCCGGCTGACGTGATCGTGACGCTGCAGCCGGGATGCTTCGCGGCGTACCGCTCGGCCATCTTCTCCGCGTCGGCCAGCGTGAGCGGGTAGACGGTGAAGTCGTCGCTGCGGCCCGGCAGTCCGGTGACGGTGAGTTTGGGCCGGCGCGCCATCGCGGCTTGGATCGCTGGTGGGGTGCCGTTGTCGATCACTTCCCGCCTCCAAGGATGATCGTCTGGCCGCTGGTGCTGATCTGGAATTCGTCGCCGGCCCGCAGCGCCATCCGCGCGATGTCGGCCGCGATCTCGGCGCGGAGCGCTGCAGGGCAGTCCTTCTCGAACTCCACCACCAGCGTGCGGTAGGGCAGGAACGCGAGGCGCTTGTAGTCGCCCGCGACCTCGACGTGGCGATCGGCGAACACCAGCCCGCACGGGTAGATGCCGCAGAACAGGCGCGGTCCGGTCTTCACTGAACGACTCCGGCGATCAGCGCCCTAAGCAGCGCGATGACCGCCAGCACGGCGCTCCAGGAACCAACCACGATCGCGACGTAGGCGAGGGTGTTTCGGACGATCGCGCGGGTCTCGGCGGTCACTGCACGACTCCCGCCTTGAACCACGACACGCCGTCGGCGCTCGCCTCGATCCAGCGGTAGGGTAGGCTGTCGATCGGCTGCGGACGCGAGTAGCGGTTGTCAAAAGCCAGCCCGTCAGCCTCGACGAGCATATGACCCTCGCCGGTCTCGGTGAGGGCGGCGACGAGAATGGGATGCTCGCCCGCTGCGCGCATCCGATCGAAGGCGGCAAACGCGAGATCGTAACAGGCAGGAAACGCGAACGACGGGTCGCGCTCACCGATCGCCCGGTAGACGGCAGCACGCGGCGGCGCCATCGGATCGTCGCTGATTGTCAGCGGCGCGCCAGCGCAGCCCGCCAGCATCGCGCAGCCCACGCCTATGACGGCCCACGGCACGATCACGATGGCGGCGTAGATGAGGCCGCGACGGATGGCGCGGCGGGTCACTGGGCGTCTCCGGCGCGCACCAGCAGGACGAGCGGGGCAGCGCCGCCGCCGACATACGAGCGGCCGCGCGACCGCAGTTCGTGCTCGACCCAATGCCGGTCGTCGTCGTCGTCGAACATGGCCAAGGTAGCGTCCTCGCCGCGCAGGGTCTGCTCGCCCGTGTTGCTGTCGATATCGTAGATTTTGACTCTCATGGCGTGCCTCTCGGTCGGATGCTCTGGCGCATCGTGACGCGGCTGGACGGACCCGCCGCGCTGCGATGGGTCAGAGGGATTTCCAGACGGCGCCTTGGCGATATTGGATGGACGTGCAGCCCGCATTCGGCTCGCCGTAGCAATCGAGCGGGGCGAAGTCGTCTTGCGAGCCGGGGCCGTCGCTCGTGAGGATGCGGCCCTCGTAGTAGACCTCGCCGTCGTCATCGAGCATGCGGAAGGCGCGACCGCCGCCGTCCTTCAGTTGGGCAACCAGACCGTCGTTCGCGTTGCGCGGTCCGATGACGGTGATGTCGCGTTTTTCGAGGCAATCCCTGGTGATTATGAAGGCGTGAGTCATGTCGTTTTCTCCGTGCGACCGGAACCAGCTTCCGGTCCCTCATTTCTGCTACCGACTCCACGCATTGTCAACCGCTAAAGTTCACAAAATGTGAATATCTCAGTCAGCGATCAGCGTAGATAGCCACAATCAAGCCGTGTTCCCCGCTATTTCGGGCTACCACCAATCCACATTTTGTGAGTATTCTGTGGCGCCGCGTTGACCTGCAATCAACGTGAGGACTGGGTGCGTGGGCTGTCCCCCACAGCCTGCGCGCCCGGTCCAACCCCGCCGATGCTCGGCGGTTTATGGGGGATTTCATGCCGCTCCGCGTGTCGGTCTGATCCGTGCCAGACGACGAGAGAGTCGTTCCGCTCGCCGATGCGCGCAAAGCCGCCAAGCGGGCCAAGCCCGGCGGCGAGTCGGCTGAGGTCTCGCTCGATGAGACGGAATTCCGGGCGCTAGGGCACAATCACGGCGTCTATTACTTCCTCGCGCGCAGATCCGGCCAAATCACTGAGGCGAACGGCCGGGCGTTGAGCAATGACGGCACGCTGCTCGGGCTGGCGCCGCTGCATTACTGGGAACGGGAATACCCGAAGAAGGGTGGTTACGACCGTCCTGCAGCCATCAACGCGCTCATCCAGGCGTGCCTGCGCGCCGGCGTGTTCAACATCGACCGGCTGCGCGGCCGTGGCGCGTGGTGGGACCGCAAGCGCGTCGTCCTGCACCTGGGCGACCATCTCATCGTCGACGGCGAGCGGCAGCCCGTCGCGTCGTTTGACACCACCAATATCTACGAGGAAGCCACATCGTTCGGCATCAACCCAGGTCCTCGGCTCGACAATGACGAGGCGCGGCGGTTCTTCGAGTTGTGCGAGCTGCTGCGATGGGAGCGGCCCTGGATGGCTACCATCCTGGCCGGCTGGTGCGTCGTGGCGCCTCTTTGCGGTGCGCTGGCATGGCGCCCTCACATCTGGATATGCGCGCCGCCCGGCTCCGGCAAGTCCTGGGTGCAGGAGCACATCGTAGAGGCGTCTCTGTCCGGCATCGCCCTCTCCGTGCAGTCTCGAACGACGGAGCCCGGCTTGCGCCAGGCGCTCAAATCCGATGCGCGCCCGGTCATCTTCGACGAGGCGGACACCAAAAACCCGCGCGATCGTGAGCGCCTCCAGACCATCATCGAATTCGCCCGGGCCGCGTCGACCGAAGGCGGTGCGCCGATCGTCAAGGGCGGCGATGCCGGTAAGGGGCAGCAATACCGCGTGCGGTCGTCCATGTGCTTCTCGTCGGTCCAGCCCATGCTGACCGAACAGGCCGACGAGTCGCGCTTCACGGTGATCCAGTTGCTGGGTCCGGAAGGCAATACCAGCGATATGAAGCGTGCGATCGCCGAACATTTCGAGACGATCAGCGCGATGACGGCCAAGACGCTGACAAAGGACTTCTCGACCCGTCTCCTAAGCCGCTCGTTGGCCCTCCTGCCGGCGATCCGCGCCAACGCCGAGACCTATGCGAAGGCAGCTGCGGAGATCATGCCAAGCCGCCGCAATGGCGACCAATTAGGGGTGCTGCTCGCTGGCGCCGCGGCGCTGCACCACTCCAAGACCCTGACGATCGATCAGGCCCGCGAGTCGATCATCAAGCTCGGCTGGATCAACGAGGCTGCGATCGAGGCGAATTCGACGCCGGACCACGCCAAGCTGCTCTCGTTCATCTGCCAGCAGGTCGTCATTTTGCGTCTCGGCAACGGCTCGATCTACGAGCGCACGATTGGCGATCTCATAGCCAGCGTGGCCAAGGAGTATCAGGATGAGGTGATCCCGCCGGACAACGCCTTGGTCTATCTGCGGCGTTACGGGATACGCGTCGAGCGGCTCAACCCGCTTGGCTCCACGCCGTCCGCCGAGGCACCCTACCCGGGCGCTGGAGACGGCTACTACGTGTGGTTCGCAAACTCGCACTCTGCCCTCGAGCGCGTCCTCCGCGACACCTCCTGGGCCGTCCAATGGGCCGTGCCGCTCGCCCGCGCTCCGGGTGCGATCAAGTCCAAATCCTCGATGAAATTCGGCCACGGGTCGTCCTTCCGTGCCGTCGCCGTCCCCTTCAAAGCCATCGATCCGACCGAATAGCCCTCCAGCGTGTCACCTACATCACACACGATTAACGTGCACGCCGACCGTTCGACTATCGCCCCAGTCTACGTGACACGCCCCAGATCGAGCCTTGTCGCCCCCCTGTGTCACAGGCTGTTGCCCTCCCTCTGTCTCTGTCATGTGTTTGATTTATAGCAATCTTTTAGGGGGGGGCCACAGGTGACACGCTCGGGAGACACCCCTTCAGGTGCGCGCGTGATGTGCGCGTGTGTATATGGGTGGAGATGTGCGAAATCCGTGGCCCCCCTTTCTTTCTTTCTTTCTTTTCAAAGTGGTAAGAGAGACAGAGAGGGGGTGACGGGGTGTGACACAAGGGGGCCACGGGATTTTGGAGCGTGTCACGTCCCGCGATAGGTGTGGTTGAGAGGTTGACTCAACAATGGAGGGAACGATGGCGGCGACGGTGGATAGGCTGATCGAAAGGCTGATGCTAGGGCGAGCTAGGGTCAGCGCCGTGAGGCGGGCGAGGTTGGTGGCCGGTCGGCAGTTGGTCGGCGACCTTGGCGCTCGGCGCCCTCGAAGCGAACATCATCGACCACGGCGGCGCGGTGCCCGACTGGCCGGCCGACCAGCCGCCGGACGCCTCGGCGGTCATATGACCGGATTGGTAGATGGTCCAGTGCGTTGCACAAACGGTGGGTTGTGCGACGGTCGCGCGAAGGTTGATCGGACGACGCGACCGCGCCACCCCTCAGTCTCATTGATGCTGTTGCATAATCAAAGTGGCGATGGTAGAGTTATTGTCGTTTGTGCAACACTTTCAGGGGAACCGCCGCCATGCTGATAGGCTACGCTCGCGTCTCGACCGATGACCAGCTCCTCGACCTCCAACTCGACGCCCTGCAGCGGGCCGGCTGCGAGCGCGTCTACACCGAGACGGCCAGCGGATCCCGCCTGGACCGCCCGGAGCTCGCCAAGGCGATCGCCGATCTGCGCGATGGCGACGCGTTCATGGTCTGGAAGCTCGACCGGCTCGGCCGCACCGTGCACCAGCTGGTCGACCTCGTTCGCACCTTGGCCGATCGCGGCGTCGCCTTCCGCTCGATCACCGACACGATCGACACGTCGACGCCGGCGGGTCGGATGTTCTTCCACATGATGGCCGCGCTCGCCGAGATGGAGCGCGACCTGATCCGGGAGCGGACCAATGCCGGGCTTGTCGCCGCTCGAGCACGCGGGAAGGTCGGCGGCCGGCGGCCGAAGCTTGCCCCGCACCAGATCGAGCAGGCGCGGCTGCTGATGAGCAACCCGAAGGAATCGGCTTCACGCGTCGCCGCGACGTTCGGTATAGACCGCTCGACGCTCTATCGGTTGCTGAGGCAGGCCGCTGACGCCTCGCTCGTGGGCAGTGACACGGCTCGGCCGCCACGAACAGCGTCACAGACGCCATCGATCGGGCGCGGTGGGCGCTGATCCGCTCGCTGGCGGCCCAACCACGACGACGGCGCGCTGACCTGGGTGCGCCGTCGGTCGGCGGGTTGCCCGGCCGGCGCCGACCCTGCCAGGCGGATCGGCGAGCGCGCGTCAGAGTGTTCGAGGGGTGGGGTGGGGACCGCTGCCAGAAAAACCCACCGGCTTTTCTCACGTTCTCCCCTCGCCCGTAATAATTTTTTCCTTCCCATGATCTTCATACACGCGTATATCATCCACGGATTGTGGAGTTTTGCGAGATGACGGGCGGCTTGGCTGATGTGCCGGTGACGGGGTTGCGGACCTGCGCGACGTGTGGGAAGCCGATCTCGAAGTTGCGGGCGTCGCACGCGTATTGCGGGCGGGCGTGTAACGAGCGGGCTCGGCGGAAGCGTCGGTCGGCGGAGTTGGAGCGGCTGCGGCGGATTGAGGCGCGCGCTGGCGAGCATGGAGGGCGGGATGGCGAGTAGCGAGGTAGAGACCGCGGCGATTGAGTGGGCCGCCGCGCGCCTGGCGCTGTGTCAGGCCGATGCGTGGAAGGACACGGCTGCGGTGCCCGCTGCGGTGTCGCGATTGAGCTCGGCGGAAGCCACGCTGGCGAAGGCGGTTCGAACGACGTCGTCACCTGCTGCGGGGGTGCGGGGGTGACGCCGATGGAGGGAGGACTGCCCGTGAACGACGAAAAATTCTATGACGAGGAAATCGCTCCGGCGCTGAGTGATCTGGCGCGGAAGTGCGAGGAGCGCGGGATCGGGTTCCTCGCGATGGTCGGCTATGACGATGCGGGGTCAGTCGGTCGAACGGTGACGCTTCCGGAAAATGTCCCCTTCATGCTTCGGCTCGCCGACACGCTCGGGCGATGCTGGTGCGAAGGTGGCGCCGTCAATGTCGACGGCTTCATGATAGCCCTCATGCGTCACGCCCGCGAGCATGGCCACAGTTCCGCCGTCTTGGCGCAACTCGGCGTGCCGACCACGCCCGCCGCTCGATGAAGTACCTGCGATGACCGTCGATTGGGGCCACGATCATCTCGCGAATGACCTGGCGCTGCACCTGCGGTGTGGCGGCGAACGATGGGTCTGGCAGAACATGGCGGTGCTAGGCAGCGGGCAATCGCGGCCCGACGTCTACGCGCTCAAGCGGTGGAGCTACGACCATCCGGAGCTCGTCGCATACGAGGTAAAAATATCGGTCGCCGATCTGCGCTCCGATCTGACCGGCGGGAAGTGGCAGAAGTATTTGAAGATAGCCGGCGGCGTTACCTTCGCGGTGCCGCAGGGGCTGTGCACACTGAAGGACATTCCGTCGGGCTGCGGCCTGATCGTGCGCGGGTCCAAGATGTGGCGTCACCTCCGGCGGCCGACGCTGCAGCGGATCGAGTTGCCGACTGGCGCGTGGCTGCGGCTGATCAATGTGGCGCAGGGTGCGCGCTCTGGCGCGGGAGAAACGGCTGATCGCTATCACGCCAGCGACTACTACCGGCGAGAGCACGACAACTTGGTCGATGCGCGCGCCAGGCGGAAGATCGGTGAGCGCCTCGGGAAGGATATCGCGGAATATCTAGCGGCTCCCAAGAGCGCGCGCGAGGTTCTCGACAAGGCGACCGCTAAGGCAAAGCAGATCGTGGAGAACGCGCGCGTCGAGGCCGCGGCCGAAGCTGAGCAGGCGAAGGCCGCGCTGGCTGGCATCCGCACGGCGTTCGGCATGCCGGCAGATGCCTCGGAATACTCCGTGCTCGGTGAGGTGAAGCGGCGGGCCCAAGCGCTCCAGGTCGATGCCGAGGTGCGAAGGCTTCGATCCCTGCTGCGCGAGGCGGCGAGGGTATTGGATGGCGGAGAGGCGGTTGCGCGGATAGCGGAGGAGGCGCCCACCATCGGACTGGTGGCGAGCGTGGGAGGCTGAGATGGCTGACACCGCGCTACCCGTGACCGTGACCGACGATGCATCGCACCAGCTTGCTCTGCGGGAAATCGAGCGGCTGTGGGGCTTGCCGCGTGGCACGCCGGACGGCGACCGTCTCGACGCGCTAATGACGGCGGTGGATGCGTACGAGCGAGCGCGCTGGCCGGGTGATGAGGCGGGAGGCTGATATGGCGGACGAAGGGCTGACGGCTGGCGAACGCGCGTGGTTGACGACCGTGTTTGGACGTCGGGTGAACGGCCCGGTGCCTGAGCCGGCCCACCGGTCGCGGATCGTGCCGCTTGAGATCGCGGCCGAGCGGGTGGACGTGCGGTTCAGCGACGCGCCGATGGTTCTGTTCGGCGAGACGGTTCCGAAGATGGTGGATTGGTCGCGGGTTGGCGATCTGACGACATGGGCGACGCTGTCTGGGGCGCTGGCGCTGGACGAGCGCGGAAACCTGTCGTGGGTCGACGACCCGAGCGACGCACTGGCCGTCGACACGGCTACCGACGAGCTCGCCGTGCCGTACGAGACGCTGACCATCGATGCGGTGAGCCGGCTGCCGAATGTGTCGGCGGTCGACCTGCTGAGATTGCCGGGACCGACGCGGCTGTTCATCGAGCGGTCGGCGGATTGGGTTCATGACGTGATGAGCGACGTGTGGGTGAACCGGGCGTGGTCGGCGTGATCTGGCTCTGGTCCCTGCTCTGGGTGCTTGGCGTCAGCGGGGCTGTGTGGCTGGCGGCCGGCGGTGTCGCCTGGCTGGCCGCTTGGTGGCGAGGTAAGCGATGATGGCGCGCATCGGATGGGTAGCGGTCCAGGTGGTCTGCGCGTTGGCGTTCTGGGTCGCGCTGGACTGGGGCGGCGAGCACGTTGGCCTTGTGCGCGGGATTCTGCTCATGTTGATCGGTGCTTCGGTGTGGCACATAGCGGAGAAGATTTGCCGATGATGGCGCTGACGAGACGGTCGATCATGAAGCTGCTCGGCGCGGCTCCGGTTACGCTGCCAAGCGTGGCGTCGGCGCTGCCGTCCGTGTTGGCGCGGGCGACGACGGCCGTGTCGGCGGCTGGCGCTCTCGGTGAGCCGCCGGCGCCGATACCCCAGCAGTACTACGGGGGTATCGGTCAGGCATTGGGAAAACAACTCGACCGACTGCGCGAGCAGGCGCATTCGGAGGCTTATCGAATGGCGGCGGTGCGCGTCGGTGGACTTGATCCCGACATTGCATGCTTGCGGTCGCCGTCGCCGGCGTGGAAGGCGCGAAAACAGCTCGAGCGGTTGCGCGCGAAATATGAGATCGATGTGCAGATACGGCGGGTTCTGTGGGGGTGACCTCACCCGTCGACTCTCGCGGTGTCCCGCTGATCGGCGTGCCAATCGACGAGGTGCGATACTGGCTGCCAGGATCGCGGCCGGTGCGGGTGGGTCGGCTGCTGAGTCCCGTCCTGCCGTATGGGCCGCCGCGGTATCGAGCCGTCAGGTGCGCGGCGTGCTCTGTGTGCTGGCACGATAGCGCGGCCGGTCGCTGCATATACGGCGGTCCGTTCGTCGAATAATTGAGCGGGTGAGAAAATGCCCGTTGCAAACGGATGGCGATGGGCGTAGGTAGGAAATCCACGTAACGTGGAGTCGGTGAAGCGAAGATGAGAACGGGACCCGGAAAGAAAAACAGCGTCAACGTGATCCTCCGCGCGAAGGGCTATCCGAAGGAGATCAAGACGATCGGCCGCATCGATGGCGCGACGCATTCCATGACCGTGCATCGCGGGATGAGCCGTCGCGACTTCCTCGCTGCCTCGCGCATCCCGCCATGGCTGCGCCGCGGCAAGCGAAAGACCGCCGCATGAACAAGCACAGCGTCATCTCAGATTCGCCGATCCCAGACTTCCCCCTGCCTTACCCAACGGGTCATCGGCCGCACGCTCGGCATAATGCCTGGGAGCGTGCGGTAACTGTGATCGAACACCTCGGCCTCGGGTCGCCAAACCCGATGGCGCGGCTAGCAACGATCAGCCGGATCGCGAAGGTGATTGCGGATTACGATCGGTTGGATCGTGACGCGCGGGCGATCGAGGTGGCGGCCGATATGCGCGAGGTAGCGGCGGACAGGGAGGCAGGCGGATGACGACCACCGATGGTGCGCAGTTCCAGAAGCAGGCGGGGCCGTTCTGCGTGTTCTGCGGGCAGTACGGGGTGCATGCGGAGCGGTGCGCTAGCGGGCATGCCGGCGATATGCGGGGCGACCGTGAGACGCAGGTGAAGCTGGATCCCATGCCAAGTCGGTATACCGGGTTGTGGCGAGAGCCGGCGTCGGCGAATTTGGAGGCTGTCGCCCGGGCGATGCGGGATGCCGCGAGCCGGTTCGTGTACAGCGATGCCGAGTGGGAGCGCTTCAAGAACGGCTCGCCGGCGACCTATCAGACCGAATTGCTCCGCGCCGAGGTGGCGGCGAAGCTGCTGGGCGGGCATGCCGCCGACTCCGTCACCATCTCGCGCGGCGATCTCGACGCCTTGGTGCGCAGCGAGCGGGCGGCCGACCAGCGCGTCGAGCAGTTGGAGGGCGCGAACCGCGATCTGCGCGCTGCCGTGCTGGAGCGTGACCATATCATCGACGCTCTACACGCCGAGCTCGCCGCATGGCGCCCGGCCCCGCCGGTCACCCAGTCTCTCGCCGACGACGCAGTGGAGCGTGACAACGTCCTCGTCCCCATGCGCCCCGCCAAGCCCCCGATCCCCGACGAGGAGCCGCGGCGCGTCCACAAGCCGTTCCCGACGGCGGTGCTCGGCTTCGGCTGGACGCCCATCGCATGAGCGCGTCGATCGCCGACCGGGTGCGCGACGTGCTGGCCGACCGGCTGGGCGTCGACGTCGAGCGCGTGACAGCCAGCGCGCGACTTCGCGACGACCTCAACGCCGACAGCCTCGACGGTGTCGACCTCGCCATGGCGCTCGAGGATGAGTTCGGCATCGAGATGGACGACATCACGGATGTGCCGCCGGCGAAGGCGCTCGTCAGCGATGTGGTTGCGCTGGTCGAGCGGAAGGTCGCGGAGAAGGTGGCGTGACGGTCGGTAAGGGTATTGCCATCGCGGGACTCGCGCTCGCCTTCGCTGCGATCGCGTGGTCACCGGTCGGGGGAGTGTTGATCTTCGCACTCCCGTTATTCGTTCTCTGTGCACTCATATGACCGAGCGAGTGCGCGGCTTCCTCGCCGGGGTGACGTTTTACCCGTTCCCTATATTCGTGCCCGGATGCTTGGCAAAGCGCAGCGCCCGATGGCTGAACGCGTGGGCCGCTGGCATCTTCACCGATATTGCGATCGTTGCGATCGGCGTCCTGTGGCTGCTGACCCTATGAGCGTGCCGGCGCGTCGATACCCCAGCGGCACATGCGCCGAGTGCGGCGACAAGTTCCCCAAGCGCGTCGCCAGCAAGCGGTTCTGCTGCGCGCTCTGCCGGTATCGCGCCTTCATGAGGAAGCTGCGGGCGGATGCGGCGAAGGGGAGGGCGGCGAAGTGAAAGACCTCTACATCGCCGAATACGATCGCATCCGAAACAAGTTGGTTGATGCCGGATGCCCCGATGACCTTGCCGAGGAGATCGCATCCGAGCGGGCGTACCCGGCGATGCGCGACCGACTCGCCGACATGGCGGATGACGCGCGGATGAGGGCGAAGGAGGAGCGGCGGTGACGATAGTCTGCTATCGGGCTGGCGTGCTCGCAGCCGACACAGCGCTGTGGGGCGGCGACGTCCTCGTCGGATCGACATCGAAGATCGCGCGGGCGGCCGATGGCTCTGTCGTTGGCGTATGCGGCAGAGCAGGGATTGGCGAGAGATATCTCGCATGGGTTCGTTCGCCGTATGCCGACCTCGGCAGTCGGTTCAAGATCGAAGAAAACGACATCAGCTTCGAGGCAATCATTGCGAGACCGTGCGGCGATGTTTTCTTCGTCGACGAATTTGGGAATCCATTCCGCACCGTCGCGCCATTCTACGCCATCGGCATCGGGGAGAAGGTGGCCTACGGCGCGCTGGCCATGGGCGCGAGCGCCGTGCAAGCCGTCGACGTCGCGATCAGGTACAGCGCCCACTGCGGTGGCGAGGTGGACGTGCTGCAGTTGGAGCCGCCGGCATGACGATAACCGCCGAACTACTCGACAAGCTCGCCGCCGCGGCGACTGCCGCCGACAAGGTCGCGCCGGGCGGATGGCTGGATGACAGCATGCCCGACTGGCCTGACGATCGGCAGGTGGTCTGCGCGGACGGCCCGGTGTGCGACACGCTCAACTCTCATTTCGCGTTCAGCCCGGATGACCGCCGCGCTCTCATGCTGCACGTCGGGCTCGCCGATCCGCCGACGATCATGGCGCTCGTCGAGTTGGCGAGGAAGGGGCTCGCCCCGCAGCCGCAGCCCGCCTCGTATCGCGCCTTCGTTCTCTGCGACATGCACGGCGGTCAGGTTCGCTACGACAACGTGAAGACGCGTCCAGTGCCGGAAGGCGTGGAGTTGCGTCACGGCACGAGTGACAGCGACATTCCAGCGATCCGACCGCGTCCAACGCATCTGTTCCTCTGCGCGGGGTGCGCGGCGGTGTTCGACACGGATTTTGCCGGATGAGCATGAAGCCGACCAAGAAGGCCAGCACCAAGCGACCGGTCGCGATGATGACGCGGTCGAGCCACGAGCGGATTTGCCGGGATCACGTCGGTAAGGCCGCTCAGTTCGCACGCGAGCGCGACGATGTTCGCAGGACGCTGGACCTGCTGCTGGGCGCCATGGAAGTGGCCAGGATAGCGGGCTACGTAAACCCCGGCGTGCTCGACTACGCATACGCCGCGGCCGGCAGGAAGCAGCCGGGGAAGTGAGTCCGCTCGACCCCTACGCGCTCCTCGGCCTGCCCCGCGATGCCACGACCGCGCAGGTCCGCACGGCGTACCGCCGGCTCGCCAAGAAGGCGCATCCCGACGTCGGTGGCGACGCTGAGGTATTCGATCGCATCAAGCTCGCGCACGACGTGCTGACGGACGAGGCTCGCCGCGCGAAATACGACGCGACTGGCGCCATCGATCCGACGGCGGTCGATAACTCGCACGTCGCCCTGATGGGCATGCTGTCGAACGCGCTGGACGCCGCGCTGCAGGAGATCGCCAAGACAGGCGGCGTGCAGGCCGTGGCGCGGACGGACCTCATCAAGGTCATGTTCAAGCATATCCGCGCACAACGCGAACACCTCGATAAGCACCGCGCCGGCCTGATCGACTCGCGGCCGAATTGGGCCGCGCTCGCCGAGAGGATCACCGCGAAGCCTGGCCGCCCGAACCGCCTCGGCGAGATCGTGCTGTCGAGGATGGTGGCGATCGACACCCAGCTTGCCGCCATGACTGCCACTGAGAAAACCGTGGACGCCGCGATTCTCGCGCTCGGCGACTACGATTTCCGCGTCGATCCTCCGCCGCCGCCCGAGCCGATCACCATGCAGATATGGCCGCGGTTCACCTCGCCGGCCACCCGATGACCGACCAAGCGCCTCACTGGGTCCGGCGCACGGTGGAGGACTTCCACCGCATCAAGCGCGAGCTCCCGATCCTCCAGCAACGGTCCTTCGATGAGGGTGGGCGACGCGGCTGGCGTCTGCTGTTCCAGGGTGAGCCGGTCGCGGTGTGGGCTGCTGGCGGGGTAGTGAACGAGGTGATGGTCCGAGTCCGCTGATCGGCGCCTACTTCACGGTCCGTGGAGTTTCCGCTATCCTGCTGTCATGGCGGAGATTCCCTATCCAAAATACGAAAATCTCGCCGCCCTTCTCGCTGAGGGGCAGAGCGAGACGGAGGCTGTGCGGCTGTCCGGCTTCTCGGCCGGCGCGCTCGACGGCATCAAGGCTGGCCCGTATTGGGGCCAGGTGATCGCCCGCGTCGACGAGATACGCGCTGAGCGGCAGATCGTCGTGCCGGCGCCGGCGGCGCCTGTCGACGCCGATCTCGACCCGACGGAGATGACGCCGAACCGGTTGATGAAGGAGGCGTGGAAGACCTACGTCGCCGCGGCGCAGGCCGGCATGCACAAACCCGCCCTCTCTGCCATCGAGCTAATCGGCAAGTTCAAAGGCCACTTCGTCCAGCGGAAGGAAATCACCTTTCCATCGCTCGACCAGATGCCGACGGAACAACTCGAGCACATGCTGCTCGAGCTGGACGAGACGGAATACAGCGAGGTCGACGAGCAACCGGACCCGCCGCCGGCTGGGTTCTCGCCTAAATGATCCGGGCCGACCGCGCGTCACTCCGCCAGCTTGTCCGCGACGAGCTCGAACGGCGGGCGGAGATCAAGGCGCGGTGTGAGGCGTCGCTTGTCGAGTTCATCGCGCACCTATGGCATGTCGTCGAGCCGGAACGCGAGTTCGTCCGCGGCTGGGCGATTGATGGGTTGTGCGAGCACCTGACCGCCGTGACGGATGGGCACATAAAGCGGCTTCTCCTTGGGGTGCCGCCAGGCTTTCTCAAGAGCTTGAGTTCATCCGTGTTCTGGCCGGCGTGGGAATGGGGCCCGCGCAACATGCCGTCGATGCGGTATCTCGCCGCGTCGTATTCGCAGGGACTCACTGTCCGAGACAACGGCAAGTTTTTGCAGGTCATCCGCTCGCCGGAATTTCAGAAACTCTGGGGTGATCGTTTCGAGGTCACGCGCGACACCGTTACCAAGCCGGAGAACAACAAATCTGGCTGGAAATTGGCATCAAGCGTCGGGGGTGTCGGCACTGGGGAGCGCGGAGATCGCGTCATCGCGGACGATCCAAATTCTATCAAGTCCGTTGAGTCCGATGTGGTTCGCAATGAGACCAATCGTTGGTTCACCGAGGTGGTGCCAACTCGCATCAACGACCCGGAAGAAAGCGCGATCGTAGTCATCCAGCAGAGAACGCACGAAAGCGATGTGACCGGCACCATTCTCTCGAAAGAAATGGACTACGTCTACTACATGGTCCCCATGGAGTACGACAGCGCCCGCCGCTGTGTGACGGTGCTGGCGGTCGACGAGGACGGCGAGCCGACCCGCACATGGGAAGATCCCCGGTCTGAGGACGGCGATCTCGCGTTCCCTGAGCGGTTCACGTCGAGTGTCGTCGCCAAGCTTAAAAACGACATCGGAGAATATGCAGCGGCCGCGCAGCTGCAACAGCTGCCCGCTCCTCGCGGCGGCGGCATCTTCAAGCGTAAATGGTGGGGCCTCTATCCGCCGCTCGATCATCCGGAACGCGACTCAGGCGGCCGGATCGTCTATCCGCCCTTCGAATATCTGGTGGCGTCGCTCGATACCGCGCTGACCGAGAAACAGGAGAATGATCCGAGCGCGCTGACGATCTGGGGAGTGTGGCGCGACACGGGCGTGAAGAAGCTTGGGCCGCGGCTCATCACGGACGGGAACCAGTTGGTGCGCTTGGACGATGACCAGCGGTCGAAGATCATGCTGGTGTATGGCTGGAAGAAGCACCTCGAGCTGCACGGGCCGCCGGTGCCGGACGAAGCGCAGATCGCGACGACCTACTGCCACCTCTGCCAGGCGGTGACCGGGATGAAGCACGCGGACACCTGCCGGGAGTGGTTGCGCGAGCAGCAGAAGTTCTGGGGCATTGTCGAGTGGACGGTGCATGCGTGCAGGAATTATCGGATCGACACGCTGCTGATCGAGGCGAAGGCGAACGGGCTTGACGTCGCGTCTGAGTTGCGGCGCCTGTACGCGAACGAGGATTGGGGCGTCGAGCTCATCACGCCGAAGGGCGACAAGGTGGCGCGCGCGCACTCGGTCGTGCACCTGTATTCGAACGGCATTATATTTGCCCCGCAGTTGTTCATCGCAAAGGAAGATCGTTGGGCGTACCCCGCCTGGGCGGAAACTGTGATTTCCGACATGGCGATCTTCCCCCGCGGCGGCCGTGACATCACCGACACTGCGACTCAGGCGCTGCAGCACCTACGCGACCGCGGGCTCGCCGTGCGAAACGACGAGCAGGACGCGGCATACGAGGAGTCGTTCCGCGTGCCGCAGAGGTTGCGGCCGCTCTATCCGACGTGAGGGCGAACTGGCCGGTCGGCCGGGCGGCATGGCAGAAAATAATTGACGTAGCGTGGAGACAGCCGTATTTAGAAAATATGATAATCACCTCCAAACAGTGTCGCGCGGCTCGTGGCTGGCTTGGCTGGACGCAAGTCGAGTTGGCGACTCGCTCGCGGTTGAGCGCGGCGACGGTGGTGAATTTCGAGCGACGGAACCGGATGCCCGGCGAGCGTGCGCTGTCGGCGATCAGGACGGCGCTCGCCAAGGGCGGTGTGCGGCCGACGTTCGATGATCGCGGGAAGGCGGTTGGGGTGGAGGCGAGGCGGTGAGCGCCTTCGATCTCAGCGTGAAAATATCGGCCGGCGTGGCTGAGTCCGGAGGCAAGGTTAGGACATTCGATACCAGCCTTCCCGGTCTCGTATCCAGTCATTGGCCGGACCTGCAGTATCCCCAGCAGCTAGTCATAATTCCTCGCGAGGATTTTGATGCCATTCTCGTCGCCACAAGAGGGCGTCCGATACTGGCTGTGCGAGATGCTGCGCTGGTAACGCTCGACAGAACAAAGGTTCCGAGAAAATCGGCGATCAGGCGCGCGCTCGCATGGTGGTTTGCATGACTCCGCCTATCGTCACCCTCGACGACTTCCTCGGCCGCTACTACCGCGCCAAGGTGCTTTCTCAGGAACCGGTCGCCAAAGTGACGGCGGCATTTGCCGATGCGGCGGCTTTGAACCCGGCGCTGGTCGATGAGGCGAAGGCGAAGCTGGCGGAGATAGCGGCGACCGGGTTGTCGGACAGTGATCTGCGCCAGCGGGATTTCATTCTGTCGGTGCACCGCGAGGGGTTGATGGCGGTTATGCCGTGAGGAAGACGAGGGGATAGATGGCCGACCTACCCGAATTCGAACTTCCCGCCGTCGCGAACGACGCGCCATCGTCGCCGATCATCCGGCCGTCCGTCGAGCAGGAGATCGAGTCATGCGGCATGTGCACGGCGTACCTGCCTAACGCGCCGGGATCGAAGTTCGGCGCCTGCTGTGCGAACCCACCGGTTCCGATGCTGGTCGGGATGGGGCAGGGCCTGGACGGCAAGCCGCGGCCGATCGTCGATGGCTACCGGGCGCCGGTCGGGTTCAACACGCAGCGGTGTCGGGACAGTTTCGAGCGGATCACCGCGGAAACGCCGTCGCTGTATCGCGACTTCGTGACCGAGGGCGGCGCGCAGTGACGGGCGTGCCGGTCACCATCGACAGCGACGACCTCGAGGCGCTGCTGTTCTCGACGGCGGCGATCAAGAGCGTCGAGAACGCGCTGATCGCTCAGAAGCGCGACGAGCAGTTCAAGTCGGCGGCCGGGCGGTTCTCCGCAGCGCACGATCGGGCGGCGAACGCGTGGCGCGAGGCGACGCGGCGGCGGGATCGGCCGGAACTGTTTCGGGAGCCGACGGCGAAGGAACTCGAGGAGTTGCGGCGTCTCGACCTTGCCGGCGCGAGGGGGCCGCAGGGGATCGAGGTGAATGTCGGAAGTCTTCGGCATCTGCTCGGGCCCGGCTGGATCGAATTCGGCGTCCATCGCCAGCAGGTGAATTGGACCGGGTCCGGTGCCGTTTGGCAGCATGAGACGGCGGCGCCGAGATGCCGGCTGACCGCGCGCGGCATCGATGAACTCGGCAAGGCGTTCCCGCCGATCGGCGAGGGCGTGGAGTAATTCGGGGGAAATGCTGGCAGGCGAGCGGTGGCGTCAGTTTCGGGAAGGTAACGACCCCTATTAAAGAGGCGCTTTGAATGCGGGCCCCGGGAAGATCATCCCCGCAAAGGCGTCGACCACCGCGTTAGTTTTGGCTGTCGTGCGGCCAGGCTATTTGCTATACGGGACCATCATGCAGCGCTCGCACGCAAAACGCGGACAGTGGTTGAAGCGATCCTAGTTGGTCGCCCTGTCGTTTGCGTCGCGCGAGTGTGCCATGCCTTCTGGACCTTCTCTGAATCACCTCTTCCAGCGATCCCGCGGCCGTTGCCACTACTGCCGGCGCGAGATGGTGCTGGCCTACGGCCGCCCGAATAGCGTCACCCGCGACCACGTCCTCCCGCGCTCGCGGGGCGGTCGTGGCGCCCGCAACATCGTCGCTGCTTGCTACCGCTGCAACAACGTCAAGGGCGACATGACGGCGGAAGAGTTCGTTGCTGCCTATAGAGGGCGCGATCTCCCGGAAACGCTCTGCTCCCTTGCCGCGCCTGCCGAGGCGTTGGCCCGCGGGCGGGCGAAGGCGTCGAGGCGCGCGGCGATGCGCCGCGCTATGGAGCGGGAGTTGGCGGGCCATTCCGGCGCCAGCCGAGGGTCGCCAGCGGCCCTTACCCTCGACCGGGCACCCGTGCTATTCTCTCGCCGCTAACCTTCCTGGCGCGCTGCCGGGTGACCTCCTCTGCCGCTGTTCCGCGACGCCGCGGGCTGGCCGCATCAGGGTCTGTGCGCGCCAATGGTCGCCAATCTCGCCAGAGGGTTCATGCCGGCGCCGGAGCCGGCCGCCGCGAACGATGAGCCCGGCGAGTCGACGGTTATCATCCTGCCCGGCGAGGAAACCGCCGAGGGAACGGCGGACCCGGCTTCCGGCGCGCTCAAAATCGAGGTCGAGGATGGCTCGGTAAAGATCGACCTCAGCCCGCAGTCGCCGGCGGCGAAGAAAATCAACCCCGAAGACCACGACGCCAACCTCGCCGACTTCATCGATCCCGGCGAGCTCGGGCGCATCGCCTCGCAATTGAGCGACGCGATCCAGCAGGACGACCAGTCGCGCGACGAATGGCTGCAAACCCGCGCGGCCGGCATCGAGTTGCTGGGCTTCAAGCTCGAGGAGCCGCGCGGCGACACCGGCACGGCATCGGCGCCGGTCGAGGGCATGTCGACGGTCCGTCACCCGCTGCTCACCGAGGCCGTGATCCGGTTCCAGTCGAATGCCAGCGCCGAGCTGCTGCCAGCCGGCGGACCAGTCAAGGTCCGCGACGACTCGCCGATCAAGCCTGCGCCGCCGCCGGGCGCTCCGCCTGGCATCGGCCACAACGGCGGCCCGGAACTGACGGACGGTCCGGACCCCGCGGCCGCCTCCGCCGATCCAAACGCGCAGACCGATGAGGACGGCGACGATCTCGCCGAAGCGCTAGAGAAAGACTTCAACCACTACCTGACCGCGACAGATAAGGGCTATCGGCCCGACACGGACCGGATGCTGTTTTGGGTCGGCTTCGGCGGCGCCGGGTTCAAGAAGGTCTACAACTGCCCGATCCGCCGGATGCCGATCTCGCGCTCGGTCGATGCGTCGGACCTCATCGTGTCGAACGCCGCGAACGACTTCGAGGATTCCGGACGCGTCACGCACCGTATTCTCATGCGCCGCTCGACGCTGGTCCGCATGCAGATCGCCGGCGTCTACCGCAACCTCGGGAGCCTCACCGCCGGCCAGCCGACCTACCAGCCGAACGCCGTCGATACGACCATCGCGATGGTGCAGGGCTTCAATGATCGGATGCAGCGGCCGGAAGACGCGCAGTTCACGATCTACGAGTGCTACACGGAACTGAACATCAAGGGGCTCGAGCACGTCGACAGCGACGGCAAGCCGACCGGGCTGGAGCTTCCCTACCGGGTGACGCTTGACAAGGACAGCCGGCAAATCCTCGAGATACGCCGCAACTGGAAGAAGGACGACATCAACTGCCTGCCCAAGCGGGTGTTCGTCAAATTCCCGTTCATCCCCGCCATGGGCTTCTACGACATCGGCCTGCTGCACCTGCTCGGCAATGCCGACAAGGCGCTGACCGCGGCGTGGCGCATGATGCTCGACACCGGCATGTTCGCGTCTTTTCCCGGCTTCCTGTACGCCGACTCGGTTGGTCGCCAGCAGACCAACGTGTTCCGCGTCGGGCCCGGCATGGGCGCGAAAATCCAGACCGGCTCGCAGCCCATTCAGAACGTCGTGATGCCGTTGCCCTACAAGGACGTGGGCCAAGGGCTCGCGATGCTGGTCAAGGACGTCGAGACCACCGGCCAGCGCGTCGGCGGCACGGCCGAGCTCCAGGTCGGCGAGGGGCGCCAGGACGCGCCGGTCGGCACGACTCTGGCGCTCATTGAGCAGGCCGGCAAGATGCTGTCAGCGGTGCACGTCCGCCTGCACGCCGCGCAGAGCGAGGAATTCCAGCTGCTCAAAGAGAGGTTCCGCGAAGACCCGGAAGCGTTCTGGCGCCACAATCCGAAATGCGCGAAGCCGTGGAAACAGGCGCAGTTCATCGCCGCGCTCGAAAAGTGCGACATCGTGCCGGCCGCCGACCCGAACACCTCGAGCCACATGCAGCGGATCATGAAGGCGGTCGCCATCAAGCAGCTGCAGGCGATGAACCCCGGGCTGTACGACGGCAAGGCGGTCGATAGCATGATCTTGAAGATGATCGGGATCGGCAATTACCAGAAGCTGTTCGCGCCACCGCCTCCGCCCGGCGCACCGGCGCCTGGTGCGCCGCCGCCGGACCCGGCGAAGATGGCGGCGCTGCAGTTGAAAGCCTCGACCGAGGCGAATAAGCAGCAGGCCAACGCGGCGCAGAGTGCGCAGGACGCGATCGAGGCGAAGGCCGCGCAAGACGCGCGTGCCCGCGAGGTGGCCGTCGAGTCCGCCGATCGCGCCGCCGATCGCGAGTCGCGCGAGCGTGTCGCCGGCATGCGCGAGGAGACGGAACAGATCAAGGCGAATGCCGACCTGGCGAAGACGCACGCCGGCATCGCGTCAGACTTGCAGCAGCACAGCGACAGCTTGGCCGCTGAGCAGGCGCGTCACGCGGCTGGCCTCGTGTCGGATCATATCCAGCAGAGGAACGAGCTTTCCGCCGATGCCGATCGGCACGCCGCCGAGATGGGCGCCAAGACTGGCGGCGTAATCCGCGAGCACCTGCGCGGCGTCGCCGAGCACCGGCAGGCGGACGAGCACCACCGCGACGTCATCGCTCAGGAGGACCGTCACCACGCCGACGAGATGGCCGCTGCCGAGGCCGAGCGCGAAGCAGCCGCGAAGGCCGCTCGCGACAAAGGTGGTCTCGCGAAACCGCCGAGTGGTCATCCGCGGGTGATTTGATTACAGAACGGAGTTGGTAGACAATGGATAGGGCGTCAAGAGTCAGAAGTTGGACGGACCATCATCGTGAGGCCGGCATCGACGCCGTGTCTGCGGCCGTTTGGGCTGAGTGGAATGTCGACCATCCTGTAGTTTTTGGCGGGGCCGGCAATATCTGCGTCGATTCAAATTGCGATTGCGGACTGCCAAAGAGTGAAGCGGAGTTTTTGCATCGCCGTGACCGGCTCCGCGGAATCTCTGATCGCGCGTGATCTGAAAAAATGAACGCTCCGTGAATTCCTGTTGACACCGCCGCAACTCGCGAGCATCTTCCCCCACATGAAATCGTTACGCACAACCGCCTGGCAGATACTTCCGGAACCGACGCGATCGGTCCGGCGGTTCGCCATTGCGTGCGCCTATCAACCCGCGAGAAATCACGGGATGGGTACGACCGGAGAGGGGTGGAGCGCGTAAACCGCAGCACCACAGGTCACGAAGACCAAGCCCTCTCCCTCACCCGGAGAGGGTTTTTTGTTTGTTACGGCGGCTTGTAGTTCGGCTCCGATCAAACCCGCAGAGATGCGGACCGGCGGGGCAGGCTGGTTTCAAGCGTCGGCAGAATTTCGCGGCGCGCAGCCATGCGTGCCGCTATGGGCCTAAGCTGCGGAACAGCGGGCGATCTTTGCAAGATCACTGTCTTGGGTTTCGACTACCCATAGGTCCACCAATTCGCGTCCGTAGCTCGAGGGTCGAGCCTCTCGTTGCCAACGAGAAGGACCGGTTTCGATTACCGGCGGACGCTCCATATTTGGTCGTCGGCTCTGGTGAGCGGGTGCGCCTTATAAGCGCGCGAGACCGGGCGGACGGCCTGGAACGGGTAGGTTCGAAACCTACGACGACTACCATTGCAGTGAGGAACGGTTCCCGCTGAGTCTCATAAACTCAGTCGCGTCGGTTCGACTCCGACCGCTGCAACCAACGCGCCGATTGGCGCACGATGGGGCTAGGGCGGGCAGGGTGGTCCCCTGTCTGTCGCGATGCCGGGCAGGAGAATACTGGCCTCACCAGTCAGACCTCCTGTTTCCCATTTGCCGCTCTGGCCGACGTGGTCAAGGCGCCGGTTTGAAGAACCGGATATCTCGGTTCGATCCCGAGGGGCGGCACCAATTGCGGATGTGGGGCATTGGCTGCCCAGCGGTCTTCCAAACCGCCCTAAGCACGGTTCGATTCCGGCCGTCCGCTCCAAGTTTTATTCCTCACGGTCCCGGTCGGCACGGGAGCGAGACTGTTAATCTCGTCGTTCCAGGTTCGAGTCCTGGGTGAGGAGCCAATTACCAGCGTGGCGTGGCGCCAACAGGCACTCCAAACGCCTGGACGAGGGTTCGATTCCTTCCGCTGGTGCCAACTGTCGCGGTGTCCAGGCGGACGGCGCGGTCTGCAAAACCGCGCGGTCGGGTTCAATTCCCGACTGCGACTCCAAGTCGATGGTGAGGCTCGTTCAGTGGCAGGACACCGCGCTGTGAACGCGGAGAGCAGGGTTCGATCCCCGGCTTCACCCCAATTGCCCGTGTAGCTCAGTGGCAGAGCAGCCAGCCTGTACCTGGCCGACGCGAGTTCGATTCTGCGCCGCGGGCTCCATGGCGATCTCGTTCAACGGTAGGACGGCGCGCTCTGAACGCGCTGATGGTGGGTTCGACTCCCCCGATCGCTTCCATCTCTGGCCGGTTGCTCAAGGAGTGAGGGAGCCTTTGAAGCTCCCGAGGGCGGCGCGCTACCGTCACCGGCTTCCATCATGTCCCGTTCTTCTAGTGGTTCGGAAACCGGCCTCTCAAGTCGGGAACGGTGGGTTCGATTCCCCCACGGGACGCCAACAACGCGGGCGTGGCGCACGGCGACGCAGCCGGGCTTAAACCCCAGGCTCTTAGGGTTCGACTCCCTACGCCCGCACCAACGCATGCGTATCCCAACTGGCAGAGGAAGCGGTTCGAGAAGCCGTCAAGTGAGAGTTCGAATCTCTCCGCATGCACCATGCTCGCGTAGACCAACTGGAAGGAGTCGCTTCCCTCAGAAGGAAGACAGTGTCGGTTCGAATCCGACCGCGAGTACCAATTATGGAAGGTGCCGCTAAATGGCTGGCAACTGGTCCTGAAAACCAGGGGTTCGTGATGAGCGATCGGGGTTCGATTCCTCCGCCTTCCGCCAACAAGGAGCGCGCCATGCGCAAGCCGAAGAAATCCCGGAGCGCCGCGGCGAAGGCGCTCGGTGAGCGAATCTTCCGGCCGCGCATCGTGCGCAGCAGGAGGCTGTATTCGAGGAAACGTATGGAGCGCGCAATCGGTCAGGGCGCCGAGCGAGCCTGCTAAGCTCTGCGCACCTCACGGTGTGGGATTCGAATTCCCGCCGCTCCGCCAATCGCCCCTGTAGCACAATGGCAGTGCACCGCTTTGGTAAGGCGGGTATCGCGGGTCAGTACCGCGCTGGGGCTCCATATCACGGGTCGGGAAAGCCAGCGGTTCTGGCAGGTGGACTGTAAATCCATTCCTTCGGGGAGAGATTCGACTTCTCACCGGCTCACCAGTTTGGTCGCGTAATCTCAATGGCAGAGGACGCTCTTGATAAGGGCGAGATCGTGGTTCGATTCCACGCGCGACTACCAACACGACGGCTCAGTGACCGGACAATCGGGCCTGCCTCTTAAGCAGGACAATGTGGGTAAGAACCCCACCTGGGCCACCAATCGCCGGCCGGCGTAGCCGTGCTGCATAGGTCCTGATGAGCAGCAGCGCGGCGAACCTTTCATGCCCACGGACCCAGCTGGTGACGGGGCCGGATTGTCGATCCGGTTTGCGGCGAGTTCGATCCTCGTCGTGGGCGCCAGATTTTCAGCGTGTAGCTTAGCCTGGCAAAAGTGCCTGCCTCGGACGCAGGAGACCGCAGGTTCAAATCCTGCCACGCTGACCAATTGCCCTCGTAGCACGATTGGACGTGCGCCGAGATCCTAACTCGGAGGCCGCAGGTTCGAATCCTGTCGGGGGCACCATCATCGGAGTGTGGGTCAATGGCTGATCGCCTGCTTTGGGAGCAGGACTATGGGGGTTCGATTCCTCTCACTCCGACCATCTTGCGGAGAGCGCGATAGGAGCGTCGTCCGCTGCGGGGCGAGATCGCGAGTCCAAAGGGCTGTGACATGGCCAGCCACGCCCTCGCCCCGCACTCAATTTGCTCCGTTCGACAAGCGGCAAAGTCACCTCGTTTACACCGAGGCATTCGGGGGTTCGAGTCCCTCACGGAGCACCAGTTACGGGCGACTAGCTCATTGGCAGAGCGCTTGGTCGACATCCAAGATGTGCGGCGTTCGATTCGCCGGTTGCCCACCATTTTGCCGCGGTCGTCTAAGGTAGGACAGTTGATTTTCAATCAGCGCAACGCGGGTTCAAATCCCGTCCGCGGCTCCATGCTTCCGTCGCCTAACTGGAGATGGCACCAGATTACGAATCTGGAAAAATGGGGGTTCGAGTCCCTCCGGGAGCGCCAATTTCATGGCCCCGCGCATTGGATGCGCGCGCGTCTTCTAAACGCGCCTTTGCTGGTTCGAATCCAGCCGGGGTCGCCAACATGGTCTCGTGGCTCAATGGACAGAGCGCCCGCCTCCGAAGCGGGAGATTCCGGGTTCGACTCCCGGCGGGACCACCAATCGCGCGGCTGGCCCAATAGGCAGAGGCGCCGGCTTCAAATCCCGGATGTTCCGAGTTCGAGTCTCGGGCCGCGCACCAAACTATGGGGCCATAGCTCAATGGCAGAGCTGCCGGCTTTTAACCGGTAGATCGCGAGTTCGATTCTCCGTGGCCCTACCAGCATAGCCGGATTGAGCGTAGTGGTAGCGCTCCTGTTTCGTACGCAGGCGGCGAGGGTTCGATTCCTTCATCCGGCACCATCCATCGGAGACGACCATGCAAACCGCTCGCGAGGCCCAACGAAGACCGCTGCCGGCCGCCGGGCTTCGCACGCTCGTGCTCAACGCCGATTTCCAGCCGCTGTCGACGTGGCCGTTGTCGCTGATCTCGGCGCAGGCGGCCGTGCATGCGCAGTATCGCGATCGCGTGACTGTCGTCGAGACGTGGGAAGATGCGTTCTTCCATTCGCCGTCGTGCACGGTCGCTGTCCCGAAGGTCGTAGCGCTTCGCCAGTATGCGCCGGTGTCGGGCGCCCCGAAATTCTGCCGGCGCTCGATTTTGCTGCGAGACCGATTCCGGTGTCAGTATTGCGGTGGGCCGTTTCCCTCGAACGAGCTCACGTTCGATCACCTCGTCCCGCGTTCGAAGGGCGGCAAGACCGTCTGGACGAACATCCTGACGGCTTGCCTGGACTGCAACGGCGTGAAGGGCGACAAGGACGCCAACCACAGTGGCCGGCGCGGCGTAATCGCGGCGCATGGTCGGCTGCGGCCGCTCAAGGAGCCGCGTCAGCCGACGGCGGCGGAACTGCTGCGCGCCGGGCTGGAGTTCCTACCGACCGACGTCCGCGAGGACTTTGGCAGTTGGCTTTACTGGAACGTGCCGCTCGAGAGCTAAGCCAGGCCGCTTGCGCTTTCTCCACGCATCGTGTAGTTCTGGCGTTGTCCAGCCAAACCTCCGGGTGCTCCGGTTGGCGGTTGGGCGGTTTAGCGTGATCGAGGCCGGGCGCTCCGGGATCGGGAACGCGATAGCACCACCGCTGCGGCGTTGCCGCGCGGCTATCGCACCGGAGCGCCCGCATGTCGCACGCAGCCCTTCGCCGCCAGTCGAGCAAGCATCACAGCGAGAAGCTGCACCGCATGTCAGGGGGCCGTGCGAACGACGAGGCTCAGGACAAGCGCATGGTCGAGCGCGCGATCTCGCAGCACGAGTCGCACGATCATGCCGGCGAGCCGAAGACCAAACTGAAATTGAAGACCGGCGGTCGCGCGGAAGGCGGACCGGCGAAGATGCGACTCGATCGCCCCGGCCGCAAGAAGGGCGGCCGCACCAAGGGCGGCGGCCACACGAAGGTCAACGTTATCATCGCACCGCAGGGCGGTGGCGCTCCCGGGGCCGGTGCCGGCCCCGCCATGATGCCGCCGCCGCACCCGCCGGTCGTTCTGCCGCCCGGTCCGCCGCCTGGCGGTCCGCCCGTCATGCCGCCGCGGCCGCCGATGGGTCCGCCGGTCGGCGCCGGCGCCCCGATGGGGATGCCGCACAAGGCCGGCGGGCGCGTCGGCCGCAAGGATGGCGGCAAGGTCGAGTCGATCATCGACGACGGCGCCGGCAGCGGCGAGGGGCGCTTGGAGAAGATTCGCGCCTACGGCAAGAAGCCGACCGGCGAGGATATCCCGGCGGTCCGGAAGGGCGCTCGATGACAGGCGGGATGTCGCGCGGGCGGATCAACCCGGTCGATCTCGAACTCGAGCGGGCGAAGGGCATGCCGCCGAACGGCGCGCATGTCGACGCGGACGCTGACTACGTGGCGAACGCCCGCAAATTCGAACGGCACGATGACATGGCGGCCGAGCCGACGCGCTCGAAGGCCGGCGAGCCGGGTCGCAAATAATGCGACATGCTGGCAACAAGCATCATGCCAAGGCGCAGGCGTACCTCGCCCGCGCCGGGTATGCGTCCGGCGGCTCGGCCGACGGCTACGGCAACAGCGGGCCGATCGAGGTTGGCGGCCGGAAATTCACCGACTCGCTGGCGGCGGATAGCGCCATGCGCGGCGCCTACCGCGAAGGCTCCACGGTGAGCGACGAGGAAATCGCGCGCGAGCCGCGGGACAACCAGGAGCAGTTGCGGAAGAACCGAGATTTCGCCCGCGCGGTGAGCCCGAAGCTCGATGCGCCGGAAGGCGATCGCCGCGGCGGCAGGGTGGGACGCAAGCGAAAATGACCGCTCCCCCTATCCCGCGCTGGGATATCGCCTACAAGCCCTCGCTGGGCGGAGACGAAAAGACCCTCACGATCCCGGCGGAAAGCATGGTCACTGCGCTCAAGGAAGCGCAGATGAAGCTTGCCGATCTCCCGGGCGGTCCGTTCCGCATCGTGATGATCGCGGTGGCGGTCGATGAGCCGGCGGCCGAACCTGTCGCCGAGTCGCCCACCCCATGAGCTACCAATTCTTCGACATGCTGCGCACCCGTCTCGTCGAGCGAATCGCCGAGGCGACCGAGAGTGTCGCGAACGGCACCGCTGCCGATTTCGCCGACTACAAGGGTCGCTGCCAACACATTGCAGGTCTACGAGAAGCCCTCGGCCATGCCGAGGACGTCAACAAGCAACTCACTGGAGGTTGATTTGTCACGATTGCTGGTGCCACAGCGATTTATCCACGGCGTGCCGCCGGCAACTCAGTCGGGGTTCGACCCGGCCGCCGAGCGCAAGAAGATCATGGCGAAATTCCCGGACCTCAAGGGGCTGCAGATATTCGGCCAGCGCGTGCTCGTCGCGACGTTCATCCGCGACCGCCTGAGCGACAATCTCGCCGTTGCCGAGTCCACCAAGAAGGAGGACGAGTGGCAGGGCAAGATCGGCCTCGTCCTCGCGATGGGGCATCTCGCCTTCAAGTCCGACGAGAGCAACGACTTCGGGCCCGACAAGGTCGATGTCGGCGACTGGGTCGCCTTCTCGTACAGCGACGGGCACAACGTCGACTACCAGCCGCCGGGCACCTTCGAAAAGGTCCCCTGCAAGATCATCAACGACGTCCTGATCGCCGGCAAGGTCGCGCGGCCGGACATGTTCTACTAAGCGAGGGCGAGCAATGCCGGACGAAATTCTCGAGCCGACGACCATCGTGATCTCGGCCGACGGCGCCGCTGCGGCGGCCGAGGTAGCCGCCGACGATCCTCAGAAGGGGCTGGACGATCTCAAGTCGCAGCTGGCTGCGTCGGAAGCGGAGAAGAAGGCGCTGCGCGACCAGTCGGCGCACGACGCGCGCGCTGCGGCCGATGCGACCCAGCGGGCCAACGACGCCGCCGCCCGCGAGCGTCAGCAGACCGCCGCCGCACGCGGCGCCGAGTACGACTCGGTGGTCAACGCGCTCGCCAGCACGAAGACGTCGCTCGAGACGATGACGAAGGACTACGCCGTCGCCATGGAGGCTGGGGAGTTCGGCAAAGCGGCCGAAATCCAGCAGAAGATGTCGGTCACCGGCGCGCGCCTCGTGCAACTCGAGGACGGCAAGACCGCGATCGAGCGTCAGCGCGAGCAGGAGAAGAACGCGCCGGCGCAGCTCAGCGCCAGCGAGCAGCAGGAGCAGTTCTTGCGCTCGATCCCGCCGACGAGCGCCGCGTGGATCCGGTCGCACCCGCAGTATTTCAGCGACCCGGCGTTCCGTGCCAAGGTCAACGGCACCGCCGGCTATCTCGAAAGCGTCAAGGGCATCACGGTCGCGCACCCCGATTACTACAAGGAAATCGAGGAAGCGGTGGGCCTGCGCCAGCCAGGCGCTGCGTCGGCGCCGGCGGCTGCCAGCGATGCCACGTCGTCGGCTGCCGCGCCCGTCATCGACCGTGCGGCCGCCGCGGCAGCCGCCGCAGCTCCGGCTGCTGCCGCTGCGCCGGCCCGCCCCGTCGCTGCCGCGGCGCCGTCGCGCGTCGTGCCGACCGCCGATGCCCCGCGCGGCGATGGTCGCGTCGCCGTGACACTGTCCGCCGAGGAGCGGCAAATCGCCCGCCTCACCCTCACGCCGGACATCATCGGCGTCGACCCGGTGACCAAGCTGCCGCGCGATCCCGAGGTGGTTTATGCGCAGCAGAAACAGAAGGCGATCGCCGAAGGCCGCCGGTTCTAAGGAAGGAATGGACATGAGCGAGAGCAACGAGACAGCCGCCGAGCCGTTGCAGCGCGCCCAGCGCCCCGCCGGCGCGCGCATCAAGGCCGCACCGAAGCAGCGCGCCGCATCGGAAGCCCGCGAGCCTGTCCGCGCCGAGGGGCAACGGCTCCGCCGCCAGCGCACCAGGAACGACGACGCGTTCCATATCCCGCAGTCGATGATCCCGCCAGGGATGTCGTACGAGTGGAAGCGCGAGTCGGTCTATGGCAAGCCGGACGGCCGGCACCAGATCGCGCTGCGCGAGAACCATTGGCGCCCGGTGCCGGCCTCCCGCCATCCCGAGCTCGTGCCCGACGTCGCCGACAAGGACGGCGCGATCCGGCTCGACGGCCAGGTGCTCATGGAGCGGCCGGCCTATCTGACCGAGGAAGCGCGCAAGGAAGGGTTCGATGACGCAATGGAGCAGGTCCATCGAAAGGAGACTCAGCTCAAGGGCGGCGCCGCGCCGGAAGGCACGTTCACGCGCGACCATCCGTCGGTGCGCGCGAACACGAAACTCGGCCGCAGCTATGAGCCGCTGCGGGTGCCGGAGGAATGACCGTCGCGGGAGGGCGCGCGAGCGCCCTCCACAGCGCGTGAATAATTTTTCTTGCGCTCGACAAATTCGCCGATTATCCTGCGCAACTGAAATTCGCTGCCTCGGCAGCACAGTGAGCCGGGCCGGCCCACTCCAGGTTCCCGCTTCTGCCGTGACGCCACGGGACCGGAAGCAAAGCTAAGCGGTCTCCGCCGGATCGCTCCCCCACACCAACCTAAGTCGCGCGACGCTCGCGACGGCCAAGGTCAAGACCGAAGGGTCGGCCATGGCGAACGTGTTTTCCCCGAACGGCTTCCAGCCTGTGCGCCGCGTCGATGGCGCCGCTTGGAACGATCAGGTCACGCAACGGCTCATCGCCGCCGCGAACACTCATTCATTCTTCCGCGGCGACCCCGTCGTCGCCCTCGCCAGCGGCTACATCGATCGCGTCGCGATCGGCTCGATCCCGACGCAGGGCACGCTCGGCATCTTCCTCGGCTGCGAACTGCAGGCGACGTCGTCCGGCTCGCCCTGGGCGCAGAGCTACGCCGGTGTCGCACAGACGGTCGACACGAAAGCCTTCATCTGCTTCGACCCGAGCGTGGTCTTCCGCTGCTGGGTCGGCACCGGCGCGTCAAGCGCGTCGGGCGGTCCCGCGGTCCTCGCCGACCTCGGCGCCAATTTCAACTGGCAGGTCGGCACGGGCAACGCGCTCAGCGGCATCAGCGGCGCGTATCTCGACTACGCCTCGCTCGCCACCACCAACACGCTGCCGCTCACCCTCATTGGCCTCGTCCAGGACCCGCCTGGCGTCAATGGCACGGACATCACCACGGCCGGCAATCAGGTTGAGGTGGTTCTGAACCAGAGCGCGCTCAAGGTCGGGACGACCGGCGTCTAACGGATAGCGTAGGAGCAAACCATGCCGGTCGCACTCGCGAGTATCGCCAACCTGCTGTTCCCGGGCCTCCGCGAGGTCACGGGCAAGTATCAGCAGATCGAGAAGCAATACGACAAGATCTTCGACTACATGAAGTCGGAGATGGCCCTCGAACGCACGGTCGAGGCGCGCTATCTCGGCTTCGCCGCGCTGAAAACCGAAGGTCAGGCAACGACCTTCGACAACAACGCGGGCCAGCGGTTCACGTTCAACCAGGAGCACAACGAGATCGCTCTTGGCTACGCGATCACCCGCAAGGCGATCGACGACAACCTCTACAAGACGCAGTTCCAGCCGTCGAACCTCGGCCTCATGGAGTCCTTCACGCAGACGAAGGAAATCTACGGCGCCAACGTGCTGAACACCGGCAACGTGCTCAACAGCGCGGTCGGCGGCGACGGTGTCGCGCTGTTCTCGACCGCGCACCCGGTCGACGGCAACACGTACGCCAACACGCCGAGCGTCCAGGTCGACCTCAACGAGGCGACCCTGCTGTCGGCCATGATCTCGATCCGCCGCAACTTCATCGATCAGGCCAACCTGAAGATGCACGCGCGCGGCCGCAAGCTCATCGTCCCGCCCGAGCTCGAGCCGATCGCCATCCGCCTCCTGCAGACCGAGCTCCGGCCCGGCACCGCGGACAACGACGTGAACGCGATCCGCAGCACCGCCGGTGGCCTGCCTGAGGGCTACCTGGTCAACGACTATCTGACCAGCGCCTTCGCGTGGTTCCTGCTGACCAACATCAAGGGCCTCGCGTACATGGAGCGAATCGCTTTTGAGACCGATATGCAGGTAGAGTTCACCACTGATAACTTGCTCGTAAAAGGATACGAACGGTACTCTTTCGGATATTATAATCCGAGAGCGGCCTACGCAAGTTTTCCGACTTCCTAAGCTATAACAGGAGCTTCGGTTAACGTGTTCGCAGCGATTGCGCATATCCGGGATGGAGTTGAGGCGGTAGAGAATACCGCTGTTGACTGCGCCCGTCGCTATGAAGTATCCTCTTCGAGACTTAACGAGGAGGTTATTGACATGGCGCGTGACGATATCACTGCAGAGCAGCTTCGCGACGTTCTGGGCTACGATCCGTCGACCGGGGTTTTCACCTGGAAGAAGCCGTCCGGCCATCGAGCAGCGGTGGGCACCAGGGCCGGCAATCCGGGCGGGAGAGATTCTTGGCTGATCGGTCTATTCGGCCGGAAGTATCACGCCCGCCGACTTGCGTGGCTTTATGTTCACGGTGAGTGGCCTGCGGGCAATGTTGTGCCGAGGAACGGAGACGGCACCGACGCGCGCATCGAAAATTTGCGCGAAGAGACGGCAGGTGCCACTGCGCGCCGCGGCAAGATTCGCAGCACGAACACCAGCGGCCTGAAGGGCGTAAGCTGGAATTCTGAGAAGGGCAAGTGGATCGCGTCATTCACGCGCAACTATCGGCGCATCTTTCTCGGCGTCTTCGATACGCCAGGGGAGGCGGCGGCTGCATATGATGCTGCGGTGAGTTCTGATGTTCCGGCGGACGTCGGAACGCTGATGCCTCGTCACCCAAGCGAGACTCGCCGCCAGCGGTGGGCTCGGTACGAGACGATCCAGCGGGCGCCGCATCTTGTCGGGTGGGATTCGCTCGATGCGTTTCTCGCCGAGATGGGCGAGCCGCCCGATGCCGATCATGTGCTCATGCGTGTGAGGCATTCGGCCCCGATCGGCCCCGGCAACGCCACATGGCGGCTCCCGTGGAAGCGCGAAGAGAACGGAACTGTCGCCGCCAAGCGGAACTACCATCTCGGCCGGTTCGGCCTGAGCGATGGGGACTACAAGCGCATGCTCGCCGCGCAGAATGGCGCGTGCGCGATCTGTCGTCGCGCGGAGAGGCAGAGCCAAAAGGGCACCCTCAAGCAGCTTTGCGTCGACCATGACCACGCGACCGATCAGCCGCGCGACCTGCTGTGCACTGCCTGCAACGCGATGCTCGGCTTGGTCGGTGACGACCCCTGGCTGCTGCGCACCGCCGCCGATTACCTCGAGCGCCATCGCGCGTTGCAAGCCGATCCGGCGCCGGACAACGTCGTCCCGCTGACCAAGAAGGACTCCGCGTAATGGCACTCGACGCACTCGCCGGCCCTCTGGTCGTCTTCGGCGCGGCCGCCACGCCGCCTGGCAGCCAGGTCGGTCAGGCGCAGGACAGCAATCCGCATCGCGGACCGTCCCTGTTCGATCAGGGGCTCGGGATCATGGACCCGCGCTACCCGTTCGCCTATCAGCCCGGCGGCAAGTCGACGGGCACGTATGGCTGGCTGGGCTGCAGCCGGATCGTGTTGATCGATCAGGTGCCGTCGACGATCACGACGAACGCGATCGCCGCGGCGCAGGTTCCGACCGCTGGCACGCCGCTGACGCTCGCTTCGTCGACCGCGGCCGGCATCACCGTCGGCCAGTCGATCACGCGGTCGGACACGGGCGCGACGGTCACGGGGCTGCTCGCCATCGACGGCCAGTCTGGTGCGGTGGCGTTCGGGCAGTCTGGCGGCAATAACCTCTGGGATCCGACGAAGGCGCTCGCGCGGGCGCTGCAGTTCACGTCGGCCGGCGACGACAGCGGCGGCACGGCGACGGTCCGCGGGTACGACATCTACTGGTACCCGGTGACGGAGACCGTCACGCTCGCCAATACGGGCGTGGCGACGAGCAAGAAGGCGTTCAAGTACGTCGCCTCGATCACGCCGGCGGGCACGCTGTCGGGTGCGAACCTGAGCGTCGGCCAGAGCGACACGATCGGCTTCCCGATGCGTGTCGACCGGTTCCAGTACGTCCAGATCTACATGCCGGACGCGACGCTGATCTCGGCGACCACCGGGTTCACGGCGGCTGTGACGACCGACCCGGCGACGGCGACCACCGGCGACGTGCGCGGCACCTACGCGATGCAGACGGCATCTAACAACACGCGGCGCCTCATCATCAGCGCAACCCCGCAGTTGGCGAATATCGCGACGGCCAAGGGGCTGGTCGGCGTCACCCAGGCCTAACCTTTCGCGGCGCCTCGCGCCGCCCGAGCCCACGGATCCGGGCAAAAGGAGTTCGCAGATGAGCCGAGCACGTCATAAGGCCGCGGGCGGCAAGATCGAACCGGCGGTTCACCCGAAGCCGTACAACGCTCAGGGCTCCGAGGTCGAGAAGGAAGCCGACGAGAAGAAGCACGGCGGCAAGGTCAAGAAGCACGTCGACGGCGAGCACCACAAGGCGAAGAAGCATCGCCTAGACCGGCCGGGCCGCAAGCGCGGCGGCCGCGCCGGCGCCGATATGAGCCCGCTGTCGACCGCCTCGAAGATCACCAACGCGCGCGATCACGACGCCGACACCGGCAACGCGGAAGACGGTCCCTAACCGGGCGCGCGGCGGCCGCCTGACGGCCGCTCAGCGTGACCGCATCCCGGGCGGCGACTTTGCGCTGCCGGGACGGCGGTATCCGATCGAGAATGCGAGTCACGCGCGGAATGCGCTGGCTCGCGTATCGGGCAACGGGTCGCCGGCGGAACGCGCTGCCGTACGCTCGGCCGTGCATCGCAAGTATCCCGGCATCGGTTCGGCGTGAGGGCTTAACCGGCGCCTCAGTAAAGGAGCGCTGATCGTGCGGCCCATCACCCTGACTGCCGGTCCTCTTGCGGCCCCGTCGGCGAACAACATCGCCCTATCACAGACGCCGACGTCCGGCACGGCGCTGACCCTCAACGGTTCGCTGGTGTCCGGCGGCGTCGCCACGCTCGATGCGCCACGGCGCGTCCTGCTGACCTACGGCAACGAGGGCGGCGCGCGCACGCTGGTGCTGGTCGGAACCGATCGCTATGGCGCCAGGCAGGGCGAGACGCTCGCTGTGCCGTCCGGCGCCGGCGGAACGGTCGCGTCCGTCCTCGACTACAAGACCCTGATTTCGGCGACGCCGGCCGGCGGCGGCTGGACCGCGGCCGTGACCGTCGGCACGAACGGCGTGGCGAGCTCGGCGTGGGCGCGGTTGGATGACATGGGGTTCGGGCCGGTCGATCTCGGTGTCGATGTCACCGGTGTCGTCAACTACACCGTCGAGTCGTCGGTCGATGATCCCAACCTCATGCTGCCGCAGGTCGCGGTGCCAGTGCAGTCAATGACCTGGCAGCCGCACCCCAACCTCGCCAGCCAGACGATCAAGGCGAACGACGTCTATACCGCTCCGCCGGCGTGGGTCCGGCTCACGCTGAACTCGCAGACCAACCCGGGCGCCGCCACGCTGGTCGTTCGGCAGGCGGGCGGCAAGGGCGGGTAAGGAGCCGCGGTGGTATCCAGCGGCACCACTGCGTTCGCGCCTAGCCTCGGCGATCTCACGCTCGAGGCTTTCGCGCGTTGCCAGATACATCCGCCGTCGCTCACGGCGAATCATTTTTACCAAGCCCGCATGAGCGCGAATCTGCTGCTTGCGGATTGGAATGTCGAAGATGGGCCCAACGCCTGGAAGCAAGACCTCCTCGCCATCCCGACGGTGCCCGGCGTCGCGACTTACGCGCTGCCGACGAATGTGATCGCGGTCACGGACTGGTTCATCCGGCAATTTCAGGTCGGTAACCCGGTCAACCTGTCGAGCGTCTTCACGACGACGCTTGGCTCGGCGAGCGTGAATGTCAACCAGCCGAATCACGGAATGGCGGTCGGAAACTGGATGTCGGTCGTGGTGCAGATCGCCGTCGGCGGCATCGTGCTTTTCGGCTTCTACGAGATCGCCGCGGTCGTCGACGTCAACAATTACACGATCGCCGCAGCGAGCAACGCGACGAGCTCGGTGGTTGCCGGCGGGTTGACGCCGTCGTTCGCGACCACGCTGGGCTCACCCACTGTGACCGTGACGCTGGCGAACCACGGTCTCGTGGTCGGCGTGCCGTTCTCGGTCCCGGTGGCGGTCACGGTAGGCGGCCTGACGCTCTCTGGCTCGTATGCGGTCGCTTCAGTGACGAGCTCTAGCGTGTTCACGATCACGGCGCCGGCGAATGCGGCATCCGGCGAGACCGTATCGGAGAACGCGGGGCAGGCGCAACTCGAGAACCAATTGCCGAACGTCGCGCCGCTCGATCGCGTCATTGTCCCGATCTCGCGCACCGAATACGCGGCCCAGCCGAACAAGGAGGAGCAGGGGTTTCCGACCAGTGTGTTCTTCCTCCGCACGATCAATCCGACCGCGACGCTGTGGATGGTGCCGGACGGCAACGGGCCGTATGTGCTCTACGCATGGACCGTCACACAGATCCAGGATGCCGTGATGAACGGCGGCGTCACCATGGACATGCCGCAGCGGTTTTTTGAGGCGTTCGCGTCCGGCCTGGCTGCCAAGCTCGCGCGGAAGTTCCCGCCGCCGCCGCCGACCACAGTCGCGGAATTGAAGCAGGAGGCGGCAGAGGCTTGGATGAAGGCGTCTAAGCAGGATGCCGAGGAGGGAGTCGGTCTGTTTATCTCTCCCGGCCTCTCGTCGTATTACCGGTGACCTGACATGGCATGGCGATTCCATGGTCACGCGCGTGTCGACCCAAGATCGCCGCGCGCATTCGCGGTCTGTGATCGGTGCTCCCGACTTTTCAATCTTCGGGATTTGCAATTCCAATGGGGCTGGGCCGGCACTAAGCTCATCAACTTACAGGTTCTTGTATGCCGGCCGTGTTTAGACGTGCCCAACGAGCAGCTGCGCGCCCGCATCATTCCGCCTGATCCCGTCCCGGTGGCAAACCCGCGGCCTGAAAACTACGCCGCCGAGGATGTCGGCGAGTCGGCGACTCAGTCAGCGACCCCGCCGAATCCATCGCTGCAAATCTGGGACGAGTGACCGATGGCGCTAGGGTATTCGTACAGCGAATGGATCAACGCCGTCGCGGTGCTGCTGCAGTATGACGGCACGATCACCGATGCGGCGTCGGCCTCGCCGTCATCGAACGCAGCCTTCAACATCGCGTATCCGCGGGCGATCGAGTATGCCGAGCAGCGGATTTACCGCGAGGTCGACCTGCTGCTGACGCGGGTGACGGACAGGACGGGTGCCCTGACGCCCGACAGCCGGACATTCACGCTGCCGACCGATCAGGGTGTCTACGTGGTGCTTGAGCAGCTGGCGGTGTTCGTCGGCGGGGTGCGGCAACCGCCGCTGCTGCCGATGGCGAAGGAAGCTCTCGAGGCGATGTGGCCGAGCGATACAGCGCCGGCGGCGCCGAGCGTGCCGACGTTCTGGTGCCCGGTGGATCAGGTAAGCGTGCTGGTCGCGCCGGCACCGGATATCGCCTACACGGTGGAGTGCTTTGGGACGCAGCGGCCGGCGCCGTTGAGCGCGGCTAACACGACGACGTTTCTGACGACGTATCTCCCGGACCTGTTCCTCGCCGGCAGCCTTGTGTGGTGGTACGGATTCCAGCGCGATTTTGGCGGGATGTCATCGGACCCGCAAACCGCCGTGTCGTGGGAGAGCCAGTTTCAGACGCTGCTCAAGTCGGCGGACGTTGAGGAAGCCCGGAAAAAATGGTCGAGCCAGGGTTGGACTTCGCGTACACCGGCGCCGCTCGCAACGCCGCCTCAGACTTGACGGGCCGTGGAGCCGCCGTTGCACCCAGCCCGCTGACAGCGTAGAATAGCGCCTGCCCGGCGTGCTGCGGGGCGTGTCAACCGGCCAGCTTATTGCGATGCTCGCGAGTAGCCGACCAACAGCGATTTGTTGGAGGCTGCTATCTCGACTTTCAGCGCGAACCTCCTCTTGACGGAGCCGACGCCGTTCGACCCGGCCGTGGCGAACGCGTGGGGTACGCTCCTCAACACGGACATGACGCTGATCGACAGCGCCATCGCGGGTATCCTGTCCCTCAGCGTCGCGGGCAACGCGGACGTCACCCTGGCGAGCGTGCAGGGCGCTCCCGATCAGGCACGCAACCAGGATTTCATATTCACGGGCGCCTTGACCGGCGACATCAGCGTGTTCTGGCCGGCCAGCCGGAATCGGTTCTTCTCGGTCAAGAATTCGACGTCCGGCGCGTTCACGCTGACGATCGCGGTCGTCGGCACGCCGGGGGCCACGGTTGTCGTGCCGCAGGGCCAAACCGTCATGCTGAAAAGCGACGGGACGAATATCGCCGAGCGGTTCGATGCGTTCGTCGGTGCGTTGACCGTAGGCGGCGCGCTGACCGTGGGCGGCCTGGCGGCCGACAATCTGACCATCTCGACGTCGGAAATCTTCACGCGCCCGACCGTGGGCGGAACCGGCAACGCGATCACGCTGGCCTACTCGCCGGCGGCCGCCTCGTACGTGACGGGAGCGAAATACTCGTTCACCGCGACAGCGGCGAACAGCGGGGCGACGACGGTCAACATCGACAGCATTGGCGCGAAGAACGTATTTCGGAAGGTGCCGACCGGGTCTCCTGCGGCCTGCATCGGCGGCGAGATACAGAACGGCGATCTTGTCGAGATCGAATACGACGGCACGCAGTTTCAGATTATCTCGGGTACGGCGTCGGGCGTCGCCTCGATCACCGACGCGACCAATGGCGGATTGAGCTTCTCCGCTGCGACGGGAGTCATCACGGCCAATCTGGAACCGTCCGACCTCCTGACGAAGGCGACGCCAACCACCTCGGACAGCCTCGTCATCCAGGATGCGGCGGCGAGCAACGCGGCGAAGACGGCGACGATCGCGTCGATGGCGGCCTCGGCGGCAACGACGCTGGCCGGAACCGATGCGACGCAATGGCTGACGGCGGCAGGCTTCGCGGGGAACAAGTCAATCGGTTCGAGCGGCTATTACAAGCTGCCGGGCGGGCTGATTATCCAGTGGGGATCGGCCAGCGTTTCGGGATCGAGCAGCGCGTCAGTCAACTTCCCTACAGGGTTCCCCGGCGCCGTTTTTGCAGCCTTCGCCACCTACGATATCAACTCGCCACCGGCGAACTCGTGCTCGGTCACCGTGTCCACTTCGCAAATCGCGATTTTCAACGGATCGTCGAACCCGCAGACCATCTTTTGGGCGGCGATCGGCAATTAGCCGTCGACCAAAAAGCACCGCCTCAGCGTATCGCGACCGGGCTCGATCTGTCCGGCGGCGATCAGTGATCGCGAAACCTCGTTGCCGAATTCGGCGAATGCGTCGCCACTATCGCTGCGCCAGCCGCCCGGCGCGCGATCGGAAGCCGCGAGAAAATCGAGCAGGGCGCCCGGCGCTGGCTCGGCGAGGCTAGCGGCATAGCCGGCGCGCATCATTTCCGGCCCGCACATGATTTCGGCGGCAGCGACCGCCGCCGGCGTCAGGTTGTCCCGCCAGCGGTCGAGCGAGGCGGGCGAGACGCCATGCAGCGCGCCAAAGCTGCTGTTGCCGAGCCATTCCCCGCCGGCGATCCGGTCGGGCGCGCGGCGTAGATCGGGCGCGGCCGATTCGACGAGATCGAGAAAGCGGCAAAGCCGCGCATGGGCGGCGAGGTCGGCGACGACATCCTCGTAGCGCACGATGGCGAGGCGTGGCCCGAGCGCGGCGTCGGCGGCGAAGCGGCGCGCCAGCACGATGCCCTTGCGCCAGTGCCTGAGATACGACGGGGCATGCGCCGCTTGCGTCGGGTCGCGGTCTGCCATTGCTTGCAGCGAGGCGATGACCGCGCGCGGATCACGTTCGACGATGATGAATTTCGCGTCTGGAAAAGCGCGGGCGAGCGTCGGCAGGAATTCGAGCGTCCACAACTCCTTGACGCCGACCCATTCGGTTATGGCGCTGGCGCGCGCGGCGGCGACGAGAGCGAGGCCGCTGGCGAACGCCTCGCGATAGGTCGCGCCGGACAGACGCGCGAGGAAGGGCGGGATATCGGCGGCCTCGAGACCGGCCCGCCCGGCGATGCGCTCGCGCAGCGCGGGAAGCTCGGCGGGGTCGAGCGGCAGGCTGAGATCGGCGGCGAGGATCGCGTCGAGAGCAGCGGCGGAGCCAGGGGCGAAGTAATAGTCTTGAAACGGCGCGCCGGGATCGAACGGCAAGCCGGCCGCCGATTGAGCGGCGTTTCGGAATGATTTGAACAGCGCAAGAAAGGGATCGAGCGCGATCTCGACGGAAGGATGGAGATCGAGCATCCGCGCGATGAGGTTCGTCCCCGATCGCGCGATGCCAAAGACGAATAGCGGCTTCGGTTCTGTCATGCCCGTCCCCTCGCCGTCTTCCTACCACCGCCCGCCGCCCGGCGGCAACCATGCAAACCCGCGTTGCGCCCCATCTGCCGACCGCGTAGAATACCGTTGGCTCTGCGCGCTGCGGGCCGCTGATCTTCCTGGCCGCGCCTTGCGACGCCCGCGAGTCGCCTGCCCGACAGCGGCTGCGCGCAACAGATGGGCTTCGCGCCACTCAAAATCCGGCCGGGCGTCAACCAGCAGTATACGCCGGCTCTCAATGAGGGCGGTTACAGCTCGTCCGCGTTCGCGCGCTTCAAGGACGGCCTGGCAGAGAAAATCGGCGGCTGGCAGCGCATCTCGTCGACGGCGCTGATCGGGACCGCGCGCGGCTCGCACGTCTGGTCCGACCTCGGCGGCAACCCGTACCTCGCTGAGGGCACCAACCAGCGGCTCGAGGTGTTCGCCGGCGGCCAAATCCTCGACGTCACGCCGCTCCGCGTGACGCACGACGTCGCCGTGGCGCTCACGACGGTGTTGGGCTCGGCCACCGTCACCGTGACGGACACGGGCCACGGCGCCGAGGCTGGCGACTGGGTCGATATTTTCGTCCCGATATCGGTCGGCGGCCTCATCATCCAGGGGTTTTACCTCGTCCAGACCGTCGTCGACGCCGACAACTACACGATCACGGCGGCAAGCAACGCGACGGCGGGTGTCACCGGCGGCGGGGCGGTGCCGCTGTTCACGACGACGAACGGGTCGCCGGATATCGAGGTCACCCTTGACGATCACGGCCTGATCGCGGGCGACCTTTTTACGGTGCAGATTTCCACGACCGTAGCCACGGTGGTGATTCTTGGCACGTTTGTCGTCACCGCTCCGGTGACGGCCAACACGTTCTTCATCGCGCCGGGCGGCAACGCGAACGCCGATGCGACGGGGTCGGAAAACGGTGGCGACGCACAGTACCAGTACCTGATCCCATCCGGCAGCGCGTCGGCCACGGCGACGTCGGGATACGGCGCTGGCGATTATGGCGGCGGCGATTATGGCGGAGCGTCGCCGGGGTCAGTCCTCATCCCGGTCAGGCAGTGGTTCCTCGACAACTGGGGCCAAGATTTGATCGGCAACTACACGAACGGGCCGTCCTACTACTGGGCACCGCCGAGCGAGGTGCCGGCGACGTTGGTGCCGAACGGCCCGACGATGATGACGGCGTCGTTCGTCGCGATGCCGCAGCAGATATTCGTCGCGCTCGGCGCCGAGACGAGCGGCACCCAAGACCCCAACCTGATCCGCTGGACCGATGCCAGCGACTTCACCGTCTGGACGGCGACGGCGCTCAATCAGGCGGGCTCCTTCCGGCTGCCGACCGGATCGCGCATTGTCGGCGGCGTGCAGGCGCCGCAGCAGGGTCTGATCTGGACGGACGTCGACCTGTGGGCGATGCAGTATGTGCAGCCGCCACTCGTCTTCGGATTCACGAAAGTGGCGTCCGAGGTCGGGCTGGTCGCCGGGCACGCGGCGGGCGTCATCGGCGAGCGCGTCGTCTGGATGGGTCAGCGCAGCTTCTACATCCTCGACGGGCAGGGCGTTCGCGATCTGCCCTGCACGGTCTGGGATTTCATCTTCAAGAACCTCAACGCGCAGCAGGTCGACAAGATCCACGCGGCCGTCAATTCGCTGTTCAACGAGATCACGTTCTATTTCCCGTCGGCGACCGGCACCGGCGAGATCGACAGTTTCGTGACCTACAACACCGTCGACCAAGCGTGGTGCTGCGGCAACCTCGTCCGGACCACATGGGTCGACCAGTCGGCGCTCGGGCCGCCGATCGGCGTCGACGGCAACGCGCTCATGCAGCAGCACGATCTCCCGGGCGTCTACGACAATGACGGTATCGCGCTCGATAGTTACTGGCAGAGCGGCTATTTCCTGCTCGACGGGGGCACGGACTACATCTTCCTCGAGCGCATGATCCCGGACTTCATCTGGGCGCCGACGCCTGGCATAGCGCCGCCCGCCAACGCCAGCGCGCTGCTCACGGTGGTGATGACCGATTATCCGGCGCCGAATGTGCCGGTGCAGACCTTCGGGCCCTTCACGATCACGCCGAGCACCCAATACGTCATCGTGCGCGGCCGCGGCCGATATGTCTCTCTCAAGGTCGAGACGAGCGCGCTTGGGGTGTTTTTGAGAACGGGGTCGATCCTCCATAACGGCGCGCCGGCGGGTAAGCGATGAGCAGTCTCAATGACGTCGTCACCGCGATCAAGAACGCCGTCGTCGCGATCAACAATGTCGCGAAGACGATGGGTGCCACCTATCTCTCGGTTGCGGGCGACCAAACGCTCACCGGGACGAACACGTTCAAGATACCGCCGGTCATCAACGCCGGCGCGGTCGGAATCGGCACCGTCGAGCCGATGGGCCGGCTCTCGTCGCAATTCTCCGTTGCCGGCATCGGCAACGGCGCCGACACGACGGACGACACCCTGTTCACCTACACGCTCCCGGCCAGCTCGTTCGACGTGGTCGGCCGCGGGGTCGTCATCGAGGCGTTCGGCAAATTCGCCGCCAACGCCGATAACAAGACGGTCAAGCTGTTCTTTGGCGCCTCGTCCTATTCGTCCGGCGTGCAGACCGGGAGCGGCGTCGGCTGGTATATCCGGATGGAGATATTCAAGCAGGCCGCCAACGTGCAGATCGGGACCGGCCGCGGCGAGGCGGGGGCGGTGCTGTTCGCGGCTGCCCTGCCGATCAACGGGGCGGAGACCGATTCGGGCGCCATCGTGCTCAAGGTCACCGGTGCCAGTCCGACTACAGGGGCTGCGGATGACGTGCTGGGCATGGGCATGGCCGTGACGTTCATCAATTAGGCGGTATTGGCATCCGCTGGCGGGTTGTGTATATTCACGGCCCGTGGAGTTATTGAATGCCGCTGGTTCAGGGCGATAGTCGGGGTGCCGTGTCGGAGAACATCCGGCGCGAGTTGTCTGCCGGGAAGCCGAGGCAGCAAGCCATTGCGATCGCATTGAACACTGCGCGGCGCACGGCGCGCGCCGCCGGCGGCTATACGCCACCATCGCCGACGTTCGGCGCCCGCGAGGCGTATCATGAGGAGGAGTCGAAGGGCAGACCCTTCAACGCTGGCCTCATAAAGTCGACCGGGCCCGGGCGCACCGACATCCACAATCTCGACGTCCCCGCCGGCGCCTACGTGCTGCCGGCGGACGTCGTTTCCGGTCTCGGCGAGGGCAATACGATGGCCGGCGCCGCCGTCACGGACAAGATGTTCGGCTCGATGCCGTACGGTATTCATGCCGCGCCGCGCCATGGCGGCTCAACGATCCCGCACGCGCCAGCCGCCTCGCACCTCGCGCACGGCGGCGGGTCTGGTGGCGTCGACGAGGGCCGCGTGCCGATCGTCGCGGCTGGTGGCGAGGTCGTGATCCCGCCGGAGGTGGTGGCGTATCACCCGAATCTGGGCGGCGGAAACCCGAATGGGAGCCCGGGCCACAAGAAGCTCGCCCTGCGACGGGGGCATAACGTGCTGGACGCGTTTGTGAAACACGTCCGCGCCAAGACGATCAAGCAGATGCAGAAATTGCCAGGGCCGGCCCGTTGACCGGCCATAGAAGGAGTTGACCATGGACGATCAGAGCAACGATTCCCCAAACGCAGGACCCGCCGCCGGCCCGACGCTCGGCGACCATGCGCAGGCCGACGCGCAGGCCGGCAATCAGCAGGCGTCACTCGATACGATCGAGAAGGTCGCCGAGACCGCCGCACCGCTGGTCGGCGCGGAAATCGGCGGAGCGGCCGCCCAGGCGAAGGGTCAGGCCGCCGCGTTCGCCGGCGCCGTGACCGCCGCCGAAACCATCGTGTCGCAGGCCGCGCCGGTCGCCGAGGCGGCCAAGACGATGGAGCAGCAGTTCGGCGACCATGCGGAATTGCTCGTCGGCCTCAAAGCGTGGATTCGGCGCGAGCTCGCGCACTTCGAGCGCGGTGCGTCGCACGATGAGCGGCAGGCCATCAACCCCTAAGGATCGTCATGCCCTCAGAGGTCCGCCTCGCCACCCCGTCCGATGCAGAGCCGATGATGGTTCTGCTCAGGGAAATGCACGCCGAGAACGGCTTGGCGCCGATGGATGAGCCGATGGTCAGGGCGGCGCTTGGCCGCGGCATCAACCGTGATCGCGCCGTGATCGGCGTCATCCGGGGAGACGGCGTGATCGAGGCGAGCGTCGGACTCTACGTGGGAAACTGGTGGTATTCGCAGAACCAGCACATCGAAGACCTATGGAACTTCGTGTCCGAGCCGTATCGGAAGTCGGAGCACGCGAAGTCGCTGCTGCAATGGGCTAAGTACGCCGCCGGCGAACTTGAGCGCCCGCTGTTGATGGGTGTGCTCTCCAACGAGCGCACGCAGGCAAAGATCAGGCTGTACGAGCGACAGCTTGGCCCGCAGATCGGCGCGCTGTTCGTCGTGAGGGCAGCGCCCGCAGCGGCGTAAGGCTACTGCGTCACTCCGGTGCAGAACAGCGTGCCACCGACCGAGTTGCACGTTGCCGTCGACACGGCGGGTCGTTGCGGCACGGCCAATTGCGCGCCGACCGGGACGAGTTGCATGTAGGTCGCTCGGTTGATCGCGTCGTCCGGCGAGCGGCAATTTCCGAGCCCGCGCCTGTCGCGCTCAATGTCGGCCACCCGACTGTTCACATAGCGGTTGCATAGATCGTAGTTCGTCACCTGCTGTATCTGCGTAGCGTCCATGCGGGACGTCTCGTTGGCCTTCATGAGGCCGCATCCGGCCAGCGCGACGGCAAGAGAGCAGACCAGAAATGTTCTCATATTGAATCTCGCTCGCATGGTTCGTTGCTGCACACCGGCGCAATCAGAGCGCGCATTTCCAGAAAAGTCAAATCCCCGACCGCGCAGTTGCGCGCGACCTCGCATCGCCGTACAATAGCCATCTCCCCGATCGGCGCGCCGCCGGTCCGGTCGATAATCCTTCCCATTTCTTGCAGCGCTTGCTGATGGGTTGCTCAGTTGGAGCGACCATCCGTGTGCAAGGGCTCAAGCGGCGGCGGCACCCAGCAAGTCTCATCGACGTCGGGACCGCCGCAGAGCGTCCTCGACAACTACAACAACGTCGTCTCGCGCGCGACCACGGCGGCCAATGCGCCGTTGCAGCAGTACACCGGCCCGATGGTTGCCGGGTTTACGCCCGCGCAACAGCAGGCGTTCGACACCGTCAATAATGCGCAAGGGGCGGCCAACCCGTACATCAACGCCGCGGCTGGGTTTGCGTCGTCCGGCACGACTCCGGTCACGCCGACCGCATTCTCGCCGCAGGCTGTCCAGCAGTACGAGTCGCCGTACACGAACGACGTCGTCAACACGACGCGCGCCAATATCGACGAAAGCAACGCCGAGCAGCAGCAGGGTGTCGTCGGCAACGCGATCGCGAAGGGTGCATGGGGTGGTGACCGCGCGGGCGTGGCGCAGGGCGAGCTCGCGCGGCAGCAGAAGCTCGCCGAGGACCAGACCCTCGCCGGGCTGCGAAACCAAGGCTACAGCCAGGCGCTCGGCGAGTTCAACACGGAGCAGCAAACCGGCGTTGGTGCCCAGGAGGCGCAGAACTGGCTCGCCGAGAACGCGGCGTCGCAGTTTGGCGCGCTCGGCAACGAAGCGCAGAATTCGGCGCTGTCCGGCGCGTCGGCTCAATTGCAGACCGGCGCGCTCCAGCAGCAACTGGCGCAGTCGGAAATCAACATCCCGTACGAGCAGTTCCTGCAGCGGCAGGCATATCCGTTCCAGACCACCAATTACCTCGCGAATATCACCGAGGGCATCGGGGGGAATAGCGGCGGCACGAGCACGACGACATCGCCGGCGCCGAGCACGACTGGGCAGATTGCCGGGCTGGGGCTCGGTGCCCTTGGCGTCATCGGTGGCACAGGCGGATTCGGGTCGAACGGGTGGCTGACGAACCTGTTCGCCGCTCGCGGCGGTCGCATTCCGCACCGTGCGGCCGGTGGTTTCGTCGGGCCGCATCACGACATCCCTGATATGTCGATCTCGTTCATTCCGGATCTGCCGCCGGGACCGCGCGGCAAGGGGCCGCCGGCATTTCCGCCGCCATACGAGGCAGGTGACCCCCTCGCGGCTGCCAAGGCTGTCAGCGGAATGAATCTGCGGCCGAACAACGGTCCGAACGTGCCGTTCGATTCGGGCGGATCGTCGGCGGGTGCCGCAGAGGCGGCGACCAGCGGTCAGTCGGCTGGCGCCGGATGGTTCGGCGGCGATGTCAGCGGGTCGCTCGGTGGGTTCGGCGGCGGCGATGTCTCATGGCTGGACAGTGCCGTACCGACGGATTTTCGTCGCGGCGGGGCCGTGCGGCGCGGATTCGCGGAAGGTGGGTTCGCAGATGCGAACGGCATCGGTCTCGTCTCCGGGTTCATGCCGTCGCCTGGCCGCGGCATCCCGATCCCGATTCTGGGCGTGCCTTCGGGCGGCGGTTCCGGAACGGGAGGGGCGCCGTCCGGAAATCTCGACATCAATCCGACGTCGTACTATTCGCCGCCGCCTCCGAGCAGCGCGCCGTTCACGACGCCGCCGGCTGGTTCGCCCGCGGCGACGGGCGCGAGCGCGTCGCCAACCGGATTGCCGGTCACGTCGACCGGCGGCGGCGATCCCGGCAGCGGCAGCGGTCCGGCGGGCGGCATGGGTGGCGGGGCAACGTCGGGGGGTGGCATGTCCCTCGGTAGCGCGCTCGACAGCATCGGGATCGACACAAGCCCGGTCGGGATCGGCAGGGACATCGGATCGACGATCGGCGGTGGTCTGCTTGGTCCTGTCGGTGCCATCGCCGGCCGGTCTCTTGGAGCAACGATCGGTCACGCGATCGACCCGCCGACGCCGGCCAATTCCGTCTTCGGCGGCCCGGAACCGATGGGCCCGAAGGGATCCGCTGGCGGCGTCGACAGCGAAGGCGCTCCGGGCGCTACCGATGGCGCCGGAGTAGGCTCCGGTTCGGTAGGCGCGGACAATGCGCAAGGCGGGACGCAGGGAGGTCCCGGCGGCGTCGGAAGTTCGCCTGGCGGCGACAATGGCGCAGGCGGGGTGGGCAACGGCGGCGGCGAAAGTGGCACGGGCTCGGGCCATGGCGAGGGCGGCGTCGGCGGCGAGGCCGGCGGTGGCGGCACTGGCGCCGATGCTGGTGGTGGCGGCGGCGGCGGGGGTGATGGCGGCGGGGGAGATGGCGGCGGCGACGGCGGCGGCGGAGACGGCTGCTTCACCGGCGAGACTCTCATTCTCATGGCCGACGGAACGAGTCGCCCGATAGCGGATATCGTCGTCGGCGATCTGGTCGCAGCGTTCGCCGATCATCGTGGCTCGGCCCTTGAGTCTCGCGCCGTCACTGACGTGATGAAGCACGAGAACCATTCCGTCTATTCGATTGACGGGCTCGTTCTCGCGACGGGCGAGCATCCGTTCCTTTCCGGCGGCGGTGACTGGGTCGACGCGGACTCGATCAATCCGGGCGACGAACTGACGCTTGGGAATGGTGGCCTGCATGTGGTCGAGCGGATCGCCCGAGCCGATGGTGTGCATGACGTCTACAACCTTACGGTCGAGGGGCTGCATACCTACGTCGCCGGCGGATTCCGCGTCCACAACAGCAAGCGGTATGGCGGGACAGTGCGTCGGCGCCATCACTTCGATGTAGGCGGCGACGTCAGCACGGCTGCAATGGCGCCTGGCGGCGGGTTCGCCGGCAACGCCAATCTTCAGAGCTCCTACCAGAACTACACGCAGATGCCGATCGAGAAACTGCGCGAGCTTTCGATGCGCGTTCCGGCGTCGACGCCGCAGGGCGCGATGCTACGCCGCGCAATGGCGGCGAAGACGATGAATCCGGGCGCGGACCAACAGATGGGGCCGACGGCCTTCGCGTCGGCGCCGAGCGGATTTGCCCCGGCGCCGATGCCGACCGGCGGCATGCGGCGCGGCGGGCGCGCTGGGTTTGCCGACGGCGGGGATATCGATTTCGCCGACACGTTCGGCCCGGAGCCGGATGTGGTGCCGTTCGTCGGGCCGACGCTGCCTGCTGGTTTCAAGGGTTCTCGGCCGCCTGTCAACCCGGGCGACTGGTTCGGGGATGTTGGAAGCGCGATCTATCACGGCGCCGCCCGCGCCTTCAACCCGGCAAATACGCCAAATCTGTTCCATGATGTTCCGGACGTTCCGGAGGGGCATCCGACGTCTCTGGCGATGCGCGATGGCATGCCGGCAGTGCCTGCCGGTGTCGCGTCAGCTGCCGAACTGGCGCCCGCGCCTGACGCCGCGCCGGTCCCGCTGCGTGGCTTCGCGCCGACGACTCGCGATGACGTCGATCCAGCCGTTGTCGACGATGCCGTGCGGTATGGCCGCCCGGAGATGAATATGCCCGGCGTCGACATGGGCGTTGACGCGACGCCATCGCCGGCGGCGGTTGCAAGGGTGGCGGCGCGGCGCGCTGCTACTGATGGACTTTATGACCCGTCGCGCCCGCCGCTCTCTCCGCAACAGAAGGCGATAGCGGCGGACCTGCAGCGGTTCTCTGGGCAGCAGACCGATGGCCCGCTGCCCGGGTCGAAGGCTGGCGCGATCAGCGATATCGATCCCAATACTCTCACCTGGCAGGGGGACCCTGTCTCCGGGCGCGGTCGCATGGTCCGAGTTGGCGATATCGAGTGGGGTCCAGGCGGCCTTGGGGCACCCGGCGATGACGACCGGCCGCACGAGGGCACGTTCCCGCCGGCACCGTCAGGCTTCAGCGCCGGCCCATCAACGACGGCGGCCGCCGAGCCTACCGCGCCTTCGCACCCGGCACCGTCCGGCTTCGGGAACGCCAATCTGTGGCTCGCGCTCGCTACCGCCGGCGCGGGTATGGCCGCGAGCCGCAACCCGCAGGCGCTCGGCGCCGTCGGCGAAGGGTTGCAGCACGGGCTGAAGTCGATCGCCGAGCAGCAGCAGACCGGTCGCGAGCAGCAGAAGCTCGACACAGAGGCGCAGTACCGCAAGGACGAGATCGCAGCCCGGAAGCAGGGCTACGAGCTCGAGGCGAAGAAGCTCGATGAACTTGCTGGCTATCATCGCGGCGAGCTCGGCGTGCGGCAGGACCAAGCCACGCGCGAGGCGCAGCGCGATCACGAACTGGCAGATTACCACGCTGGACTGCTCAACATGGGCCGCTACCAGTGGCAGCCGGGCACGGACACCGACCCGGAGTCGGGACAGCCGGTTACCGGCATGTGGCAGTTGCCGACCAAGGGCGACGAGAAGCCGGTATTCCACCCGGGCTCATCGATCACCGGAAAGGCTGGCGGCAACGCCGGCATGACGCAGGCGCTGGTGAAGACGCTCATGGATAGCGGCGCGGCCAAAACGGCGCAGGAAGCGCTCGCAATCATCAAGGATCCGGCCGGTACGCACGCGCAGATGCTCCACCAGGCACAAGAGAAGCTGGCCGTCGAAGCGTCGAAGGGCGATGTCGGCGGCGTCGGCGATCCGGTGGGCACGCTGAACAAGTGGCGATCGTACTACGGCCTCGGCGCTGCCCCGGCGTCCGCTCCAGGCGTGGCTACGGCCGCCGCGCCTGCCGCTCGTCCGCAGATACCGGCGCCGCTTGCCGACATTGCCCCGAACCTCGATTGGAGCGCGGGACGCCGCCAATTCCGGGACAGGGCCACTGGAAAAATCTACGACGCCACTGGCAACCCGGTTGAGTGATGGCTGACGGGGTGGACGACTCTGGGCTCAACGCGCCGGTCGATGCCGGTGCGTTGGTGCGGCCGTTTGACCGGAACATGGCGTGGGCGAAGCGCGCCGATAGCTATCAGACCGCGTTACCTCCGGAGGATGAGGCGAAGTTTCAGAGTTGGGTGCGCGAGCATAGTGTCCCTTTCGACCCGAGCCCGCACGCTGACTACGATATGCGTGGTTTCTGGAGCGCGCTGCAGGCCGGTGATCCGAAGGCGAAATCGGCGATCGACCCGAACGATGACCGGCTGCACTACCCGGACTATTGGAAGACGCCGTACCACGCTACGTTTTCGAACGAGAGTCAGTGGGCCGATCCTGAGAAGGCGCCGCGCTGGAACGACAGTGACCATCTTGTCACGCCGGACGGTAAGGTCCTCTTTGATGACCGCGCGCAGAATCGTCAGCCGCGCGCAGTGGGCGGTGAGGCCAGCGATGCCGATGACTGGGCGCCGGTCATCCCTGCGGCGGCGCCTCGTCCCGTGGCTGCTGCTGGCCGTCCAGAGCCCGTTGCTGCGCCTGATGACGATTGGGCCCCGGTAGCGCCGGCTGCTACGCCCGCGCACGCGCCGGTGGCGCGCGCGGCAGACGAAGCGCCGCATCCGGGATTCCTCGGCACCGCCGCGCGCGCGGGCCTGCGCGGTATCGTAGAGGGCGGCAAGGAAGCGGCGCAGGCGGCGACCCCGTTCGCCGACCGGCCGGAGGAAACGCCCGATACCTCCTATGTCGGGAAGCTGCTGCAAACTCCGATCAGCGAGGGATGGACGAGCCCGAACTGGTGGGCAGCGCAGTTCGGTCACGGTCTTGGTCATTCGGCGCCGTCGCTGGCAACCGGTATCGCCGGCGGTGCCGCAGGCACAGCAGTCGCCGGCGCGCCTGGTGCCCTGGTCGGCAGCGCCGCCGGTTTTGGCCTCGGATCAATGATCCAGGAGATCGCCCCGGCGTATCAGCGAGCGCGGTCCGAGCACCTGAGCCACGACGACGCCGTGAACCGGGCGCTGGTCGACACCGGCATCGCCGGTGCCTTTGGCACCGCTATGGGACTGGCGCCGGGCGTTTCGCTGTTCGGCAAGACCGTAGGCCAGGACGCCACGGGCGCCGCGGTCGAAGCGCTCAAGCGACCGGTCTCCGAGGCGCTGGCGCAGATATTCGGCGTGCAGCCGGCGATCGGTGCCGGTCAGCAGGTTGCCGCGGGGCTGGCCGAGGGCAAGCCAGCGACACCCGAGGAGATCGCCCAAGGCTACGCGATGAACGCCGGCATGGGTGCGGGGTTTGTCGGCGCTCACAAGGGCATCGAGCGCATCCGCGGCAAGCGAGAAGACGAGGCAACGCCTGGCGCTGCTGCCGGTCCGGACGATTGGCAGCCAGCGGCGCCCAGTGGTGGCGGTGTGCCGCCCGGTTCTCCTCCGCCTCCTGCGCCGGATACGCGGATCGGGCTGAGCTTTCCCGGCCAGCCGCCACGCGGCGCGACGGTGGAACAATATTGGGGCGACCAGGGCCAATACGTCCGCGTCCGGTTCGACGACGGCACGCCGGCCGACTACACCGCTGCCGACGTCATGCGGACCATCGCGGAGGCGCCCCCCGTCGACGCGGCGGCCAGCGCCGCGCCAATGCGCGGCCAGCCGATGAGCGAGGCGGAGTCCTTCGACCTCATGGCGGAGGGTGAGCGCAACGCGCGCCAGCCGGCGCGGCGGCCGTCGACGCCGGTCCTCGGCGAGGACGCCATCCGGGCGATCGAGCAGGCAGATGCGCTCGAGCGCCGTGCGATGACCGACCCGAATCGCACGGCGGAGCAGCGGGCGGACGACTATGCGGCCGCGCAGGAACTGCGCCGGAAGTTCGGCCATCCGGCTGACGAGGTAACGGTCGGAGACCCGGACGCTCAGGCACGCACGGTGGCGGCGCGCGAGGCCGCGCGGCTGGGTGATTTGGGGCAGGCTGCGCCAGCCGGGTCACCGGCGTCCGGCGTGCCGACGTGGGTCACGCAGGCGGCCGCCGAGCGGGCGACGCCGCTGCCGGGGCGTGGCGACCTGCTGGCCGGCGTGCCTCGCGCCGCGGCAGAGCCGGCGCCGAAGCGCCCGACGGACCTGATTGAATTCCTGCTGGCTAATGGCGGTCTGCGCGACGACACCGGCGAGTTCCGCGCGATGGACGCGGACAAGTGGCACCTCGAGAAGCCATTCCGCCGGCGCCTAGTGAACCCGGACGGCATGAGCAACGATGAGGCGCGTGAGAAAGCGCAAGAGGCAGGCTTTCTGCCGCCTGACGACCCGAACGCGCCTCCCAACTCCGATCTCGACCACCTGTTCGAGCGTGTGCGCGACAACCTCGCCGGTCGGCATGTGTTCTCGGATCGCGACGAGACCGCGGCGCGAGCATGGTCCGAAGCACGGCAGGAACAGCAGCCATTCAATGACCAGATCAGGGAGCGCGCGCACGAGCTCGGCATCGACGCGCCGGAGGGATGGGGTCCGGAGGACATCATCGCCGCCGTGCACGAGCGCGAGGCCATGCAGGCAGAAGGGGAAGGCATCCAGAGCGCGTGGGAGCGGAACAACGACGAATACGACCACGTACTTGCCGCGATGCACCCGGAGTTGTTTGATGTTCAGCATCAGGAGGGCATAAGTGCCGACCGCACAGGAAATGCTGGCGATCAGCCGGCGGAAGTTGCAAATCGTCCAGGAGGCGGCGCGCCGGCCGGGCCTGACGCCGGACCAGCGGCGCCGGTTGTTGGCGCTCGTCCGGTCGGCCAAGGCGAACGTGAAACTGGCGATCCGGGCGATCGCGGTAGCGGGGCGGAACCGGCCGCAGTAACCGATCGCCCGCCCGCTGCCGGCAAGCGCAGCGACCCGGTCAAGGTCGAGACGCCGGCCGACATGGAATCCGTGCGCCGTCACGTCGAGCCTGAGCCGAGCAAGGCCAAGATCGCCGCCGGCAACGCCGCGGGCGGTTATGCGGATTTTCAGGGCTTGCCCATCAAGATCGAGACGGCAAAGGGCGGTGTCCGCGAGGACAAGGCGACGCCGCCGGCCTGGCGGGTCGAGGACTTTCCTGCCGACTACGGCGAGATCCGGCGCACCAGGGGCGCGGACGGCGAGGGCGTTGACGCGTTCATCGGGCCGAACCCGAAGTCGGACCGGGTGTTCGTCATCGATCAAGTCCATGCCGACACCGGCCGTTTCGACGAGCACAAGGTCATGCTCGGCTACGACACGCCGGAGCAAGCGCTGGCCGACTATCACGGCGCCTTCTCGGACGGCAGGGCGGCTGACCGGATCGGCGGCCTGCATGCTGTCTCGATGGACCAATTCAAGGATTGGCTCAAAGAGGGTAGCACCAAGAAGCCATTTGCGCTGGCGGCAAGAGAGGAGCCTACTGCTGGCGAGGAGGCCGGTCATGGACTTCAAGACGCCGTACCTGCTGGCGATGAGGCAGCAAGACCCGCAGTTGTTCATGAGCCTGCGGCGGACGGGGCTGCTCGACCAGCACCTGCAGCAGAAATCGGAGCAGGCCCACGAGATGCTGGGCGAGTTGACAGCGGACCTGCCCAAGGCGGCGAACGGCCTGCCGAAGAACCTGGCGGCGCTCCGGGCGGCGGAGGAGCAGGTGTTCGCGACGCTGATCGAGTTCCCGACACCGTCAGCGGAGCAGAACCCGGAACCGCCGGACGACCTGCCCCGGACAGCCAAGTCGCTGGCAAAAACTTCACCATCGAGCCGGGGGCGGTAGAGGAAGGCCGTTCGCCCCGTACCAAGGCGCTCGACAACCTCGCGGCGATCGAACTCACCAAACGGATCATCGCCGAGGATCGGCCCGCCACCCGCGAGGAGCAGGCGGCGCTCGCGAAGTATGTCGGGTGGGGTGGGCTGTCCGGTGCCTTTGAGGGTAGTGACGGCAAATTCAGCAAGGGTTTCGAGACCGTCGGCGCGCGACTCAAGGAACTGCTGACGCCAGAGGAATACGCCGCGGCGAAGCGGTCGACGCAGTACGCGCACTACACGGCGGACCATGTCATCCGGTCGATGTGGCATGCCGTCGAGGGCATGGGCTTCAAGGGCGGGCTCGTGTTCGAGCCGGGAATGGGCGTCGGCCACTTCCTCGGCATGATGCCGCCTGACCTCGCCGGCCGGTCGCAGTACCAGGGTATCGAATACGACCACACGACGGCCAATATCGCGAAATTGCTATACCCGGAATCCGGCGTCCGGCACGCCGATTTCACGGCGACGCCGATCCCCGACAACACCTTCGATCTGGTCATCGGCAACCCGCCGTTCTCGGACACGGTCATCAAGTCCGATCCGAAGTATTCGGCGCGCAATTTCATGCTGCACGACTACTTCTTCGCCAAGTCGCTCGATAGCGTGCGGCCGGGCGGATTGCTCGGCTTCGTGACCAGCGCCGGCACGATGAACAAGATCGACCCGTCGGCGCGCGACTATCTCGCCGACCGCGCGGATTTCGTCGGCGGCGTCCGGCTGCCATCGTCGGCGTTCAAGAAGAACGCCGGCACGGAAGTGACGACGGACATCCTGTTCTTCAAGAAGCGCGCCGAGGGTGCGGAGCCTGGGTCGCTCGAATGGACTGGCGTGGTCAAGCGGACGC